ACGTCTCAAGCTGAAACCTTGCTGTTTGGTTTCTGCTAATATCAGCGGCTGGATTTCCCTCGCCAAGATAAAAAACTCCCCCAGTTTCCCCAGTCATTTTCGACCAGCGATACGGGGAGTCCTGGAATTCCTTGATGGACGTGTAAACTTTTCCATCACTCCCCAGCACCGATGCCCCAGGCATTGCAGTGGCGTCTAGCAAGATAGGCAAAGCAGTCTCTTGCAGTGCCGTAGTTCTGGCACTTTGACCGGAAATATCCAGGCTGCTGCCGATCAAACTGCCGCTAGCTTTGATGTTTCCAGTTACATCTAGCCTCTCAGTACCGGTTGTGTTGTTGATCAACACGTTGCCGTTGGGCATGACGCGCATTCGGCCCGTGATGGGCACTCCGTCAACTGCGCCCTCGGGTCTGGTCCGAAAATTAAGAAGCATGGGCACGGACCGCGCACCTACGGTTCCGCTAACAGTTGCTGTAATTGCAGCCCCTGGTATCAGTTCTGTGCCATCGGCACCCATAAATAAAACAGTGCCTACGTCTTGGCTCGTAACAACAGCAGTATTTTCTAATGGATTATCATTATTAACCTTTGCCAAAATTAAATAAGATGGTCCGTTACCTGCGACATACCTTGTTATGCCGATTGAAGCGCCTGATGCCTCAGCGCTTTCAGTTTGAATAGCAGGCGCAAAACTGTATCCACCCGAAGCGATGACATGGTTGAAATTTACACGTGGCTCGCTGACCCCTAGAAATATCTCACCTGTTGACAATGCTGAAGGCGCTTTTGACCACTGATAAGATTCTCCAATCTTGATGGACGTGTAAATTTGCCCATCTACTCCCAGCACCGATGCCCCCGGCATTGCGGCAGCGTCATAGGCGACTGGAAGCGCAGTTTCTACAAGCGCTTCTGTCAGCAGTCTCTTACCAGAGCCGGTTTTGATCTTGTTCATTAGATGGCCTCCGTGTCGGGTGCGTGGTTCTGAGCTTCCAGTTCAACAGCGGAGCCGATGACCTTGATTGCATTGCCGACTTCGGCTCGAATTTGCAATCGGTCGCCGGCCACCGCCCCGAAATTCGTCTTCAGCAGGCGCAGGCCCTGGATGGACAGGAAGATGGAGTCACCAGCCGGCACGGGCACCCTGGGGCTCAAGGGGATCGCCTCGCCGCTGCTGCCCTGGAGCAGCATTTGCAGCTCAATCCAGCGCGTAGTAACGGTGCTGTTGACCGCCTGCAAGGGCGTCTCGAAAAACACCTCACCGGCCCTCAGCTCTCGCCCATTGTCAACTGGATCCAGCGTCACCCCACCGTCACTGGTGGACGGAACTGAAAAATCCGGTGCTTCTGCCAGTGTTGCCCAGCTGGTACTGACAAAGCCACCATTTGAGGTGGCCGGGACAAACAGCTGAAGCGGTTTGCCGCTGGATGGCTGGTCGGTATTGATGCGAGTCATGGATCAATAGCTCCTAGAAATAACAGCACGAGTGACACGACCTCGAATAGCCGTGTCGAATGGAGGGCCACCAAGTTGACCGCTACGTGCATCAATCGTCAGACCACCAACGAATACTGCGTTACCGGCATCGTCCTGGCCAGAGAAGATCACTTTTCCGCCATTGCGCTCAACAATGCTGCGCCTAATTTGCCTTGCTGCCCTAGCGGGAGGAACTCGATAGAACTCAACGCCCGAACCAGGCGCCGTCCATTGATGGTTAATTGCGGTAATCAAACTGCGCAATTTTCGCCTTACTCGCTCAACTGTTGCAGGAGGCGGGGCGCTCCCAATTTCGTACCAGTAATTATCCAGAGTTGCTTTTAGTCGCGAAATCAAAGCGCTTGCAAAAGCTGCGGCGCCAGTCGTCAATTCACCACTAGCAATTAACTGTGATAGTAAACGATCCCAGCTGGCCTTAAAGGCGGAATGATAGGTGTATGTGTAAACGCATTCGCCCGTGAATTTGAACATCCCCTCAGCGAAGTTGAGCATCGGCCTCTCGAAGCCATGTGTCAGGGATGCGGCTAGAGCGTCAAGCAGGAGTCCACTGTCTTTTCTCGTTAAAGCCTCAAAACTTGACGGCCAACTGGTGGCGCTATGGTTGGCGACCAGGAATGCCCACACATCGTCAATCAAGGCAGTACGCCTTGCGTTGATGATCATTGCAATGTCAGCCTGCGTTTGGGTGACGCCAGGAGCGACCTTGAGCGGCACAACTTGCTGGGTGCTGCCTTCGCTCCAAAAACTGTAGTCCCCAAACTGAGATGAGCTACCTGATACCACCATTCGCCCGCCATCGAGACACACAAAATGCTTGTGCGCACCAATGCCAATGGCGTTGATTGGATTGATAAAAGCTCGATTTCGCGCAACATAGCCAATGCCATTGTGCGAACTGGGTGTAAATCCCCAGGTCATCATGTTGGGGAACACGGTGTAGGCCGAGAGCACGGAAGCGTCAGCTAGGACGCAGCCGCCGCCTCGCGGGTGAGCAGGGTTGCCGTTTTCGGGATCCATCGGCAAGGGTGTAGGAATATCCGTCATCGCACTGGTGACGACGCAGTTTTGTCCATATGGAACTCCGCCCGGAAGAATGATCGCTCCCGGCTTGAACGCCATGGCGAAACCTTTGGTGGGATTGTCAAAATCGTCAATTTGCCAGCCAGCAAATTTTAGGCCGTAAAGGTGGACGCCGTTATCGCAAAGAAATACATTGCTTTCTTCGTTGCCAAGGGATGGGCTCACGATGCTTCGACGCTGCATGTTGGCGCCGCGAATAGTCGTAAACTTGGGTACTGGAATTTCGCCAGATGTTTGCACGCCACCAAGAAGCACTACGGCCCAACCAGTGGGCTCGCCTTGCGACTCAATGAACTCCATTGCACGTTCAGGGTGTGCAAATGGGCGATCCTCATTGCGACCCGTCGAGGCATCGCTGCCTTCCGGTGACACATAAACCGTTTTGTAAACAGAGTGACTGGGGGGGGCGGCGATTGATATATTGTTCGTACCATCAAACGATGTGCCGTTAATCAGCCTTCCTGTTTGTAGCCGCGCTGCGCTTGTCGCTGTCGCTGCATTGCCAGAGATATTGATTCCCCAAGTGCCTGACGCACCGGCTCCCGTCACGCTGGGAGCGCCGAGGCTGTTGTGACTGATGGTTCGCGCCGCCGATCCGTTGAAAGCGCTGCCAGCAGTCGCACCGTTGCCGGTACTGCTAAAGGTTAAGCCGTTTGGCGTGGCGGCTGTAATTGAAATATTTGAAGTCCCATCAAATGCCACTCCATTGATGGTTCTGGCCGATTGCAATTTCGTCGCTGTTGCGGCATTGCCGGCCAAGGCTGCTGCAACAGTGCCAGCGCTAAAGTTGCCGGATGCATCGCGTTGGACCAGGGAACTGGCCGAATTCGCGGAAGTTGCCGCTTCGAGCTTTGCCTTGTCGGAACCGGGCATAAACCCGGCAGCCGTTGTGGTCGCAAGTGCGTGTAGCGATCCGCCGCCCTGATTTCCGTGAGCGTGAACGTGGTCCGATCGCGACGCTTCGTCGTCTGTGCCCGCAAATGCCACACCAATTGGCTGTGGCGTGTTGTCGCTGCCCGTTATGCCGGTACTACCTTCGCCGCCTCCTGAGACCAGCTCGATCAGCTCGACGGTCGTCCCCTCAAGGGCGATGACCTCAGTTTCGACGTTCTCGACTATCTCAATTTGAATTGCCTGATCAGGGCTGTCGATCAGCTCAATTTCAGCGGATGACGTAGGCATCACTCGTTCCTGCTAACAGTGTCGCGAACTTCAAGCGGGCCCTGGCAGTAATAAAAACGATCGCCGCCTGGATAGGTAATAGACACGTCCCATTTGTGATTGGTTCCGATCGGCAGCGCCAGGCTGGCCGCAGGCGTCAAGGACAAGTCAAAAAAGCCAGGGATCGCGGAACCGGCACTTTGCGGGAGACTCGTAACAAAGGTCCCAATCTGCAGGCCGGTAGAGTCTTTGATGTCTGCGTCAATGATCGTGCCGAATGTCGCAAGGTTGACCGGATTGCCGTCAATCTTAAGCTGGAATCGCTTGCGAAATGTGCTATTCCGCAAAACCACAAAAGGCCTTGTAGCTGGATAAACAATTAAAGGAGGGAGCGTGGTCATAGCATCAATGCATAAGCCAACTAATTTTGCCTAGCAATAAATCAAGCTATACTTAATATGAACCAAAACTAAGAAGTGCAACTACCTAGTCAACCTCTAGGCGAACAATGCGACGATCCAAGCTTTCAACTTTCTCATCTAATCCGGAAAAGCGCGTCTCAAGATTTTCTTGATTCTTGAGAAATTTGGCAATATCCTTTTCGAGTTGCTGAAGATTGTTTGGCAGTCGGATAACGAGCCATGCCACTCCCCCAAAAGTGGAGATCAGCAATGCCGCTAGCACAGCTGCTGCGGTCGCCTCCATTACTAGAACGGGGTTAAACCGCCTCTTAGCTGGTTGAATAGTCATGGGCGGGGTGGAGCCTCACGAGCACCCTAGCGAAGTGTCTTCGCCAGGCCCCAGTCGCCACTTTTGCTATTTGCCTTGCTTCCTCCTTAGCTTTCTGGTTCCGCGAGGGCGACTGTTTTTGCTGTTGCCTTGGGTTGTGATCTTAGGTTTTCCGGGAACATGCTCAAGTTTGGCGGTTCCGGTTTTGCTTTTAACGGCCATGGCGCAAGTGCGAGAATAGCGTAATCGGAGAAGAATTAGTCATCGCTTGCGGCGGGCGCCTCGTCCAACGCCTGGCCTGCGGCAACTCCCCCGGCTTCGGATAACTCGGGGGTGCTGGCTTCCGTAATCTCGATCTGATTCAGGAAATTTTGCAATTGAATTGCGATCAGCTGTTGCAACACGGAATTACCGCTAGCGCGAGCTGCGGCGTAGGCCTCGATGAGCTGGGCAAGTTGTTCTTTCACTGGAGGGCGAACCTTGGAGCGGCCTGACTCTAGAGCAGGAGTGGGACTATGACGCCCCGAGGGTCTCAACCCTGACCTCCAGAGCCTCAATGCGCTCCATCGCTTCCTGCAAAGCCTTGACGGCTTTCATGTAAAGCACCGAGTAGTTGATTGATTTGGTGGACGTGCCAAGGCTGTTGCCTTTTTCGTCCAGATCAGGCACCTCTGTGATCAGGCCGGGCGAAATCTCCTCAACCTCGTGGGCGATCATCCCGATTTGGGTGTGTGTTTGCTGCCCGGTTTCCGCCTTGAAATTGTACTTCCGAATTCGGTAAGCCTTGAAGTCTTCCCACTGAGTGCCTGCGTCAACAATGTTTTCCTTAAGCTTGACATCAGAAAGACCGGTGTAGGAATTATTTACGTTCATGACGTTTCCGTTTCCAAGGATTAGCATCCTGTTGACAACGTTTGCCTCTTGGCAGATCAGGTAGTAGGAAGATGTATTGTTTGCATTTGCTTTATTTTGCAATGTCAAAACTTGAGTTCCACTCGTGTTTGAGGAGTTCTCGAATACAGCAACGGGTGAGTTTGCAATGGGACTGAGCAGGCTCAGCGTGCCAGCGCTGGAAATACTCATCCGCTCTGTCGGGTTGCTAGCGCCATCTCCAGTGGTAAAGAACGCAAGGCGACAGGGCATGTCATTGGTACCCGGTGTGCCGCTTACCTGGCAGAGGATTGTTGCGCCACTCAGCAAATTAGTGCCATCAGCACCAAAAAATTGGATTTGGCCCAAAGTGTCGCCATCCGCGACAGCTGCCACTCCACCAATTGAACCGCTGCGAGATTTTCCAAGATCCAGACGCGAACCGGAAGAGTTATTTGCGTTCGCGGTCAGGGAGAGAACGGACTGATCCGAGGTCACTCCTTCAATTTGCAAAAGAGCCGAACCCCGTGCGCTTGACGCGCCAACAAGCAACCTTCCGGCTGCATCAACTTCCAGCCTTGGAGTGCTTGCGGTCGCAATGCCAACCCTGTTGGTTCCCGGCAGATACAGGCCATTTGGCGGCACAGCATTACTTGTGGGAACGAAGAAGCCGGCTGTACTTGTGCCAGTTGTTGCAATGTTTTGACTACCAAAATTTGGAGCTACTTTTGTGCCTGCAATAGCAGCAACGGCGCTTATGTCAGCGTTGACAATGACGCCAGCCCCAATAGATGTGACGCCACTGCTGTTTACCGTAACGTCCCCGCTCAGCGCAGTCGCCGTCGGCACGTTGGTGGCGCTGCCCAGTAGTACAAATCCAGCAGTGATAGCGGCCAGCTTGCTGTGAGCAATGGCGGCTGACGCATTTATGTCACCATTGACAATGGCTCCATCGAGAATCATTGCACTGGTTACACTGCCGGTGTCCCCAGTCGTCACAACTGTGCCAGTCGTATCCGGCAATGTGATCAAGCGATCGGCTGTCGGATCTGCCGCTGCAAGCGCTATTTCAAAGCCATCATTTGTGCTTCCCTCAAACAGCAGACTGCCGGTAGCGCCAATTTCTAGCGCACCACTAATGACGCCACCGCTCCTGGGAAGAGCAAGTGCCGCAAGGTCGTAGGCTGCTTTAACTGCAGTTGGGGTCGCCGCCAGCGCCGAGCTGGTAAGATTGATACTGTCACTTAGCTGAACGATGCCATCAACGCTGGTTGTGGCGGAGCGAATTGCGAGAGACGGCGCAGTGTTCGAGTTACCAACGGTCAGGGCTGCGGTAGTGCTACCAACACTGGTAACGGTGCCGGTGAAATCATTTCCCCACTCGAACCCCGTAAGGGTGGTGCTATTGGCACGAAAAACCTGCCCATTGCTTCCAACCGGAAACTTGACCAGTGTCCCTGCTCCGGTCGCTACAAGAATGTCTCCCTTGCTGTAGCTTGCTACACCAGTGCCTCCACGGGCGACCGCAAGAATTCCACTCGATATATTGTCAGCATTGCGGCATTCGTTGCTGACTTCCTCCAGTGCCGTCTGCACATTGGTCGAGCCAAGGCTTGCCGCTGGATTGAAGCTGACTTGCGATGCCGCAATGGCGCCAGAGCCGGACGACACGTCAACCTCTACCCACCGAGGAAGGGTTTCGTTGTAGACAGAAAGAATGATGTCCGGCGGTGCAAGCGTAGTGTTTGGTGCGTTGCCGCTAGTGATCGTGCCGCCCTTGCTGACAACAAAATAGAAATTGCTATTTGCGGCAGTCGAGGCTGGCAGTGCAGCGCCAACCACGAAACCGGCTGCAACACCGTCTGGCGTAACGCTCTCAATCTTGCCAATGCCAGATGGCGTGCCTGCGTCAAATGTGCCAGCAAACACAATTTGGCCCGCCGAAATACCAATTGGCACCCAGACGTTGCCGTCCCACATGAAAAAGTTGCGGTCCAGCGGATTCAGGTGAAGCTGGCCAATGAAACTCGGAACAGGAAAGGTTTCGCCAAGAGATGAAGTGGAATAATCCCCCAACTTGTTTATGGTGACAACTTTGTCAGCAAGTCGATCCGTCGGCAGCTCGCCTGTCGTGATCTTGGCGGCATCGAGGCTGGGAATGTCGGACGCTTCCAGCAGGTCGCCCTGAATCACATGACCCTGGGCGTCAACGATCAGCCTCGTGTAAGTGCCTGGCGTGACGGCGTTGGAGTGATTCAGGATGCCACCATTGGCCACCAGGCCGGTCCCAGGCCGCACAATCCCGAGGGTTGCGCTGGTTGCGCTTGGCAGGTCGGCTGGCACCAGCGCTCGGAACGTTGGCGCTGCGTCAGCCCCTGCAGCGGGGCCGACGAACACCCGGTTCGCCGGCTGAGTGTCCAGCGTTGTTGTGATAGCTGCTGAATTGCTATCAGGATACGCAATAGAAAAGTTGAGCGGAGTATTGTCGGTAAACGTCAGCCGACTGATTCCTGCCGCCCTTGCCCAGTTAATACTGTCCCAAACGCGAATAATGCCTGTGTTTACATCGAATGAAAGCTGGCCCTCGTAGGTGCCGCCACCAGTCGGTACGCCGGCTTGAACAACCGTAGTGCTGTCAGCGGCCAATTTTTCTGCGGTAACGGCCCCGTTGAGTATCTTGGGCGTAGTAATCGCATTGACGGCAATCGCTGCAGCGGCTAGTCCGGCAGTATCAATTTTTTCCGTTGTGACGGCACCGTCTGCCAGCTTGGCATTGATAACAGCGCCGTTGGCAAGCTTGATCGCTGTAACGCTGGATTCGGCGTATGCGCTCGTGCCAAGACCGAGAGCGGTTATCTTTTCGGTCGTGACAGCGCCATCGCCAAGCTTGGCGGTGGTTACGGCAAAATCCTCAATGCCAGCGGTCGGCGTGACCACCTGCTGAAACCCAACGCCATCCCATACCTGAAAATATCTGCTGCTGTTATTGATGTAGCCGCGTCCCTGGAAGTTGCCAAGAACCGGAGCAACCGAGTCATAGGCAATACTGCTGTCGTCAGCTAGCTTGATTGCGGTAATCGCTGCATCCGCCAACGAAAGCGTGCCAAGCTTGACGACGCTGTTTTGGTTTAACTTGGACAGATCAATGCTGCTCTGATCAGCCAGGCTTGCGCCAGCCTGAAAAAGATCTTTGATTTCAATCTTTTTGGTTATGCTTGAGCCGATGTCAACAATCGGCAGCACGTCGTTAGCCGCTACATCAGCCTGGTTGAGCTTTGCGAGCTGCGTAATTCTCTGATCCGACATGGCGAGCCAAGCTACCCTGATGCAGTCAGTTTAGTCCTCGACTTCCGTCAACAGGAATGACAGGCTGTCTTGATTGAGTGCGATGCGAGCTTCGTCCTCTTTGAGAATGTATCCAGACGGGCGACCAACCAGCAGTCGAATTTCACCCGTAGTCACGAAATCAACTCCACACCTGATCACGTCATCAGGGGATACCTCGATCCCCGAGCGCGTAACCATGGCCTCGAATTCGTAGTAAATGTTGGCAACACTGGGATCATTTTCGGAATCCGTAAGCGAGAGCAGGCAGTCAAACTGGCTTCCAATGTCAACACGATTGATTAGCCCCAGCATGAGCAGGGGGGTTTCCTTGATGCCAGATGTTTCGTAGCTGAAAATGCAATCAATAGAGCCAGATCCGCTGATTAGGCCGGCGCTATACATGCGCTTAAATTTGTCGCTCAATGTCGTAGTATCGAGAGCTTCTCGATCTGTGTTAAACGTGTATTTCGTTACGGATCCAAGAATATTCTCGGAGACATCGCGAACTGCAATAGTTACAGCTATCGGGTCGCCAGTAAAGCTTTTGACCGAAATCTCGGATGCTCGATTGTTGTTTACAGCATCCGCAAAGGTTTCAAAAAAACGCAGGCCGCCAACAGCGTTGACGTTGACAAAACCGCTGAGGCTGCGCTGCTCCACCCCCTCCCCATCCGTCCAGCTGCTAACAGCAAAAAACAGAAGACCACGCGGATCCTCTGTGCTGATTGTGACGCGATCACCTGTCAGCAGGTTTTCCTCCGCGCTATCAATGCCGATTCGGTTTAGCACCACGGTTACGTCTGCGTCCCTAACAAGGCAAGCCAGTGAAACTTCGTTGTTGCGACGCAATCTGACATTGCCAAGAGCGCCAATGAAAAATGTCATGAGTTGATTCTTTCCAGGAAAGGCCCGTCCACGGTGTATTGTATTGACACGTTGCTAAGCTCGCCAGTGCCAACGGTGATAGAGGCGTTGGTAATGTAAGCATTGAAAGCAATGTCGTCCTTGATGTCGCTCCCTCCTCCTGGTCGGCTGCCGGCGCGAAGAACCATGCCACAGCGATCCGCTTCGGTGACTCCCTCGGTGGTAGTTTTCATGATCCTGTCAAGGAGCTGCTCAAACTGCACGCCAACATCGCCTGATTCACGTCGATAGTAAACAACGGTGGCCGATCCACTGGAGCTGACCATTCCAGGCGTATAGCTCTTGACGGCGGTATCAATCGTGGTCGTTTCCAGCAATTCAAGGCTAGTTTCGAGCGACCAGTCACGAATTTTTAGAACCGCTGCAGAGTTTGGCGGGTTAGGGGCGCTGGTCAGATCATCTAGCAGGTATAATTTACCGCTACGTCCAGTATAAAAACCCATTGCCGCACACCAGTGTCACTTGCGATCACTCTACTCAGGCCTGCCGTCGATGGTAAATAGTCCGCTTACATAGGTATCCAAGCCTTGGGCAATGAGCGAATTGCCATCCGCGTCGCATGGATGCTCCACCCCTCGTATCGTGGTCTCCCCCTCCTCCTCCATTGTTACCTCGGTCACTCTGAATACGCGCTTGTTTCGCACGGCCTGCCCAAGCACGAACAACTGCCCCGTCAGTGCGCTTAAGCTCGCGGCCACGCCATCGGCAATCGCAAGCCGCTCAAAGGATCGTGTGCCATCACTGCTGCCGTAAGTGAGCACGTTGTAGATTCCATCAGGGATGCTGCTAGCGATTGGCAGGCTAAGAACTCCGCCATCCTCAATGCGCCCCGTATAAATTCCATCCCATTGATTATTGCTGGTTTCAACGTACACATAGCTGCCGGGCATGACAAAAGTATCGGTGGGGAAGGTCTGGAACTCGCAGGCGCGACGATTAAAGCGACGCGACTGAGAAAGGTATTTCCCAAGCAGGATTGCCTGATTTCGCGTGCTAACAAACTGCGAAATATCCAGGCTTTCGCGAACAGCATTTTCTTCCTGGGTATCTGTGCGGCGTACTTCGACGCTGTTGTTGCGCGGAAACACGCCTCTGCGCTCAACGTCACGGTAGATCAACGTAATGATCAGATCCTGTACGCTTGCCCCGTAGTCGATAAACTCTTCCTTGAAGCTATCCTCAAGAATGTTTCCTTGATTAAAGAGTGCCGTGATCGATACGGCCCGAGTAATTTCACCAGTTGACTTTATGTATGGCAGCGTTGGAACAAGGGTTTCCTTGCCGCCGATTTTACCAAGCTCCAGTAAGCTGAGTGGCGCCGCCTGTGCCCAAAACTCTCGCCATGGCCGGGCTTCAGCAATCAAGCCATCCATGAACAGATTGTTGCGCTCGCAAAAGCGCTTGCTCTGCGCCAGCTGCATTACACCTACCGAGTGCAAGCTTGCATAACGGCCAATACCGTTAACTCCATCCAAAATAGTATCCAGAAAAATATCTGGTGCGAACGACGTGGAGCTGCTTGGTTCGCTGTTGGCAAAAGCGGCAACGGCGTCGTCGTCAACACTGCCAGTCGCTTCATTTCCGAAATAGTTTTGACTGGTAGGTAAGAGCCGAACTCGCTTGCCCTCTGTCACGTACGCGCTTACGCTTCGCAGATCTTGAGTGCCGGAGCCCGATGTAATGTGCAGGGCAAGGTTGGAGAGGCCTCTGTATAAACTCCCGCTGTAATTCGACCATGACTCAATTAACTGCTCTGTAACAGCAGTGATTTGTATTTCAGTCGAAGAGTCGAAAGAAAAAGATGTTTGCGAAAATGCATCGTAATTGAATAAGTCAAATTCGCTTGCATTGATTGGCGACTTATTGAAGGGGGGGTAATCGCCCCTGTTGCCGTCTAGATATGCTGAGCCATTGAAATAAACTTCAAGATTGCCGTCCTCGGTTAGATCGGGACCAAGGGTGATCAATGGGCCAACTGGGTTAATATAGCAATAGCCGCGAGTATGGAAGGTTCTAATTTCGATATAAGTATCAACAACGGCTTCCAGCTTGACTTCAATAAAGCGCGGCCCTGCGTTACGGGTAATCAGCTTAACATAGGCAAAAATATTTTGCTGATTGAACCCACGGCAGCAAAAAATATAGGGCAGCCTGGAGTATTCGCCCGAGTTGTCAAAACGATACCATATTGCAAACATGCAGGTGCGGGCCTTGGTGCCGTTATTTGATGCGCTATGACCATAGTTCACTTGGTCTTTGCCATATACGCTGGCCCGACCGCTGATGCGACGATATACTTGAAAGCGCAAAGCTAAGTCAAGTACATTGCATTTCGTAACACTTGCATATGCTGCTTCTTCTACGCGAGCAAGCCCCTTTGTATAAAGACTTCTTGGAACGCCCTGGCCTTCAAGATCGTTAATTTGACCCTGTATGCTGTCGTTCTCCTTTAACAGGGTGCCAATGCGACTGTTGAGGTCGTTAATCGAGCTTTGATAGGAATTTCTGTCGTCTTGAGTAAGCGCCCGCACTCCTGCACTAATGCCGCGAGGTCCGCGAATGACGACGTTTTTGGTTCCACGAGACAAAGCGGCTTGAAGCTCATCACGGGATTTTTGCAGCGGGGCAATCTTTCGGTTGTTCTGGTCAATCGCTGCTTGTAGCTCAGCGATCCTGCGTCTCATTTCTTGCCAGTGCCCAAGGCCGTACGCTGCCCTGGGCAGCTTGCCGCTTCGCGTGCATTCAAGGACAGCGTAAAGATTGCCTTCCTCGATGCCGTTTGCGCTGTCACCATAGCTAACCGCCACTACGCGAAATAGGGCGGAGCCGGCCTTGAAAATAGCTCCGTTGTCAATGCGTGACGCTGAATCCCTTAATGCGTCTTGACGTGCAATGCCGGACGTGTCGCTGGATGACAATGATTCTATTGTGTGCGCTATAAACAGATTCCAGAGGTCGCCGACTGGTACCATGGGGCGGTCGCTGCTGTTTGGCCAATAGTCGCCACTTTGCGATTGAAAATAAGTTTCGACGCGCCTGCGCACCGAATTGCCTTTCTCGTCAAGAATGAGAACATCGGCGTTGACAGGAATAAAGCCAGTGACGCCAACGGCTTTGGCCGTGGTGGGGGAAAATGCTTGACTAAAGCCTTCTACCGCGCCTGGCAGTCCATTTAACTTTGCAGTGGTGTCGCTCGCAAAAGTGATCGTCGGATCTGTGCCAGCCCCCTTAATAAGCTGAGAGTATCTTGTCGGTCCATCAGAGTTGTAATATTGCCACACGCTTCCGAGTGCTAAGTCTTTGGCCGGGAACTGTCCAAGTGCTGTGCGCTCGGGGTCTATGCGCGCAATATTCGATGCGCCAAGCGTCGTCATCAGGCGCATAAATTGATTATTGCCAAAGCTAAGAATAGCTGACCATAGCAACAAAGTGGATACGCGCACTCCACCATTACTATTTTGCGCAGTATTAGTGTAAACCAGCGGAAGAACGTCACCATAAACGGCAAGGTCCTGTGCGCTGTTAAAACCAAGTCGCGGGGACAGCGCCTGGTCCCTTGTTTGCTCCACTCCCTGCTGTCGAGGAGCCTTGGGCCTAGGCGCCAGCAATACTGAGGCCGCCTGGAACAGAATTCCAACAATTGTTAAAATCAGGGCTGTTAGCCCAAGGTCGGCCCGCGCATCTAGCGCAGTGCCTTCCTTAATGTCCCGGTAAACGTGCTGCTGCGCAACAAAGTCGAAATACTCTTCCTTGCTGATGTCTAGCGCTTCAATCAGGTTGTATTCGTACGGCAGCAGCTTGCGCGTCATTGATTCATCCAAAAGTAATGGCCGACGTTTTTTGGCAGCGGTGCTCTAATAACTGCTCCCCCAGGCGAAAGGAACAAGGCACCATCTTCCAGGATTGTACCCAAAGCAAACCCGGTCGTCGCGGGCAACAGAGCTACAGCGCCTGCGCACGGCTCCCGCAAGCGCCGACCGTTTTGCAACAGCCATCTCAGCAGTAGTTTGCGATTGAACGTATTCTCGTCGTATTTTTCGTAAACCCAGGCAAACCTTGGGCCATAATCGGCAAGTTTAAGGCGGCGACGGGCTTCGCACGTAAGCTGAAAGCAGTCAGTAAATCCGCTGCCGTCCAAAGGTGACGCCGCCCATCTATACGACAAGCCAATCAAATCATTGAAGGACAAGTTCTGCATTGAGAGGCAGCGGGCCGACAAGGGAGCGCGTAAGGGTACGCGCTGGAAACTGAGCGCCCACAGAATCCATCGCGGTACGATACCTCAGCTCAATGGTGGTATCTGCGTAGCTTGCCCCAATTCCGACATACCGCTCTTGGTAGCTTCGCGACGGGGCCAAGGCTGCGTTGAGCCATTGAGTTGTAATTGTTAGACGGCTGAGGCGATTTCCATCACCGCCTTCAACCAAGCGAATCGCGTATTCCACGTTCGGGAATAGCACGCGTAGCAACCCATTGTCACCATTCAAATTTGCCGTGCTGCCCTCGGCTCGAAATGGCGCAAATTCGTAACGTGCGCCATCCAGTATTCGGGCTTCGCGTACAAAAAAGTTTTGGTATCTGTGCTGCGTATTGTTTGCAGTCACAAGATAAAAATACTGAGCCATGCGTATTTCGCTCATTTTATCTCCCTCACAAGTCGCACCGTCACAGTGCTAATGCCTCTGATTACGCTGCTGACGCCAGGCGGCTCGGCGTAAAGCCACTCAGTGCCAGCAACGGCACGAACCTTGCTTTGGAGATCTTCCGAGTATCCCTCGAATACAACGGCTGGAATGTCAAAGCCAAGAGTGCCGCCGCCCTGATTCTTGTAATGATTGATAATTGAATTAACCGCGCTTTCTGGTACGTTCTTGAATTCAAGATCCAAGCTGTCGCCGTAGGGGCGATTGCCGTAGCTGCGACGCAACACCGCACCAGACATCGCCCGATAGGTCTTCACCGGATACTGCCCGAGCTGAAAGCTTCGTGCCGTGGGCTTGAGCGCAGGAAAGTCAGCCATCAGACCCCAATCTTACGACGAGTGGAGCTGCTGTTCTGGATCTTGTCCAGGGTCATCGTCATGCCCCGCTGGGCCCCATCTCGGGATGCAGCCCGACGTGTTTCCGCCATCGCTTGTTCAAGCTGCTCGCGGCTCACGTACTCAACGCCTCCGATGACAGTGCTCTCAAAACTCATGTTAAGGACCGAGGGCGCAGGGGAACCAGGGGGAGGCCCCATCGCCTCCCTGAGCCCACTCGCTCGCACCCCAAGCCGTCCGTCCGGCCCGCGATCAAGCGGCATGATGGCCTCTGGGCCAGCCTCGCCCATCACCCCATCTTCCATCGCTCCGCCATCAGCAAATTTGAAAAGCGTAGGCGAAGAAACAATTGAATTTGTAAACGCTGCGCCATCAGCAAACTTGGTCAGCGAGGGAGATCCGAAGGCATCACCATCTGCAAACTTGAACGCACCGCTAAAGTCCGTCGTGTTTCCGACTGAGGGAATGCCCGCATCAAATGAACCACCAAAGCCCGACGCACCCCCGGAGAAGCCGCCTCCGCCCCCGCCACCAGCAGCTCCAAGTATTTTGAGAATGGTTTGCAGCGTGATCATGACAAGCTGCTTGGCGATGATTTCAGTGGCCATTTGAATGAAGGCCGCGCCAACATCTTTGAAGAAGCTGGATAGAGCCTCTTCGGCTGTCATGGAGCTAGTTATCACTCCCTGGAAAGCCCCAGAAAAAGCGCTACCGATGCCATCGGCCGCCTTAATGCCTATATTCGTGGAGTCTATTAAGCTATTCAGCTCGCCTCGAATGCTGGCTATGGCCTGCTTGTTTTCCAGCGCCTTGGTCTGCTGAGCAATTTGCATCGCCTGAGCTGCGTCTCCACTCCTTAGCAGCTCGTTTGTATAAGCGCTGGCGCCAGCACCGAAGAAGCCGGCTTGTTCGGCTGCACCAGTGACGGCGAGTTGCTGCGTTAGGCCAGCTTTTGCCTCTATGAACCTGCGCTCCTGGGCAAGTTTCAGCGCTTCTCGGTCAAGCTTGATTTGCTTTTCCGTATTAGTGAGGCCATCTGCAATCGCTTGCTCCAGCTTCTTTTTCTCTTCTCCTTGAAGCTTTGTAGTTTTAAGTATTCCCTTGTCGGTAGCATGTCTATTTTTAAGTATTTCAAATGCCTGAGCTTCAAATAAAGCCGCCTCTTGCTTGTCTTGAGATATCGGCTTGATTGCCGCAAGTTCGGCTTTTGCAAGATCAACGGCTTCCTGGCGCTGCCTGATTTCGATTGGTCCGCGAGCCACTTCGTAAAGGCGTTGGCGAGCCCTTTCTTCTTGAAGTTGAGCAAGTCTCTGTTCGAGGGCAATCGCTTCTTGTTTGATTTCGGTGTCTTGAGCATTAAGCCTTGCCATCGCGCCTGCGGCCATGCCAACGGGGACTGGCGCAATTACTGGGCGGCGATCAGCCTGTGATCTTGCTTTTTCAAGTTGTGCGGCTGTCGAAGTTGGGGCTGCGGTTGCTGAGGCTGCTGATCCCGGCATTTTGGACATACCAGGCAAGGCCCTGTCTGTTCTGCCGTGCATCAATTCAAAAATCTTTTGCCCGTTTTGAGTTGCTGTAATGCTTGCCCCAGCCCCGCCACCCTTGCTGTAGCTCAGATTTGCGCCGGGAACAATCGGCGCATACATCGCAACATTTTCAACCGATTTACCAAAACGATTTTCGCCCTTGGCGGGTGCATAGAAGTCAATTGCACTTCTTCCGGTTCCGCCTCCCCTGCTCCTGTGCGCGGCAAGAGCATCGGCAATGAATTTGTTCTGTTCGGCAGCGCTGCCCTTAAGCGGAAATATTCTGCCCTTCACCGCTTCATTTGAAAGCTCAATCTTTCTGCCCATATCGTCGTAAGCTTTCGCAAGCGCGACCATTAGCTGTCGCTGTTGCTCAAGGCCAACATTTGGCCCAAAACTTATATCTTGATGATACGGAGCGCTGCCGCCAATTACTGAGCTTGGCCCAGTCTTTAGCCCAGTGTCAAACGCCCCGCCAACCGCGAAAGCTGTAGCACCGCCCTTGGCCTTCTCAGCTGCAGCGGCGATCAATCGTTCGTTCTCAATTTTTCTTTGAATTTCTAGCCTGTAATCAGCCACTTCCATCTCGAAGCTAAGCGTCTCCCGCCTGATGGAGTCAGCCTCACGGCTCAAATTATAGACATAATCTTGCGCTTCTCTTTGGCGCTTTGAAATATCCAGCTCAAGCAGCTTCTTGGCCGTGGCAATTTCGGCTTCGCCTTGGGCGCGAGTCTTGAGCAACTCTGCTTCAGCAGCAAGTACCTCTGCGGCCCGCCCCTCTTCATTGGCAATTCGCTTTTGGTACTCTAAATCAACTGCTTCGATTGCGACCTGAGCGCGTTTGCGATCGTTGTCCGCCTGCCGCTGCAGTAATTCCTGCTGCTTGTTGAAAATTTCGTTTTCAATTCTTCTGCGAATGTCAGCAGTTTTCCGCTCAAGGTCGATAGCCCGTTGTTGGATTTGAAAGCCTTGTCGGTATGCAGACTTGATTTCATCAGCGACCTGGCGCTGAGCCTGAAGAGCCCCTTCTTGCTTTTGCAAGGTTAAATCTTCCGCGCCTGCGCCAGACTGCTTGGCAGCTTCTTCGCGGCCTCTGTTAACTACGTTTTGGGCAAAAAGACGTGAAATGCCGAAGCCAGGATTGACCACAGAGCCAATCGTATTCTGGAAATCGGTTCCAGCTTCAATTGACTTCTGCAGCCACGGCGGAAGCTTGACAGAGCCCAGACCCTTAAATCCATTGATTACATCATTGACAATTGCGATTGTGCCAGTAATTGCTGGGAGCAGCAAAGTTGTAAGTGTTGCCGACAGCTCTTGCCACTGACGATCAAGCTCCTTCTGCTCGGCATTCAAGGCTTGCAGTTGCTGAACGCCACCAGCCCCAAGCTGCTTCTCAAGTTCGGCAAATACGGCTCTTTGCGCTTCCGCTGCACGACCTGACGACTCAAGCTTTTGCACCAGATATTCAAGTTCCGGCGTAACCCGAAGGCCAGCCGTCTTCATTGCCTCAAGTGAAGCAGTTGGATCTTTAAGGTTTTTCGCTACCTCTTTGAGATTGTTATTAAAGGTATCAAACGCCGAGCCAGCTGCAGTGCCAATCAGCGACAAGCCAAAACCCAGTCCGCCGCCAGCGAAGCCACCAGCGGCGCCGCCGACAAGGCCGCCAGCCGAAGCCCCAATGCCTTGCCCAAACAGCAAGGGGAACGCGCCGCCGATCAGGCCTTCGCTGATACCACGACCCGCCCTGGGGCCAAAGCGGCGGGTCAGAAGGTCGGCGTCGGGCGCTCGGCGCTCGACTTGGCGATTGATGTTACCGATCGTCTCGCGAAGCTGATTATCGAGCCGATCGAATCCCTGAATTGTCGGATCAAGGACCGCCCGCATTTCAGAGAAAGTGGCGGATAACGCCTTAAGCTCGCGAGTTGAAAGGCGCGAAATGTTTCCGAAGGCGTCGAGCCCGATCTGATCAATCGCCTTTGCGGGAGATTCACCGCCAAAGAAGCTTTCGCGAGCACCGCGAGCCTCCTGAAGGCTCTTGAGGGCCTGCTGAAGGCCGGATTCGCCCGCCTTGTCTTGCCCCGCAAGGATCTGCCTCTGCAGTTGGGCATATTTACCAGCCAGACCCACCTCATCGGAAAGCGCATCAAGATTTTTGAGACTTATGTCAAACGTATCTCGCTTTGCGTCATTCAGAGCCGACTGCAAGCGAACAAGTCTGTCCGAAGTGTCAACCCCCTTGTTTTGTAAATTGATTAGCGATTGTTCGATAATCGCACCAGAGGCGAGCGTGTTGGTCAGGCGACGATTTCCGTCCATCGGCGAGAACTCGCCAGTCCTGTAAATACCGCCCTTGCCGCTTGCGCCATCACTACCAGGCGGCAGCGCAGGCCCGCCACGCATTTTCCAGGCATCAGCGACGGCACGCTCTTCTTCTCGCATTTTCTGTTGAGCGAGAGAAACAGCTGCTGTCGTTTCGGAAACCCTGCCAAGGGGCGAGCCGGGAACAAGCCCACCGGAGGAAAGCTTGCCGGATATGTCTTGAAAGTCAAGATCCTTGATGCCAAAATAGCGAGGCTTGGCCTCATTCCTGGTAATAATCTCAAGCTGCCGCCTTTGTCTTTCGATCTCAATGGTCTTTGATTTGGCGACATCAAGATTGCCCCTCTCCAGGTCGGCTGAGGCATCGAGCAGTTTGTTGATTAGCAGCCTGGATCGCTCTTCCGTAAGCAGACCAGCATCTCTTGATTTCTCGATCCTTTCCTGAAGGAACGCCTGCCTTGTGTTGTAGTCGTCAATCTTTTTCCGATAAGCTTCTTGCTGCTTGAAAGCTTGAAGGGTTGCGCCACGCACGGAACCGGGGACATATCCGTCCTCCCCTTGCTCGCCAACACCTTGGATGGCAACAACGGGAGTTGCTGGACCCAGGGCGGATTGAATCTTAGAGCTTTGACCGCGAAGACCAGCCACACGGCTGACCATTTCCTTCATCTCTGCATTGACATTGTTAATTACATCCTCAAGCAGCTTCCACTCTTTGCTGATATAGGGGACAATGGACTGAAGCTCTGAGCCCCTTGAGACAAAGGCACTCATTGCTGCTTCGCTTTTTACAACGGTGTCATAGGATTTTACAAAATCTAAAATCTGAGACCTGGCAGCGGTCAGGGAAGTATCCCCTTGCCTGCCAATATTTGCCCTTGGCGCCTCAGGCGACAATCCGAAAGCTGCGGCCCTCAGCTGCTCTTGCCTGCCTTGGTAAATTTTCTGACCCGCAATTTGCGAAGCAATTGTGAATCTATTAAATTCAGCAGAGGCTATTCTTGAGTTGGCCGCAACAACCTCCAGGGCCTTCGCTTGGGCCCCAAGTTCGGCAAGGCTGGAGTTGGGCTGATTCTTGAGAATCTGCCCCCTAACGCCTCTTTGCTGCACTGCGCCATATTTCAGGTATTCGTCGGTAAGTGTATTGATGGCCCCAATTAACTTTTGCGCTGCCTTTGCCTCCTTGATTAAACTCTCTTGTCCGGCGGCGCTCGACTGGGCGGACGCGAGAGCCTGTTCGGCTTTTGTTAATTTTTCTTTGGCCTCAATCAGTTCTCCTGTTATTTCGGCCTGCCTTGAAAGAGCGTCTTCGTATTTTTTCGTCCCCGGATTAAGCTTGGCCAGCTGCCCCCGGATACTATCAAGACTATCTACGTAGGAATCTATCGATTTTGCAGTAGCGTTAACATCGCGCTTGGCGTCCTTGGCCGCTTTCTGGAAAATTTTCAGGCTAGTATCTGCGCTATCAAGCTGGCTTACTGCTCTTGAGCCACTGAAGTCAATTGGCGCCCTGTTCAAGCTCTCTACAATTGCATTAAGCTGACTCACCTTAGAAATAAGGCGATCTACCTTAGAGGCATTATTGACGACTACATTGATTGCGGCATCAATGCTATTCATTCTCGATACACTGGCTACCAGCAGTCTAATCAACTGCCTGGGCATAAAAAAGAGGCGACTAGCGCCTCCTCTTTCTGATTTTATCTGCCTCTGCTTTTTCTCTCTTGGCCTTAATGGAGTAGAAAGCCTGCCAAAGCAGCACTTCCTCGTCTGTAACTGATTGCTTAAGCTGATTCAAGGTCATGTGCTTTTTGTCGGCGAGCGACAGCAAAAAAAGCAGCCTTGAGTCTTGCTCAAGCTCTTTTTCAATTACTTTTGGAGTCGGCTTCTTCCTCCTCAGTGCCGTTGGGCCGCAGTACGCAAAGAATCATTTTTTGAAGCACTTCGTCTTCGATTTCTTGCTTCAAAATTGCGGCCTCGCCCACCGCAAACAACGGTTGACCCTCTGCGTCCTCAGCTTTCAGAATAAGAACTTGAACGCCAAACTCGTTTGCGAATTTTGAGTTCTTCTGTGCTTTTTCACGCTCAGCGGCGGTCAGGGGCTTGACGTAAAATTCAAATTCTTCGCCATTGGCAAGGGTGACGCTTTGGCGGATCGGCTCAAAGTTGGCCGCCTTGCGCAGGCGGTCGATCGCCCTGATCGAAGTGGCGGTGGAGGCAGCAGCGGCGGCGGTCATGAAAATAGAGATGGGTGCCGCAAAACTCTACTGCAACCAGTGGTGCCAGGCATCCCTGGCGGTGAAGTGGGCCAGTCCGAGTAGCCGCAGCGGCCTGGTGCGGCTACTCGAAACAGCTTTCGCCCAAGCTTACAAATAAAATTAACGGATAAGCGGTGTGTGTTAACGCAGGTGCCGCGCTTGTCAACCCCCCAGCGCCTGCAGAAACTCAGGCGGCAGGTTGCATTGCTGGCCGGCAGCCAGCATCGCTGCCAGTGTCTCCTGACTCAACAGCCCTTGGCGCCGCAGCAAGAGCAGCGTAGTCCGGAGGTGTTTTGGCTCGCCATCGGCGGCAACCAGCACCGCAGGTGGCAGCGATCCAGCCCATAGTTTGTTGCCTTCAAACGCAATGTCATACGCCTGCTGAATTTCAGGTGTGGTCAGCAACCATATTCCAAAGCCGTCGTAATCAGGCTGCGGATCCGGCGGGGAATACTCCGCCACTGCTGCTTCTACCTCAGCCGATGTAGACCCAACCGGCAGCACCAGCGGGGGGCGGGACGGGTCGCGATCGTCCGTGATCGTGATGCCAGTAGAGGAGTAAGCAATCATGGCAGGGCGTTGATCAAGAATGCAAACACAGGTACACGGCGCTGGTTTGAAGTTGGCACAACAGAAGACACTCCTGTTAGATCAGGCCACGTTCCATACGTTTGGCCTGTAACTATCCTGCAATGAAAAGACGTACCCGTATTTGAAAGCACTTCTGATAGCGTCCCGGCACCTACAATCGAAGAATGGTATGAATTATTTGCTGCAACACTCAAGAATGTTGGCGTGCCGTTTGAGTTAATCGCCCCCCAGTACACAACACCGGGCTGCAGTGTGACTGCCATCGCAGCCTGAATGGGTCCGGTAGTGCCAGCGCTGAGGGGGACAGTTGAAAAGATTGGATTTCCCGAATGCAGCCCATTGACGGAACCGTAAATGGCCAGCTGAAACTCACTGCCAGAAGCAGCCGTCGTAACTCTAACTACCAATTCAGATGGCGTAATTGCACGCTCCACCATGAATGGCATCAGCGCAATTTGATTGGCGGTGATTGCCTGACCAGCGGCCAAAGCACCTGTTGTCGGCACGATGTAGTTATTAACGGCGTAGCCGCCGAAGCTGGTTCCGGATCCGCCAGGTAGACCGGTCAGCTGCGATCCATCAACCGCTGGCAGCCGACCTGTCGTCGGGTCCAGCCTCACCACGTTGCCAGCTGCTGTGCCGTGGTTGAGCGTGGCGGCGGTGCCCAGCCCTGTGATGGTCCCGACAGCCTGCGTGCCGGTGTGGTTGGCGCGAGCCAGCAGCGTCGCATCGGTGCTGTTTGCTGTGGCACCCGTCGCAATCCCAGCCAATTTCGCCGCAAACTCACTTCCGGCCCACCAGGAGGCAACGGCCTGGAACACCCGCTGGGGGGAAAATGCGCGGCGGCTGGTGGAGACCCCCGCCTCAGCCTCGGCCTGGCTGACCGTTGCCGCGCTCCACTCCCTGGCATCGCTCAGCGCTGCATTGCCTGGTTGAATTGCTGTGGCGGCCAGGGCTCCCTGGGCCGTGGATGCGTATCTGTTGGGGTGCGGATCTGCGTCTCCAATGTGTGCGCTCACCGCACTGGCAGCAGTCCCCGATGGATCTGCGCCCACGTCCGCCGCGTTCGGCATACCGTGAACGTGGTTCTCCCGTGCGTAATTCGAGCTGCTACCGGCTGCTGCTGTGCCCAGTGGCTGCGGCGTGGCCGTGGCTGCGGCTGGAATTGCCGGCTTGCCGCTCAGGTCGGCATAGGCACCGCTGGTGGCCACCGCCGCGAGGCTGCCAGGTTGCACCGCAGTGGCGGCCAGGGCCCCCTGCGCAGCGTTTGCCGCGCCAATGTCGGCGGGAGTCAGTGCATCGGCTCCGCCAATTGCATGACTGCTCTTATGTGCAACCGGAATTCGAGGATCGCCTAACCTAACGTCGTTTCCAGCGGCAACGGTTCCAGCAGTGGTGCCAACATTTAGCCCTGCGGCGCCCCCCAAAGGCGGCTTGTTCAGGATTTGCGCGTCACCACTCGTGGCATTCCAGTCAGCATTTACGTTAACCTCAGCCCCAGGTTGTATGCCGGCAATTTTCGCCTTGTCACCGCTACTCATCAAGCCAGCAACAGTTGTCGTAGCTTCTGGCAAAACTACGTCGGTCCCAGTCGAGCTGCTCAGCAACCGAGAAGCCGAATCGTAACCAAGATTCGTCGCACTGCCTGCTGCAATGCTGAAAATAACCGAACCCCAACCCGCATTGGTTTTTGGTCCGTAAATATCACCGCCTTCGGTATCAAGATAAAAATCGCCATTGGAGCCTATGCCCGCACCAGGCGGTCCCTCTCCCTGCAGCCAGGTCGCGCCAACAGTGCCAGGCCCCTGCGGCCCCGCAACAAGAACCTCGACAATCCCGTTACTGCAAGAAGCCGTCGTCATGCGCTATAGCCCTCTGATGTGTAAACTGTGCCTTCCAGGTAGTATTCCTTTGCCCCACCCGGATTGATCAAGAGAACATCGTAAAAGGCTTCACTGGGGAGGGCGCTTGTTGCTTCGTCCGACAGAAGAAGGTCAACACGTCCATCAGCCCTGTCAATGTAGCTAACGGAAAAATCTGCGTACTTTACCGTTCTGGCCTTGTTCCAGACCTGTGCAACAACAGTCCAGCCAGCTAAGTTTATCGGTCCACTGACAGCGCTTTTAAAACGCAGACAAAGCGGATAGTCGGCACGGCGCTGAACCAGCAGATGGTAAATGGCAGGACGAATAGCCACCGAAAAGCGCGAGCCCTACTGGAATAGTAGCCAGCGAGCGCTGCGCCGAGGGCGAGACAAGGAGCTGGCTGGATTCCGCACAAGAAAACCCCCTCTTTCGAGGGGGTTGCCGCAATCTACCAAGCAAATTACGCAGATTTCGTGAAGTCAAACTCGGGCGCAGCGGAAGGGCGGAAGTTGAGTGTCACCGATTGAGCGTCGTCAGGATTAACATTGAGGCTTGCAGAGGTCAGGACCACCCTGCTTTCGATGAAACGACTCACGGGATCACTCACGACGCCACCAACAAAGACTTGATCAATGTAAAGCTTGACAGCAGCACCGGCCTGGCGACGTTGAATCACGTCCTCGACCATCCGATTCGACATCGAGGTGTCTTCGTCGGTGGTGTAAATGGTTGCGGTTCCAGAGCCATCGGCGAAGCCAGTTACGAACTTGCGGAAAGGCGCATACTGGCCGGCCCCGCCACCGATGGTCGTTACATCGATCTCAGAGCGGGTGATCTCGAAGCTCCAATCGCGAACCTGGCCAACAGGAACGAAATCCCTGTAGACGATTGTTGCGTATCCGGCGCCAAAGGCAGAGGGCTTTGCAGTTGCAGTTGCAGCCGCTCCACCAGCGGTGCTGGAAATCGTCATGATTCCAGTCGCTGCGTCGTAGGTCTTGACAAAGTAGTTGCCCGCAGCAATTGCATTGGTCACAGTGGCGCCAACCGGATACGCCAGGGCGATGGGATCGTTAACCCGAAAGCCGAGAAATGTGCCAACAGAAATGTTGGAGCCGGTCGCAGGAAAGCTGTCTGCAACAATGCAAGCTTCGGTATTGGCCGGCTTGTAGTAAAAAGCCCCAGAAGTGCCCGTAAGGACGGTGGTATCACAAGACATTGTTTTGCGGGAAGGACGACAATGCGGGCACTGCCCGACTAACCTCAGATTAGCGAGAGCAAATCACGCAGAGCAAGGCAGAATAGCTTGCCAACCAGCAGAGATCTTGCCCATAAAATGAGTCACTTGATTTGTCATCGAAGACTCGATGGATTCGATTCTTTCACCAGCAAAAGTGGGCCCGGTCATCGATCTCACTCTTACAAAAACTTCGGAGCTGTCTCTTTTGGTCGCCGAAAGCGTCTTGAGTACAGTTGCCGCCATACAGACAAGCTCCTGGCACCTTGCGGCGCCTCCCCCCTTGGGCGCGAAGCAGCGAATGACAATTGCGCCTTGCGGCCTGTCAAGCGCCATCGCCAAGGTGGACTCGCTCATCTCTCCGAATGTCAAATTGACGCGAACGTATTCTTTCGGAGCATCAGGTGGAACCGCTGTTACATTGTCAAAATAAACAGGAACAGGCGGTATTTGATTGTTAAAAGCGACCAGCAGCGGGGCTTCAATCGCTGCTCTGATTTTCTGATAATCCGTCATTGGCCAATGTCCTGGAATCCATACGAAAATCCGTTTCTTAGGTCTTTGTTCAGGCCGCCCCCCTTGACGTAGGTGTCAAACCAGTCCTCTTCAGCGGTCCTGGAGGCAGAATGCTGTCCCTCTGGCCCAGCGAAATCTTCGCCAATGTCGTGCCGAAGACTGGGCTGATCCCTTCCACTGCCAAGATCGGGCTCCTTGAGCGGCGGTTCAGGCTGATGCTTGAAGACTCCCATCTCTTCGTCAATTGCAATAGCGGCGTGACTCGCGGTGTTGAGAATGGTGAATCTTGAAACATTGCGATCCAAGTGTCTCTCTATTTCTCTCACGGGCGCGTCAGCTTTGCCATACCTGCCAATTCCAGAGCGAGCGCCAGCCGTTACGCTCACGGGAGTCTGACCTTCTGCGCCGAAAACCCATGACTGCGAAAATTCACCACTCCAGGCGGGGCCTCGTTGTGCCAGCTCGTTCATCGAGCGGACGGCAAATTCCTGAACGCCACGGGCAATCTGTCTGCGAAGCCCCTTTTCAAGCTCCTTGGCCGAGCTTCTTTGTGCAGCGGCCAGGTTTCTGGCAACCTGGGCAGCAGGGGCTCGTCCGGCATTTCTTGCAACCATTAACCCAGCCTTCCAACGCCTACATGCAGTATAGGATTGTCACCCCTGTAGGACAGCATCCCAATCACCCTGGCAGTTCTTTCGGCTCCGTATTGCATGTAGCGAATTGAGTCGGTCGTCCTTGGATAGTATTCGCCAAGCGAAGAGGCCGCAATTAAAAACTTAACATCGGTCATCTGATACAGGCCCTGGACCTCTTCTGGTCTTAACTGTGTAATCAGAATTTTCAAGGGAACTTCCTCTGCGTAGCCCAGTACCGTTCCTGTCATCGGATCGTATTGCTGATTCTCGGACGCTTTAATGTAAACAGCCGAGATTCCCCACCTTGCAATTAAGGGCCCAGGAAGTTTTCCAAAAGTTCGATCAACAAGAGACATAACTGATCAAAGAGGATTGCTCGCCCAACCACCAGAGGCGGGGAATATGGCATTGCCCACAATTCTGATGCGACGACCATAAGCTGCGCCTGAGTAAAACGGGGTAATTCGAGCGGAGCCCGCTCTGGACACGTAGGACTGGTTGAAACTACTGTCAACAATGTATCTGGATAGAATGTCCATGACGAAAGGCGGGATGTACTCAAATCCCGACCGCCCCTGATCTTCGTCTTTGAGTTTAACCCTCAGCGCTCCCGAGCCAAGGTCAACCTCTTCGTATTGATCGCTCTGCTGCAGCTCAACGCCGCCATCATTTTCAGCGGAAATCCCGGTATAGCCACCAGTCGTGGTCAGAAACGCAGCCATGTAGGCCACTGCGTACTCCAGATCGAGCGGCAGCTCGTCAGACGGCAGCCTGCGACCATCGATTTTAACTTTCCTTGGCCAGGCGAGAGATTGCACCGAGGTTGCAGCAAACCCCTTCCAGCGGAGAGGGTTGATCGCCATTGCTGCAGCAACAAGAGTTTTCTCCTTTCGCGCTTCAGTCAGTGCGAGCCACCCGACAACACCAGGGCTGTCAGGCAGCTCACCCAAAAGAGACGTGGCCCTCGCAACGCTAATGAAAGAGTTTGCGTTACTGGCTCCTAGCGTTGAGACGAAGGCCATTTCGGTTCACGTAATTCCGATCTGTCTACTTCTGAGTAGAGGTTTTCGGCTGTGGTTTCACTGTAGCCGCCTTCGATGAAGCAGAAGTTGGAATTTTTTCAAGCTCCGAAGTCGATTCGGCCTGGACGGTCTCGCCAGCTTCCGCTTCTGCTTCTGCTTCTGCTTCTGCTTCCGGCGCTTTGGCCGCCCCTGGCATCAGGCAGGCTTCGCCCCCCTCGCCCCCCTCTTTCCCCTTGGCGGCAGCGAGCGCTACTCGCTCCAGCTCGACCTGCTCGTTGATGCGAAAGCTTAGCATTCCCATGACTTCAGCAAAAAACCCACTGGCATACTAGACGCCAGTGGGTTTGGATTGCCGATGCGTAATCAGGTCACACGCAAGCCAAGAGGCGAGTTATGCGAATGTTGCGATCGTCGGTGAACACCTTTTTCCAATTGCTGCCAGTGGCCAGCTCCTCGTTGGTGGGGGAGTTCCCAGCCGCGTTGCCCACCCAGGAAACGCCATTGGGGTGAATCAGGTAGTGAGTCCTGTTGAACAGGTAGTCAATACCGCGCTGGCTGTCGCGATCAGGCTCAACGGGAACCTTGGCCGGAGCCGTGGCGTAGGCAACGGCACCAGGGCCAAAGAAGTACGTGTGATGCACGTCTTTGCCGCCAATACCGGCGCCCACGTCCACAGGCAGGGTGTTGTCCATGATAACGGGGCGACCGAGATACGTGCCACGCTCAAGGGTTTGCGCGGACAGGCGAGAATCGAGCTGGCTGGTAGTGCTTGCCGGAACAATCAAGTCCAAATCCATCAGCCTATAGAACACTGGCGAGCGCATTGCGATTCCCGTCAGCTCTTCACCAGCGTCACCCAGCTTGGCGATGCCACTCACCATGGCGGACTGGGTCAGTTCCGTGCTGACGCCTCCCACTGCATGGCTGGTAACCAGGGGACCGCCGGGCCCGAACATCCCCTTAAGGACGGAAATGAGCGTTTTCTGCATGTCCCGCACCCAATACTGGCCGGTCCGGCTCGCAATGGCCCGCATGGGGTCGGAACCGGACAGATCACCGGCAAGGTCCGAAGCCTTCCAGGCCTTGCCACGCATGTTGCGCACGCCGGTCTGAAGGTCGCCATTGAGCGTGTCGGCGATCAAGCCGTTGACATCGTCCAGAACCTGGGAGTCGCCAGTCAGGTCTCCGAAGAAAGGCAGGTCAATGGTTTTGCCGCCTTTGGCGAACTCGGCTTGGATGGCGTCGTTCGTGACCATCAAGCCCGAAGTCACCAGAGCATTGCGATCTTGAATTTCTTGCTGCTGGTACGCAAGAAAAAGCTGAGGAATGAAAGGAACACCCGCGAAAATCATTGTTTTGCCCTATGGCGAAAGAATTGATGTGTCAGCCAAGCTCGGCACCGCCGAAAAAGAGAAGGTGCGACCACTGCCGCAGGCTCTCTTAACTTGTAAAAGGTTTTGCGGCACAGCCGCGATTTGCAGTAACTGGACTCAGCACAGCTGGCCATGAAACTGCGATTACAGGCATACTAGCAGTTGCGCCCACAAAAAAGCCTCCCAGAAAGACTGGGAGGCGAATTTGATCGAATCAGGCTCAGGGCGTCGTGTCGAGGGTCCAGCCCTTCCCGGTAGCAACCAGTTTTTCGGCGGAGCTTACGGTGGCATTCCCGGTGGTGCCACTGATGTCCAGGGTTCGCGTGCCGGTCACGGTCGGCAGACCTGCGAACAGTGCCACCAAGTCAGTGCGAGTGAAAGCGGCGGGCATCACATAAATACTGCCACTGGCGATGCCGGCATCAATAGCAACGTGAAGAGCCGTAATCACTTCTTCCACGGCGGTAGTGACCTGCCGTCCAATAACGTTGCGATCGGTCTTGAGGGTCATGACGAGAGTTAAGCGCTCTAATTCACAATAGACACCGCCGGGCCCTTCTAGCCTTGTAGTAGCGAGCAAGAGTCAAGGGTGGAGCGACGCACGTGGAATACGCCGGCCAGGGAAAAGTGGAACGAGGTTGTCCGCTGCTGCCTAAAAGGTATCGACAATCACAATGAAATGTATTTTCAGACTCTTGATGAGTGGCATTTGCTGAAAGCAGGGGAGCTAAGGCGATACGTGGTTGAGCTAAAGGAAATGATTAAAAGGGATGAAAAATAAAATTACACCCCATTTTACCTTATGGCTCCAGTATTTTGCGCTTAACTTAGTTGTGGGCTTTCCTTGTGCATTGTGCCTTGCATAATAGCTGGTACGACGCGCTTTTTCCGCTTTTGTTTTTGGATTCGAGCCGGCACCTTCAACACCTTGCTGCCCAAATCGAATCACCTTGTAAGTATCTCCTTCTTTTGCTACGACGACATGCGACTTTGTGGGATGCCCTGGAGTTCGCTTGGGCTTATTTACCCCCAGAAACTCCTAGCTCCTTCATCTTGTTTTTGACGCGGTCAGGAATGCTCATTGCTTTTTCTTAGCAGTTTTTGCAGCGCGCTTAAACGCTCCGCGAGCTGGATAGCCTTTTTCGCCAGGGCGGGCCTTTCTTTCTTTTGAGCCTGCGGCAATGCGTTTGCGCTTGGCGTTAATATTTGAATAAAGTCCTGACTTGGCCATTGCTGTTTGTCGCAGGTCAATGAATACCTGCAGACATGATAAAGCCCTCGACCGAAGCCGAGGGCTGTCAGGCACAGCAAGACAAGATCAGGCGCTAGCAAATACTTTTGCCATTGTGGGATCGAGTTTGCCAGCTGCCCGAGCTTGGCCGATCAACTGCTTTGCTTGCTCCGGCTTGTCGTTAAACAGCGCCGCAGCCTGTGTGGCATTGACAGAGCCGACCGCAAACGGATTGTTCATGGCGACATGCGACGTGGCGCGACCGGGCGGGAGTCCAGATCCAGTAGCGCCTGATCCATTGAAGTAAACAGAATATTCTTCGTCGTCCTTCAATTTGGAAATTGCGTCACGGAGAGGCATGAGTTCTTCTCCGACTCGATACATTACAGTATCTCCGTCGTCAAGCAAATCAAAATTCTCTCGCTCAAGCTTGAACAAGTGGCTGGGGCGGCGGCATTCGGCCTTGGCGAGTTCGTCAAGAATTTTCCGCTCAAGGCGTGCCTCGCGACGCTGAGCACGCTCTTCGTCCCGCTCCTGGGTGATCTGTTGCACCAGCTTGGCCAGGCTTTCGTTCTGCTTCTCCATGGAGGCCAGCTTGCCCTGCAGCGCCGCGCTCATGGCGTCAGCGGGCGTGGGTGGTGAGCCAGGCTGTGATGGCGTGGACGGATCGGGAGAGGCGGCCTGGAGGGGATCCGGCGGGGGTGTGGCTTCGTCGCCACTGGGCGCAGGAGTCCTGAGCGCAGCGATCTGCTCAGCAATCTCCTCTTCGGCCGCATCGGGCTTGAGTTCAATGCCGGCAACACGCAAAAAAGAGTCAACACTCTTTTTTTTCTTCAGATCTGCAATCAGTCCTTGCTTGGTCGCCTTGAGTTTCGAGTTCTCGCTTTCAGACTTGCTCAGGCGCTCTTGCAGCTCGTCGAATGCAGCGTTGGCTTCTTCAAGGTTCTCAAATGGCATAACCGGGGAAACGGATTGGACCAAGCATACCTCAAGCTTCAGTTGCTTCAATGCCGGGTTCGCCATTCTCCCTGTCAGCCCCCTCGCTCAATGGCCCGTTGTTGTCAACCACAACGCCCTCGCCGGACCCCCTGGGTGTGCCGAGCCCAAGATCCCTAGCCGTTTCTCGCCCATTGAGCCCCATGGCTTGCAACGTGTCACCGATGCTGAAGTCTGGAATGCCCTCAAAAAGCTCTCCAGCTTCCAACATACGCATAAATAGCCCAAGCGGCATGACATTGTCTTTGAACAGGGCGCTGTATGCCATGACTTGCTGAGAGTGCAGCTTGACCGGGATAAAGTTTTTACTGATTGTTACGCGCACTTCGGAGAATTGTCGATACGTTGCAGCGTAAAGCAGGGCCCTGTTCAGCGCATCCTCCAGTGATTGAACCAGCACGGCAAGCTGCGAATCACTTTGCGATCGATCAAGCAACTTTGCAAAGCCAGACTCCGCCTGGGTCTTGCCAGTTGTCATCGCAACTGCAGCCAGCCGCTCCATTGATTTTTCAAGTCGCTGCAAGTTTTTAATTGTAACTTCGGCTCCATCCATGGAAGCCGACATCATTCCAAATTTTGCATCTGAATTCTCGGATGACAAAGAGCGACCGCTCCCTGCTCGTATTTCGTCGTTGGCTCGAACACCCGTCATGGTCAAAATTGGCGACGCAGTCAGGTGAATTGATTCCGCCAGATCAGCGGAAACTGCCCAGTGATGCAAGTTTAGACGTGCAATGTCGAGAAGAAGCGGGCGGGCGCGGAAATAAGCTTCTTTTTTGCCCCCAAATACGGGAACAAAAGGAATAAATGGGATAGAAAGATAGCTTGTGCTGTCAAGGATGTACTTGTCTGTATTCCCTGGCACGTTTTGCTTAACATAGGTGCGACATCTCACGCGTTTTTTTGTGTTTTCTCCTGTGGCCATCACTTCAACAATGTCACCTGTTTCGGAGTATGCCGTCTGCTTGATGTCGTAGACCAAAACGGCAGGTAAGACTTCTTCAAAAAATTCATTTGATTCACTTGGGCGACGAATTTCGCTCTTGATGCGCAGGTAGGTCGGAAATGAGCCAAACAAAGTTCGCCCCAAAATTTCTGCCGTATAAATATCGTGCCTGCAGTCGAGCACCTGATCACATTTGAGGAGAACCAAATACGGGCGGGCATTGATAAGCTGCTCTTCGCGTGCGGAAATATTTGCAGAAATCTTGGGGTACTCAACCCAAAGCCCAGCGACTCCGTCGTCAATGGCAGAAGTAAACGCTTCTTTGCAAAACGAAACAAGCGAATGACCTTCAAGGTCGCAATCATCAAAGAACGTGCCCCATTCTTCCCCAACATTCTCGGGCAATCCGATACCTTTTCGGAGCGCGGTGCCAACCGTCAGTGAGCGAAGCGAGCAGTAAAATGGCTCAAAGCTGCTTTGTGCTCTTGTTTTTCTGACATTATAACTATCTTTCTCTTCAAGGTAGTCGGACGGGATATATGCTTCTGTCGCCTCTTCCAGGTAAAACTCTGGAAGCGTGCAGTAGCGAATAGGGGCCAGCCTTGCGAGTTGCTGGGCCTGTTCGATTGAATACTCAGCAACGCCTGTGACCCCTTCAACATTGGCTTCAATTTCGGGATGGCGACGCTCGAATGGGTCAAGACCAAGCTGGTCGTCAGCGTTGGGGATCAGTGAGCCAGGTGTGAGTACCACGATTGCGCCAAAGTGCCTACTTCATCGTAGCCTTAGCCTCGATTAAACTGCTCTCACAATGCAAGGCCTAAAAGCAAGTGCGCAAGCAGAGTACAGGCGGGAGCAGCTATTTTGCAGATAATACCTATCTCCACCTTTGTCCTCTTCCAAGTCCAGCCGCAGGTCGAGGCATAGATTGCCATACAAGATAGCGAACTGCGTCTCCAAAGTGAGAATGATCGTTTGCGCCCCCCTTGCTCGGCTTAAGCGTACCGTCATAGGCCCAGCTTTCCATCATTTCGACCGTGTCACCGCAGGTGGCAGCGTTGACAAGAATTTGTTTTTTATGCAAATAATTGTTAACCATCGCCACTGTCTCGGCAATAGGTGGATTGCGCTTGTCTGCGACAACTTTCAGCCCTGCTTCTCTTAAGATGTCGTGATCACTCTGTGTTGACGACGTGCTTGCGTGTGATCCAGAACTGTCCGGGTAAACAATCACCATACCCCTGGCAACATGCCTGGTAAACTTGCGCTTAATATGCTCGGCCAGCGAGAAAGTATCTCTTACGACGACTTCGTCAAACAGATTCAGCGACTGACCTCTATCTGAGTTGCGCATAACGCCATAAACACTTGAACATTTTCCAATGTTGAAGTCCGCTCCAACAAGGATGACTTCTCCGTCTTCTGCGTGGAAAATTCTTGAAGAATTGACCTCACGATTGAATTCCGAGAAAACAGTTGCAGTTTCAAGGTTGGTGAATAGCCCTCTAACATAGGCGTCAACCAGATGGGGTGGATATTTTTCGAGCAAGTCGGTGACATATCCATCTTGCAGATAAGGATTTTCTCTTGTATCTGCACGATAAAGACACTTGTCGTCAGTTTTTTCTTTTTCAAAAAAATTCCAAATAAATTTTCGCCCCTCAGGCGTGGATGCAAAGCAAATTTGGGGGCAATTTCCGACCCGAACCCGCCCCTGCAGCTTCACCAGGGCCGCCTCTGCCACCTCTTGCTTGACCGTGTCCGCCTCGTCAATAACCAGCGAGGCGGCGTTGATGCCCACCAAGCGCTCATAGTTCAAAAGCGGCAGCAAAAGGATCTGCGTATCGCCCTTGGGCAGTTTTAAGATAATTTCAGGCGAGGGTGCGGTACGAAAAGTATGTGGTATATCATATTTATTCATCACTTTGAACCAGGTAGGCAAAGCCACCTGCTTAATCATTGGAAATGTTGGCTCTAAATATATGTGCTGCTCCCCAGGCGAGCGGAAGGCCAATAGCAAGGCTTTTGCTACTGAACTATACGATTTTCCAGCCCCAAGACCTCCAACATAAAGCACATACCTGTGGTCAAAATCGCAAACAAAATCTCGCTGATGTGGCAGCAGGTCTTCAATAATTCTTTTTTCGCAGATCTCTGGGTCGAAACTGGTATAGTTTTGCGATTTGAACTTTTTAATTAGCGAGGAGTCATGAAAAAGCCCGAGCGTTTGGAGTGCCGCTTTGTCGGCATACCTCATGCTTCGGGCTTTTGTTGGCAAACTACCGCTTGATCACTAGACGCACGGTAGCCCCTCCTGCGCGTCAGGGTGCAAGGCGAGCTTTGTGCAGTCGAGTCGTTTTGTACCATTCGGCAACATCAGGTGTCCATACCTGCAAGTGCGGCCACATGAGATCACACAAATGTCGAATCTCCATTTGTGCATCCAGTTTGCTGCGCAAATCAAGAAAATGAAGTAGTGCTCGCAGCGAGAAGCTCACAACAAAGTGCTGCCTGGTGTCGAATGGCAAAAGCCCCCTGGCCTGCTCTTCTGCCATGCCTTGACGAATCTGATGCGCATAGTGTCCAGCAGCGTCATACGCACGAGCAATATCAATAATCCGCATATCTTTTGTGTATTCGTACTTTTTCCCTTGCCTGTCAGAGTAGAAACCCTCGGGGCGCAAGTAAAAGACTTCTTCGATCTCTCTTTTTCCACTTGCCACATTGAGAATGCGCTCGCTCGTGTAACGAAAAGACTGACAGTCAAAACTCACCCCAACGCGGTGAGTTCTCGCCTGTTGCATGACGGAGTGCGGAAACCAACCGGCATTCAACGTGATTTGTGGATGTTCCAGGCAGTTGCCGCACACCACCGGCTTGCCGTTTCGCCTCACCAGGAGCGCACCTGTTGACACGGTGGCGCAATAGACATCTCCTTGATACGGAAGCAGTTGTTCGCTTCCTCGGGTTCCTCCTTTTTGCCCAACTTCAGCAAGTGCGAATGGTTCGTGACATGAAATATGAATTCTCCAGCTTGGCGTGTGGTTTTCGCGTTCTTCGTCTTCATTTGGGTTATTGAGACTCAGAGATGCCGCTTGCCCATTGAGATGAAAAGCAGCCTGCAGTATATCGAGAGAGGCTTTCTCGGTGGAGTCGAGGGCCCAAGTGGCTCCTTTGGGCGTTCCATCACTGTTCCTGAGCCCATCTGCAAACGCTTCAAACAAGGCAACTGGCAAGTGCATTACAAATGATGGGATCGCCTTGCCATTCTCTGTCGCAAAGTGGCGATGCACCCATTCAGCAACCTTGCTGTTTTTCAGCGTAAGTCGATCACTTTGCTTGCTCTCAATATCAAAACCATAGCTGTATCGATAGGCAATTTTGCGTACTTGTCGCAGCCCAAGGCGCAAGCAACCCGGTCCTTGGTTCTTGCTGCGGCAGCCATAACCAAAGAAAAATCCAGCGATTTTGAACAACTGCACCAAATCAACGCCGCTAGGGCAGTCGTCGGGGATTTTGCGCTCTTGCAATTCTCCGGCGAGTCTATAGCGAACGGTTCTGCCTGCAACTTCTGCTGCAGTTGTGAAATGCCAATTGCTCCAAGCATTGCTCTTGTGATGGTGTGAAACAGCCATGCGATGGTCTTGTGTCACGGCCATGTCAAGTTTTTGCGACTGCAAGCAATAGAGCTTGTCCCCGTCTGCAAATGGCACGCGTTGCAGTCCAGTCGGATGCTCGAAGCGGATTGCACCTGTTTCGATGTCAACAGCGGCCAAGGCCATTGAAGGCTCAACATTTGGCCACTTAACCCAACCATTTGCCGTCAGAACTTCAGTGTCAGCTGAATAGCAGCCGTAATGCCCCTTCTCCCCAGAAAGCAACCGCTTGACGATGATTTCGCCAGCACGCTTCTCGCTTGGAGCAGTTTCGTCAAAAACAAATTCCTCAGAGTAGTCTTGGTGCATTGCGCACCAAACAGTTGTTTGCGGATTGAGAGTTGCGTTAAGAGTTTCAACACGAAAGCGTGAATCAATTGGGGACTTCATGGCCATGTTTTGATTTGATAGTTGATCGATTGTTGCGTTAATGGCTCACGGATGAGTGCTTTCCGTGAAGCGGGTTCGCTATCAGCAAGGGCGTCAAAACGGTTGCACCATCAGCAAGGGCGCAGGCTGAATAATTTTCATTTAGCCTATGGTCCCCGCACCAATCATTTACAAACACAACAGGAAATCCGTTCATGGTTGGCGCATGACGCCGACAACGCCCAATGTCGATTACGCCTTGCTCGTTCTTCTTTGGTGCAAACCACATGCACGACTTGCAGCGCATGTTCTGAGAGCGGTGCGCCCAAGGGTCGATGGCCTCAGAGATCGATGGATCGCCAGTCGGGTTCATTGATTGTCAATTCAGTGACTCCGTGACAATACTCGATCGCTTCAAGTCGGGCAAGTCTCGTGTGGCAACATTGAAGCAGCGTTTGCAGAAAAATAGAGCAAAAAATTTTTTAGCCATACCACTCTTTATAGTTAAAAATAGAGAGTGGTGAATATGTTAAGTGTATAAGCCTGGTGTAATGGGTAAAAAATATTTGAGGGTGGGGGTATCGCATTGCCCTTCGGAGGCAGGGCTTGCCCCCCTCCAACCTTTAGGGTGCGACCCGGTAGGGTGCAAACTACCGGGCCAGACTGAGTTATTACGTTATTTCTTGTGCGCCTTGCAATAGGAGACTAAATCGCAACTGCTCGGCTTTTTTCGCTGGTACATAGTGCGTCAGAGGTTCGCTTTCATTTGGCCTTTCGTGGTTCGTTTGGATGGAAACCTGAAAACCATCAAAGACAGGCTGGAAAATGAAGAGGGTGTGATTGGGGGTGATGAAGAGTTCTTGATTCATGGATGGAGCTGCGGCGGTGTGGTTTGGAGGGGTGGGGGAGGGGCGTCCTCCCCCTGGTGGGCGCGGTCAGTCGGCTGGCTTGGCGGGCTTGGCGGGCTGGGCTGGTTTGAGGATGCCATCGGCCATACGGGCTAGCACGTCGTGCATGGGCTGATGGCCGTTTGGGGTGGCTTCGTAGTAGCCATCTCCCGTTCGCGTGATCTTCACCCGCAACACGGATCCCAATTTTGAGGCAAACTTGCCAGGCGTGGCGGACCAATCTCCGGCTGCTCCAGTGGCCACCAAGACCTGCGCCACGGCCCCAACGTGCAGTTTGCCGTAGGCAGCCAGGCGGGCGCAGATCATGCCTAAGGCGCTCCAGTTGGCCAATCCCTGGACGTCTACCAGGCCTTCCGCCACCTTGCGGGCGTCGGGCTGTTGGGGGCCAGCTTTGGCTAGGTGGGGCGGCAAGGCCTGGCGGCTGGCTTTCTCCCGGACTGTCCAGCCTTGCTGATGCCAACCCAGCTTGATTAAGGCGCGCTCCTGCTCAAGGGTGAGCGTCACACCCTCCCAAGGATCGACAGGAGCGGCGGCGGCGCTGCTGCGCTTGCTGGGGCCTTGGGCGGCGACTTGATGGAACGCGGCGAGCAACTCCGCCATGAGGGCGGAGGGCGCGGGCTCCGTGGTGCTGGTGGTGGTGCTGGTGGTGCGGGTCATGGGTCCAAGGGCCGGAGGGAGGAAAGGGGGTCCTCCGGCTTTGCCGATCCTACCACGGATAGGACCGATCCGCACCATTGGTGTCAACAAGGGGTGACACCACAGCCGGACTGTTTCCGCCTCTGTATCGGTAACTGTATTAGCAACTGTACTGGCAATTGTATCGGTAACTGTGCTGGTGTTCGATAACACCAACGCGGGGCTTGTGATAACTATTTACCAGTAATCGCTATTTATTATTATCAAATAGCAATCGCTATCTGTAACTATCAAATAACAATCACTATCTATAACTATTTACTAGCAATCACTATCTGTAACTATTGATCAGTCATTGCTGTCTAACACATAACAATCGCTATCTGTAACTATCAAGCAACAATTACTATCTGTAACTATTAGCCAACAATCGCTATCTGTAACTATTTACTGGCAATTGCTATCTGATATGCAACAATTGCTATCTGTAACTATTAAATAGCAATCGCTATCTGTAACTATTTATCAACAATTGCTATCTGTAACTATCAGGTGACAATCGCTATCTGTAACTATCAGGTGACAATCGCTATCTGTAACTATTTGTCTGGAATCGCTATCTGTAACTATCAAGCCGGGTGGGCGATCGACAACGGCTCCAAAGCCTGAGTCCTCCGCCGGGCCCGGTTTCCATCCGCATCCGTGACTGGCTTTCGTGAATCCATATCGTGAATGGCTTTCGTGAATGGCTTTCGTGAATGCAAATCGTGAATGCAAATCGTGAATGCAAATCGTGAATGCAGCATGAATGGCCATCGTGAATGGCTTTCATGAATGCAAATCGTGAATGGGGCATTTGAATGCAACCTGAATGGCTTTCGTGAATGCGAAAACATGAAGGCAACCTGAATGGCTATTCCAGCGCCAGCTCAAACCGCTTCAGCAACAATCCCCAACGCTGCCGACGCCCAACCGACAACAAATACGGATTGATTAAGTAATAGCGGTCCCCATCGGGATCCACGCAATTGGCAATCAGTAAATGCTTTTTGAGTCGCCGTATCGAGCTACTAACCACGGTGGGGTGCATGCCCAACTCTTCGCCAAGCTCTTGAATGATGAATCGAACCCGTCCGGTCTTCGTATCGCACAACGACAAAACCGCAAACAACACCGCAAAGTCACGAGGCATCAATTCACGCCGCTTGATTTGCGCAAAGTATTTCCTTGCTTCCAGCGGATGAAACATGCAAAAACCGGAATGGCCATCTGTTTTTGCAACCGCAACAGCATCGGCATCTGCAGCGGAGGGCGGGACAGGGGGCATTTTTGGCGACCCAGTGGTGGAGCTGAGTCTACACCGTCTAAGTCCACGTCACCTTGACTGACCGATCAAGAAACCCAGGCGTGGACAGGGCTGAATCGACGTTCTCTATGCTTCTCATTGTCTAACACCAACAGCCCGATCAACCGCCGCGATGGTGGTCCTCAACCGCAAGCACAACATCAACCCATGCATACGGTTGGCCAACCGCACGCACATGATTGATTGCATTGCAGCGGTCACTCGCATTCTTCCAGAGCAGTCAGCAACTGATCAACGCCTAATGCAGAACTTTGCAAGTTACGACCAACCTCTGCTGCTTTGTTAGCAGCATTCAAAACAGCTGGTAAATCACGAATATCCACCAACCGATCATTTAACATAAACTGATCCAACGTATTGCTAACAATTGCTGCTAACTTTGCTGCATCGGATGACAGGCTTCGCCCAATGAACTCCTGTTGTTGACGGTACTCTTCTAGCTTCTGTTTATGCAACTGAGCACGACGGCTGTTCTCTGCAGCGGTCATTAACTGCAACTGAAAACAGTCGTAATCCGTAGCTCTCAAGTCCCAGTTATTCTTATTTGCTACCTTGAAGATAGAGTTTTCTGTTAAATTATAGACTTTTGATACGTACTGCTTTGATCGTCCCGATCCTGCATCTAACCAAAACTTAAAGATAAGGTATTCTTTTTCTGTTTCATTGGTAGCTAATTTCGATCTGAACTGCCACGATTGGTTAACCGTATCATCCATTACTGTAGAGCTATTAGATTGCTTGCTGTCAGCAACGGGCGCGAGAGAGGTAAGATTCGTGTCTTGTTCTAAAACATTAAGTTCTTCACAATTAAGTGAATCAAGTTGTTCATCATTAAGATCAAAACTACTGTCTTGAATTTCAAAGTTGTAATCAGTCATGACTATAAAGAAAAAAGAAGAAAAAGAAAGAAGAAAGAAGAGAATGGGGCGAAATGAATTTTTCAAAATTACATTACAGTAAGTCTATATACTCGCTGCACTTCTCGTAGACAATTCGACCGCTAGCCATATCCTTATAAAAGAGTCGGGGGGCGTGATAGATGCTGCCAATGCAAACAATAACGTGTTTGTGAACTTCGCTAAAATCTCTGTACTTGGTAAAAAGCATTGCTGTTACTGCAAAGCTTTTGCAAATTGTTTTTTTGCGATTGGAGACGTAATCAAGAATATCTGCATGAATAAAGTTGTCTTGATTGAACAAAGACTGTTTGTTAATGATATATGCTAGAAACTGCTTTTTGTCAAAACTGATCGGGCAAGTGTAGAAACTCTCTACCTCTGTAAGGTCAAGTTTTAGACAATCTAAATTAAGAGATTGATAATACAAGACCTGGCTTTTGTTTGCAAGACTGCGTTTGACTGCACGCAATCTTCGATGCACTTCCGCAACCGTCATCACCTCGCACGTGCTCTGTCTGCGCATCCGTTGCGAATCTCGAACGCTCGCACGCTAACCGATCAAGGCTCAATCTCAAACCAACGGAGACAGCGCTAAACGCCTCATCTAGACGCCTCTCGACGCTTCAGCGTCTCCTAGGGGCATCGACATCCGCAAAGGCCTTCCAGCGGCTCTCAGCGGCCTGCTGTGGATCGGCAAGTGCGGGACGGGATGAAGGGGGCAACCTTGCTCAACAAACAAAAAAGCAGTGATGCAGACAAAGCCACACCACTGCTGTAAGTATTTGAATTGATTCAGGGCAAACGATCGTCGGGGCAGAAACCGTAAGGAACGCCTTGCCTACCGGCGAGCCAATTGGGGCGACCGGTGGATTCGTGAACCGCTTTGACGTATTTGTGAAAAATACGAGCCGGAACTTTTTCGTAAAAGAAATGATGCAACTTGCTGGCTCTGCGTTCAAGCGCAAGATCAATCAAAGCAGGATCCTTGCCTGCATTCTCGATCAGCTGTTTATGAATTTTTACAGCTTTGTCAATTAACTTTTGGTCGTTCATTTTCAGAAAGGTTGCTCCTGAAGTTTTGCTCCGGCTTTTGTGATCAAGAAATCTGCATCTGAAACAATTTCAACCCAGCCGTTTGGATGCTTGTTGCAGAATTGATCGTAATGATCACCCGCGTCTTCGTAACTGTTGAATTCGGCGAGGCTGTTCATCTCGCCATCCTGGAGCAAGCAAATGTGATGCATGGCTAAATCAGGGATAGAAGTCATTAACCAGCCCTTTCAGCTGGCTAAGTTCTCGATCGAGTTCGGCAATTCTTTCTCTTGCCGAAGCAATCTCTTCCACGGTAAAGTCAGTTCTCCTGACGGTGGGAAGAATCTCAAAAGGGGCGACATTTTCTCTGTCAAGAGGGCAAACGAAAATGCTCGTACGCAAATAGTACGTGCGACCAACGAAATCAAATCTTTTCGTCAAACTCGCAAATACACGAGTCAAGCCACCGCAATCGTAAACGATCGAAAATCCATCAGGCAAATCAACAATCTGCGCAACCTGATCCTTGATCTTTGCGGTAAACGTCCGATAGGGCGTAACCTTGATCGCTTTCTTGCCAATCAGCGTAGCAAAAAGATCTCCAAATTTGTTTTGCAGCTCGTTTGCTACTGCATTCAATTGATTGCGGTTTTTAACCTGAAGGGCGAGTAATTCGTTCATCAGTAGAACTCCGTGGTGATTTCTTTTACGATTAGCTCTTTGTGTTCTCCATTCTCAATCCAAGCCGATCTTGATTTCTCTCTCATCCAATAATGATGCCCTGTGATTTTGCCATCAAAAACCGCCTGACGGTCTTCCGCTGTCAAATCATTTAACCCTCTCGGCACACCATCGGCACCAATAAACGCAAAACGCAAATACTGATAAATTTCTTTCGAGAGCGTTTCGCGCCTTGCCAAAATCACAGAACGCGACCAGTGCGGCAATCACCGAAACGTCTCACTTGTAAAAAGCTTTTGCGTTTCAGCAAGTATCTGACTGTGTTTCGGACGACACAGCCTTGCGTTGAAGTAAATGCTTTCCAGTTGCCCTGTCAAGCAGCGCTGGTGATTCAAAACTGTTGAAAGTTTCATCGAAAGATCTGAGGTGAATACGGCTTGTGAAACTACACTTCAACTAAAAAAACTTAGATCATTGAAGTAAAAATCAAAGGCGTAAAAAGCGCGAAAACCGCGCAGGGCGGCTCTCGCATGACTTAATTATGCCATATAACGCTTTGCCTGTCAAGCTTATGCAAAAGAGATTTTTAGCTAAGTGTTCTTTTCATCGCAAATTTAACCATGTCTTCCCGATGATCCCTAAAGTGAAAGACGGCAAGAACTACTTTATTTATACTCTCCCTGTCTTCCATGCCGCTGTGAGCACAAATAAAACGAGTCAAGCTCCGAACAGAATTGTCGTCCACAATTTCACGCCTTCTTTCGTCAACACTCTGCCATGTATCTATTTCTCCAGGTGCGACATAAAGCTGAACATCGGAAATGAAACCAAGTCCCTGCAGTCGCTCAAGGGCTCCGATCACCCAAAAAGCCTGCTGGGAGCGCTTGTCAGCTGGCAGTGCCATCAACAAGCTCCGAAGTTGATTTGTCAGCTGCGTTAAGTTCAAAAACCCAATCGTTAATCATATCAGGAACAAGCACTGCCGCTTCGCTTAGCCTGTCGCTGTCCAGGCCGCAAAGCGTACTTTCTTTGATAATGCCGACGCGAGTGCCAAATACAGAGGTCAGCGGTCCATAAAACTTTAGCTCTATCTGATAAAAACCATACTCAACAAGATCGCGAACGATGGAACGGTCGCGATCGGAATCGTAGATCTTTCCGTCTTCGTCTTTGTACGGCTGCCACCAAAGAAAGTTGCCGCGCCGATCTCTTTGGATGATTCGCGCTCCGCCATCAAAATCTTGCGGCCATAACGTCGCCCATTCAAGCCTACCGTAACAATCAAAATCGAAAACATTCGTGTAGGGATCAGAAGACAGCTTAAAAGTAATGCGATATTCAGACTGCTTACCCGCAAACTCAAGGTAAACGCAGCCGGTACTGCAAAGGCTTTGCGTGTCAATCTTTGCAAGTTTGCCAGAAAGTTGTGATGCGTTCATGGATCTGGTGTGTGTAAGGTTAAGCTTCGCGATTCACAGGTCAGGAAAACGGCAAGGAAGGCTGGGAAGAGTCTCCGCGATTCCTGGCATCTTGAACCATCTTCAGAATGTCCCAGTCATCGACATCTTCGTATCTGTCGTGATCCGGGTCGTAAGCGACCAGGCAATGAGAATGCGAAATGCTTTCATCAGTAGACAACCAAACATAACTGCCGGTATGTTGATTGACGCAGTCCTTGAAGGCAAACTCAAAATAGTCTGTTAAATAGTCGCCCATGAAATGATAAACACCATTTGAAGTGCGACGATGCAAGGAAATAGTCATGGAAAAAGCTGCTTGTGAACAAAAGATCAATGAAGCTATCTGCCACTCACGATCAGGCGGCAGTAATCTACCGACTTGTGCTTCACTAAACAATTGTTATAGGCTCGTTGATCTTCCGAAATCAGCGAGGCGATGACAAAAGCAAGAAGCGTGCCAACAACGACAACGGCACCCGACGCGGCAAAACCGGTGGAAGCCGCTTTAAGATTTTTCTTGATGGCCATGGATCTGATGTGAAAACGAAAGAACAAAACGAGACACACCTTGCGCTCGCATACTTAATTATGACACATATAGCGCCGGATGTCAAGCTTATGCAATACTAATTTCAGCTATGTCAGATTTCGCTTGGGTGCAAGTCAACGTACGGCAAGCGCGATAAGTTTTGATATTTCAAGAAACTTGCAAGTACATACTCACAGAACTCCATAGCAAACTCCTTTTCTGAATAACTTATTCCCACTTCTGCTGGAAACTCAATCGCGAACTCTTCCGCGTCTGTTCTGGGTTCATGTCTGCGTTGTTTGATGAAAACAATAATGCGCCAGCGCGAATAGTTTGCACCAAAGCAATCCTCCTCGTCTGAAGTGTATTGACGAACGGAAAAATCTAGGTTGCATATTTCAGATGAGTCGTGAAAAACGCAAATTTCTTTCGAGTCAAACCTGCCCCCATGAAATCCACGACCAAGATCCTGCCACTGAAAAATTTCTTGATTGATTTGATCCTGAGTGATTGCAGTCATTGTTGTGCGACGAAGAACTTTTGAAAAGAGCGAGAGCCGTATTCGCTTTTTATTGCGAGTCTAATTTTCGCCAACCAAGCTAAAGCGAATAAATATAGTCAATCACATCTTGTGGCAGTTCCTCTTTTAGCCAAGAGCAGCCATATTTGTATCCATCATCCAGGAGCAAGTTGTGCCCCTCAAGAAAATCACAGGCGAGCCATTAACTCATTTGCGAAAGATCCAGAGCCCTGCGACGCTTGCTCTCAAACTTAATCAGTTCCTCTTGCGCCGGAGTCCCAGCGCGCATCGTATTCAAATGCCAACGCTCCCAAGTGTCACAAAGCTGAGCCGGCGCAAACAGTCGAGCAACTTCGGACACCTGTCCGCTCGCAACACTATCGCCATTTTGATCAAACAAAGTACCAAAGACTGACAATTTTTGATTGTCGTCATCAAGAAAAATCTTGACCTCGAAAGACATGCCGTATTTGTGAAAAGTTAAAGTTTTGCGCATTGGCTTGATAGATAAAAATTGCAAAAACAAGAAACTGTTAGGCGAGAACTAAGTAACGCAACTCTTGTCCGACAAGAGAAAGTTCGTTGAGGGTACCAATTGAGCTAATCGCTCGCCATTGCCCGTCAAGCATCATGTCAAGCGTTTCGTATTTGTCCTCTACGACTTTTTGATCATTGCAAATAAAATAGTACCAAAGCTCGTCCTTGTCCCGTCCGAAGTATCCATCGACGGGCAGTCCCTCGATTTTGTCTTGCAGTTCGGAAATCGTAAATTCAATTGCGGTTGCGACGGGATCTTCACCTTTGATAACTGAAATCTGCTTGCTCCCGTCAATATAAAGCAGAAAGCTGTCAATTTCTGCAATTGCTGAGTTGTAAAAGTCTTCCCCAACAACGAGAGGAAACTGTTTGTATATTTTCATAATGCTGCTTTTCCGATATATGAGCGCCAGCCGAACTTGGCTGGTGCTAATCCTATTACTTGAAGGCAGGTCGAAAAGAGTCATGGCTTTTGCGGATAAAGTGGCCGAAATTTACGAATCAAGTATTAGATCGTCCATCCTCCTCGATCAAGAAATAAATATTTTTAATGTATCCGCACATCGAAGTTGGAACAAAATAAGTCGAACTATGCTCGCCATCAACAACAGAGATCTTTTCGGTCTCGAAAACAAAGCCGCGAATTACCTCTGCAATGTCGGCCTTGTAGCTGATGCACAGTTGCGCGATTGTCTTCCATTGCGCATCGGTAATAAAACCGTCGAAGCGCCAAGCATTTGTTCCGTTTGTGAAATCGTAATAATCAAACTCAGCTCTCCCGAGTTGCGGCTTGTGAAGCTTGTATTCCATCAATCCGCATAAAGTGTTAATTCGCTTGAAGAGGTATTCATTCTTTTGCAGCTCTTCAAAGCTTAAGGTGCAAGAACGTGTCAGGGTTTGTGTTTGCATTGATCTAGTGAAAAGAAAAACAAAGAACAAAAAAGCGAGGCTTTGCCGACACCGGCCCTCGCATCACTTAATTATGCCATACAATGGCTTGCCTGTCAAGGTTATCTACAACTGATTTTAGCGCTTACTCTTTCATCACGCAGCCTGAGATAATCATTTATCCTGAGAACGCGAATACCGCTATCATCGACCGCATTGCACAGCCAGTCCTGGATGCTTGATGAATCAATGAATTCATCTAATTGGCTATCAAGATCGATCCGCGACTCCGCCAGCTCTCTCTTCAAGGCAGCCGCAACAACTGCACCGGCCTGGTTGTGATCCCAATCCGCAATAGGCGCCCAACTCGAAATCTTGGGCGAGTAAAAGCTAGCGAAGCCTGGGCGACTGGCAAACATATCCAGCGCGGTCTCTCGAAAGCTTTTTCCGCGAACCTTGATTAAGAGCTTGCAAAAATCCGCCCTACTGATAGATGCAAAAATTCTGTCTGTTGAAAAATTGTACTCCCTTGGACAAAGCAGCTCCTCAAGAGTGAAGCCGACCTCAAGAATTGAGCCAACCAACTCCAAGTAGCATTTGGCGTATTTCCTGAATACAGACAAGTAATCAATTTTTTCCCAGAATGACCCATAAAGATCCGGGTATCGAATCTCTCCGTCATCAAACCTGAACAACGCCTCCTCTTCGTCGTCAATCCTTTGAGCGTGGTGTGTGCAATAAAAGCCGTCAAAAGGAATTAGGCAGGAAAAGCTTTGTCTTTTTTCGCCTTGATTGGTTTGTGGCATTGTTCTAATGTGTGAATTTAACAGAATCAAAATCTACCAGTTAACCCCAAGGCGCTTCAGGAATTCATTGACTCCATCCCTGCCGCAAAGCCATGTGTATCTGCCGGTGCGAGCGTGGACCGCTAAAACGTATTCCTGAAAGAAACCGGACGGAGCCTTTGTGTAAAAGATTTCATGAATCCTGTCCGCTTTCTCCTGCAGGGGCGCATCCACAACTCCGGCGTCCTGGTACTGAATCAACCGTTTGTGAGTCTTAACGGCTTCGGCGATCAAGCGATAGTAATTCATGAGGATTAGTCGTTACAAGGATAAGTGTAGCGTTCGTTGTAGTGATCGCAAGCATTGCGCTCCTCCGGGCCGATCTCATCCTCGCTGAACGAATCCACGCCGTCATCGACTGAATCCAAAAAGCGAGGCGACAATTCGTTGTCATCAAGCGCGTCCCTGACATCGCGTGCGGACATAAGGCTTAGGCAAGTAAGCAATAACTGCTTTGCATCGCAGCGACCCGCTTCGACCAGCTCAATTGCGTAAGCGCGTGGACATTCTTGAAAATTAGACATCGGTGTTTTGCCTGATGGGTTGGAAAGCTTGAATCTCCGTGAGTTTATTGATAACTTCTGCCGTGCTAAGCCAGCCAGTTACAGAATCGTGGTCTATTGTGAACTCCTCGCCCTCGCTCTCAGGCTTGGTAATTACGGCAAGCTCGTAAAATCCCTCAAGGCCGCCATACGAATAAGAATGCCTTGCGACACTTGCGCCGTATCCATTTTCAAAATAGATTAGCACCTGATCGCCGTCCAAAATCTTCCGATGCTCAAAGCTTTTTACGCCCGCAAGCGCGTCAATAGTAAAAGAACCGGAAATCGTGATCGCGGTAGTCTTGGTCATTTAAGCCTCAGTGAATAAATGAACTGCTTGGTGCCACCGCAAGTACAGCGATGGGCGGGAACAATTGTGCCATCTGAATAAAGGCATGAGTCCCCGTGTCTTTCTGTCTTCAGGATTTCGTGCGGATATTTACGTTTTGCCTTTTCTGATCTCGCGGCATTAAGCGTACCAAAAACAACACTAGACATCTTCTTCCTCCGCCCTTGCGTCAAGCGATTCCACAAAATCGCCCCAACTAATCAGTCGCCACTTGCTGGAAATGTGATCCAAGAGAATCGTTGTTGCGTAAGCATCCCCGGTGTTTAGGTAGCTCGCAACAATGTCTCCAAGGTAACTGTCGAAGGGGCAATGAAATCGCTCGTCGCGAATTACTTCAACTCCATGCGTACCGAGCAATTCATTCAAGGCTTCAAGTGCGATTTCGCTTGCTCGTGGCTTGTGATAGCACTGATTGATCCAACCGTAAGTGCGGGGGAAACGCCTTGCGAAGTTTTCTGGGTTGGTCCTGCCTCGAATAATGCTCAAGGCGATGTTTGCGTCAAACAGAGAAATGTTTAAGCGCTCGGCAATTCGTAATGCTTTCATTGATTTAATTTGTAAAAACTGCGATCAAGACAAGCTATTCTTTTTCGTATCCGACAAACCAAGGACCGTCGCCCCAGGCCTTGAAGTTTGCAGCTTTCTCGCAAGTACGAGAAGACGTATCAGGATCGCTGCAAATCTCTTTCGCTTTCTTAAGCGTTAGCCCACGGTCAAGAACCTTGTCCGGCCCATCAAACCGAAAAAGAATTGTCTTGTAAGTTGCCATTGATCTAAGGAGCAAAAGAACAAAAACAAGCGCGGCACACAGGCTGCGCTTGCATACTTAATAGTACCATATATTTTACCTGCTGTCAAGCAAAAGCAAATTTAATTTTTATCAATCAACAAGTTCAGGCTCCCTCAAGCGCTCTTGAGCGGCTTTGTATTCGGAAATGTCAAAGACATTAAGCAGTCGCTCTTTTATTCTTGCGAAGCCATAACGCAGCTCGCGCTTTAGCATTTCATCTCGCCCATTCTCGCAGTGCTTGGCAATAAGAGCCCAGGTAAATCCAGGATTGCTGTATCCATGCATCTTCAGGCAGTAATACAAAAAGATGCGAGTGTAATATTTTTCGTACAAATGGCAACAAACGTGCCCCATGTCATCTTTGTCTTGGTTGTCAAGATAAAGACGGCACATCAAGCAGTCCCCGGTCTCGGGCTTGCGAAGTCCGTTTTCAACAGCGTCCTTTGCAAAGCCGCGAATGTATTCATTGATCAGGCGATCAAGTAATTTTCTCTTTTCGATAAGATCAGCCGGAACCGAGTCTTTATTGACAACCATGCCACGGGCGTCAACTTCGACAAAGTCGAAGTAGGGAATATCATTCTTCGTGTCGTTGTTTTCACTCAGATACCAAACCCCGCGCTTCTGATAGATGCGTGCAGGCGACAGCGAATTAAGCCTGTCCTTGGTTGTAACCGTTCGGTAGCCGCCACTGTTTAGACAGTAAATTGTTTCACCGTTCCGCTCAGAGATTACAATTATATCTGTTTGGTGCAGCGTAATCGCGTACCTGTTCTGAGTAAGCTTGCGAAGATAGGTATTGTGTCCAAGCTTTTTCTTGTCAAAGCCTCGCTTGAGTTGAGATTCGATAGCCTGCTGACACTTAAGGAAACTAAGCATTGTTCTGATTGGATAAAGAAAAAAACTAAAAAGCTATTCAAAGATGTTCGGCTTTGACGCTGTCGAAAAACGTCAAGAACGCAACCGGAGGGAGCCCCAGCGCGCTGATCTCAAGATTAAGAACTGCGCAGATTTCTTGATAATCGGGAATGTCTATTGACTCCGGCTTAACACGGAAAAGAAAGGGCGGACGGCTGCCGCAGAATTGATACTCATTCGCTTCTCTGATAAACTCAACACCGTACTTTTTGCAAAACGGAATTAGGCAAGAGCTTCGATACTGATCTGCTAGCAGTTGAATCGTGTTCTCAAAGTCTCGAACGGCTCCTTCGACAAAGGATCTAACCAGAAGAGACTTCTCGGAAGTAAAAGTGCTCATTGTTTTGACTGATTGAACGAATTAAGAATTAGCCATTGATGGCAATCCATGGTCTTTCAAACCGTTTGACAATTTCAGGGAAAGCATCACAAATGCGCTGAAAGTTTTGCGGATCTGCTGCAATCATCGCATCTGCAAGCTTGCTAACAAAATTTCCGCCGTAGCGACGCATGTTCTCAACCAATTGAATTTTTTGATCTTGATTCATGTCGGGAAATTAAAAAGAACAAGTAAATCAGGCAAAGTGCCTAAACAGCCTTGTAGATTCTGTAGCCATACTCCGGCAATTTCGCCCATAAAACATGGACAGCATCGCTTGCCGCCTCAAGAGCAGAAAACTCATTTGAGTAACTGTGGGCGACAACCTCTTGATGGCCGGGAAACTTGAAAATCAACCTCATGCTGTTGTCAAATCTAGGATGGCAAAGGCGATCAATAATCTCTGCCTTTGTTCCCAGCACAGGAAACCCGTAAGGAGTGACGACGCAATAGTCAGCCATATCAAACAAAAGGACGGGGGTAATTGAACGAAGTGCCAGTCTCCAATTTGGTAACTTCGACACGGACAAGATCGGAATTCTTTTCTTGCAGCTTGAGCGCATTGCTCAATGAAAGCTCAGCCGTTGATTCGAGGATAAAAAATTTATACTTTTCCTCGCCTTTGCGATTTTGGCACACAAAGACAAATTCCTCCTTTGCACTTGTCGCAAAATTATTGCGGCAAAAGATGCGAACGAGATCGTCGGCTGATGTCTGAATCCTAAAACTGCTTACCTGATTGATGTTCATCCGTCTAATGCGATGGGGCGCCAGCGAGCACACGGCTCACCGACACCTTTAGTATCTCATATATTTAGCCTGCTGTCAAGCTTATCTGATACTAATTTTTGCGCTGCTAAACCGTGCCTAAGGTTGGAAAATTTCAATTCTTGTTAGGCAATTGTCGCAGAACAAATATGGATCCCTCTTGTTCACTCCATCCCTGACGACTAGCCAGGAATCATCAAGTGCAAATCTCTCGATGTCACTTTCGCAGCAAAGAGAACAAATGCAGGCGCCGCTTTTCGTCTTGACATATCTGCTCTTGTATCCATGCAGCCGAAACCTGCGAGAGTATCCCGTGATCCTCGCAATCCTAAGCGAAGTGCTTTTTGTTGTCATAGATTGTTCACACGTTGAAAATTGAACTCCGCAACTGCGGCAGAGAAGCGTGCTCCGTGAGGCCGTCACAAGCCGCCAAATCGAAAAACGGCTTGTCCATATCCAATCCTGCCCCGAGGCGCTTTGGAGCCGCCCCTGCCTGCGTCTCAGCGCAATCTACGGCTGCGCCCTGGCCTCGCCATCGAGCTTTTCTTTCAGCTCGGAATGCACTGCCTTGATTTGCTCTCTCAAGATTTTCCACGCTTTCGCGCTTTCCTCTTGAGAGCTATCCTTAAGCAGATCAACAAAGGCCTCCCCATACTTATACATATACGAGAGGGACATCAAGAGAATTCTGATCTTCCTACTTTTGTCCATCTTTACTTGTTCGGCATGGAGCGGAAAGGGAATGATCGCTTGACACGATCAAGACGCCCAGTCAGGCGCTTAACATCTCGCCTAAGCATAAGGGTTTCAGCGGATAAAACAAGAAGGCCAAGCGCAAGTAAAATCAGGGAAGCATTTGAATTCATAGCTGAAAGCAAGTAAGAACAATTTTTAAGAAATTAACCGCTCTGCTGCATTGCGCACGCCAACGCCTGGCTCACCTCCATCGTTATCATACAAAAAATGAGGTGTTCGATCGAAGTTCACATGGGCATCAACGATGCTGCAAAATTCATCAATTGCATCGCTTAGCCCCAGCAATTCTTCATCCATTACATGCTGCCGCTGATCTTCCGCAAGAACAGACTGCAGCTCATCCCTCAAGGCTTCAACTTTTTCAAGCGAACCAAGCTGACGATTGCTACCATTCAACCGTGAATAGGCAATGACAGTATTTCTAAGGGGCATAATAGTCAAATGACAGATTTACCTTGGTAGACCTTGAAGGCTTCGTTGTTCATTTCCAAGCAGCGATTGAAAATAGAAAACAAAATAATCCTGCTTGAGTTTTTGCCAGCCGATGAGATTTCGGACGCCCAGTGGGAGTTATCGCTGAACGCCATGTCCATTGACTCTTTCCAGCCAATTCCCATCGCGAGATATTCGCAATGGGAACGCGCAACGCTGTCAGCCCATACGGGACCAGCAAGTGCGCGTGCAGAAAAGAGCGTGGTCGAAGAAAATGCCAGCGTGGCAATCAGTGCGGCCTTGATCGTTTTCATTGGTGGGGGGGAAGAATCGCTTAAGGGGGGAATCACTTAAAGGGAAAGAGCCTGTATCAGCAGCTGAGCGTTTCTTCGTCTGACGAAGAAGCTAGAGCCGGATCAGAGCTGTCCGGCTTTTCCGCACGCAAGAACTCTCGACACTGAAACAGGTCTCCATCTTGCTTAATGGAAATCTTCCAGACTCCACCATTGCCATCGGCTTCTTCAAAAGTCCAGTCGCTCAGTATCTGATCCCATGAATCCCAGTAGCTTTCGTTGTCTGGACCGGCAAGGCAATTGTCCCAGTCCCCTTGACTGATACGATCAATTTTCTCGTATCGTTGACAGAATTGCTGAGGAACGTAAATACCATGAAGCCCGTCAACAATACACTCTGACTGAGCTTCAGGCCAATTCTCTTCGGGTGGATCAAGTGGGCGCGGATCCACAAGTGCGGGCATGACGTAATCCATGGTTCTGGAATGAATAAAAGTGATCGGCGAGGAGAGCGGGTTACTCCCCAGCATTTACAATATTAGCACCAATGGTGCCAGCTGTCAAGGAAATACAAAACTAATTTCCGCCTTAAGGCAAGGTCAAGAAGGCGGCACTAGGCGCAATCAAAAGTAAATTTTTTTGTCATCGCCTACAAAGCACTCAATCTGAGGAAAGCGATGCGCCGCGTTGGAGAGAATCTGCGAAACCCGAGGATCCCATCGACCCGTATCCCAAAATCCACTTCCGTCATGGTTTCTGGTATAAATAAAATCTCTTTCAACGCATCCTTCCTGATGGATGCCAAGATAAAAGGCTTCAAGACTTTCCCAGTCGCCCCCGATTGCTGCCGTAATCTCCGACTCACATCTATCAATGAACCGCTGAAAATCTGCATACAGCCTGCTTAAGCAGCCTTGGTCAATATCGCAGATGCTGTAATTCTTGCTGAGCGACTGATCCTCGACGATAGACGAAAACAACAAGGCTTCCGTCATATACCGAAGAATTGGATTGTCAATGCAAACGACTGGGGCTGTTGTGGGTGATTTCATTCGTAATAATTGCCAATCTTAAGCTCGTCCTTGATCCTGAACATGATCTCTTGCGAAGTCAACGCAATCACGGCACGATTGTTTCGGTAAAACAAATTCTTCAACTCTGCTGGGCAGCAGGAATGGAGGTATTTACCAGACATTCCGCCAACAGTCCTGTGGCAGCGATCAAAGGCTAGAAAGTCGAAAATCTTTTCATCGTTTAAGTTTTTCTTCCAGATAATTGTCAGGTCACGACAAAGATCATTCCATGTTTTTGCATCTTTGTTTGCAATGTAAAGAGCAAACTTGCTGCACTCTTCAATCAGCAATTGTTCATTTGTCATTGAATTTCAGCATTTGTTTGAAAGTGATCGGGCGCATGTCCTCGTCAACCCCTGTGCTTTCCAGGAGTTTATCTCGCAGCTCGGCTATCGCTTTCAGCGATTGCATGGCAGCTTCCGCTCTGATTGCAGCCGCCATCACGATGCTTCGCCTTCTCCAGAAACAAAGCAAAGCCCACCTTTCCGATCTTCTCAGATCTTTTAGCGTTTTTTGCTCAATTATGCTGGAATCAAGTTGAAGGGAATAAAGAAGCAGCTGCAGCTCATAAACATAAAGCTCTGGAGTTTTCATGATTCAAGGTAAACTAACACTGCAAAAACCTGTCTGGCGGTTCAGAAGAAAGCCTCCGCCGCCTCAGCGCACGAGGTTGACAACGTCACAAAAGCTAGCAGATTCAATCGAACCATCGCAAGCGCCAACGCCTTTGGTGACAAAATAAAATCTTGCCGTATCAAAAAACTGCTTTTGACGCGCCATGCTCAACGGGTCACTCTGAAGAAGGCGCATAATTGTTACCTCGACTGCCGACAACACATACTCGTAATCGCCTTGTCGAGCGACTTCGGTCAAGCGGCAATACATTGGCAAAAACTGACTGCCAAGCTCGCTAACGATCCAAAGCCTCACTTCCCCTCGCTTCATGCGACGCAGAATCCTTGCGTCATGAACAGCCACGTCTGAAAAGTTATGGCGAACAACTTCGTCAGCAATAAAGCACATTTGCTCATGCAGGGTTTTATTGCGAGGTTCAATCTTGATTGTTTCCTGAAACGAATAAGGTGCAACCACTTGATTCATTTAGCTGGATGAGCTGATTTACTATTTAATAGTAACACTAATAGCCCCGCCTGTCAAGGAAATACAAAAGTAATTTTACGCCTTCCGCAAGGGCGGAGAGTCGGCGGTATCGGCAATCCCTCGGAACCATCGCCCGCTGCTGGCCACTCACAAGCTCCAAAGAGCTAAATGAATCCATCAATATCGAGATCCGCATACCTGTTCCTATTCAGCAGTCGCGGCATTATTTGTATAGCTTTTGCGTATGGCAAAAACGGCTCCCTGCGAACAACGCCGCCAGGAGAGTATGGACAGAACCAGTTGGCGATTTCATTATCCACGAACACACGCGGATACTCAAATTTTGTGCCAATCCAAATACAGCCAGAATCTATAAATTCATACCTTTTCCTGCCTCTCACTCTCAGAAATGGATATAGACCTCCTTCTGGTGACGAAACCGTATCTGGCTTAAAAAATTCGCCTCCGTATCCAAGCGAATTCAGTCTTTCGTACCTATCGGATAATTCTTCAATCGAGTCAAACTCGGTAAGTGCGCAAAGCTCAATATCGCGCAGACTTCCGTAAATCTTCTTGAATCTAAGAATGATGCCATTTTCATGCAGCAAGGACTCCTTGCATAACGCAAATCTATTGACTGTTTGCGTTTTGCTGAAGTAGGGATAACCACTAGGCCCCAAGCGAACATGAAAATTCCTCTGGGCAATGCTGCTCATGCCTCTCTATCCAATGCTTTGATGGATACTGAACGACAACCAGTCGAAGCAAATAATGATGCAGTTCAACGGTGTACTCATAAGGTTCCAAATCGGAAAGCCAACCAAGAATCGCCAGCGAAGTTTTGACGCATTTCGCGTAGTATTGGCGAAAGAAAAACGCATAATCCTGCTTTATCCGCCTGGCCCTCATGGAGGTTTGTGGGCAAATGAACTCCCCGCCGCTTGAAGCACCGTAGCCATGAACCGTGTAGTAGCAGTACCATGGCCTCTTGATCTGCTGTCTCATTTTTGAGATCTGGTGGGCAAACCGCAACTTGATTCGGCGCAGGGCCCCTTGCTTCCACGCAATCGTTTCCACGACCATCCGCACCCGTGACTCTTTCCGCCTCCGAAGCTCACCCTCGTAAGTCTCCTTGTCAAAAACGTGAATTTTGTATGGAAATGGCTTATCCTGGCTGTACTTCCTGGCCATCTCAACGCTTGGGGGCTACCAGCAACACTAAATCATGCCGTCTCAGCCATGCACGCCATCCAGGTTTTTCACTACGAAGCCACCCTAGAAAACAGGACGATCGCCGCAACTGTTGAGTGCGGAAACATCGTCGAGGCTCTGCAGCTTGTTAACGGGCTTCACGCAAAAGCTGAATCAATAACCGTAAAAAAAATCAAAAAAAACAATGTTCGACTTTACCCCATCCTCTTCTGACAACGCAGAAATTCACAACTGCTATCTGAAGGCCAAGCAAAAACTTCAAGAAGGAGCAGAAGAGCTGGAGCAACTGGAATGGCTGCTCAAGGACAAGCATATGGCCATCTCCAAGACAGACAGGAAGCCAATGGAGCAGTCGATAACAGCCATCTGCGCCGCTGCGTGGAGGATTCACGTACAAGGATATACCATCAAGCAGGCCGGGGCCAAGTCGCGCATTATGAAGCCCTGCGAGAATCTCCTTACAAATTAAAAACGCTTATGAGTAGTGTGACACTTGCGACTACTGGACGTAGTACAAGATTGATCACTTGACAGGACCATTGGTCCCACGTACACTTAAGGAGTTCACACGCTGCTTTTATCTATTGAACCAGTCAGATGACTCGAAAATCCACGCAGAAAATTGAAATCGGCGAGACTGTTTACGCACGCTGGCATGGCGACAACGAGTTTATCGTCACCGGCAAGGTCAGCGGTCAAAAGGTTCCGCATTTCATTTGCCGGCTCCAATCCCTTTATGCGATTGAGCAAAGCTGGATCTTTCCTCTCATCCACCTCTCTACTCGGTCACTAACAAAAGCCACGAACTCCAGCAACAGAAAACAGTTATCGCTTTTTTAATCAGAAAACCATGGCAACATTTTTAACACGCAGAGAAGCGAAGGAACGAGCAAAGGCCGAAAAAGAACAAAGAAGGAGTCAAAAGCTACATTTCTCCGACCTACTCTGGGCATCCAAGAGAAGATACCTGAGTGACAGCGAATGGTATGACTTGCACAAGTTGAACGAAACACATGGAACCTGGGGGCCGGAAAGATCTGAATACGAATTCGCAATACTTGCAGATCTGCGCGAATACTTCAAGCGACATCAGGTCGGAAGCAAGTGCCCGCACATGAACGCACTTGAGAAACATTTGGCCATGCACGCCGAACAGCAAGAACTGAGGAACAAGGAAAAACAAAAAACAATTGTCACCGCCCATCCGAGGCTCAAAAAAACCAGCCCAACGAAAGTATTGGCAAAAGCATGAAAAGCAGCTGCTGTCAGCCAATCGCAATCAACTCGGACTATGGGCGAATTGGGAAAATTGCCTGGGTAAACAAGAGCGGCGAACCGATGGACGCTTTGCTCAATGCGTGCTGGGGTAGTATTTACTGGTTCGCCTGGTCCAAACTCCATCAAGACTACTTCGCCGAAAAAGCTTTCCCTCTGCTTTCTTTCAGCGCAAAAAGTTTTATTTCAAAAATTACACATTACAGCCGAACGGCTCCAACCAAATGACCTCCGCTCCAGAAAATCAGCTCTCAATCACACAAGTTGCCGTACAGGAGACCAGCGCTCTTAGCAAATGGGAGGCGCTTGCAGCAGAAATTGCAATCGCAACCCAGGACTCCGAAAGCAAAAGCTTTGACTATCGAGACAAAACCGGCAACAAAGAAGCGCGTAGCTGGATGTATCAATTGCGCCTGATCAAGGGATCAATTGAGCGAGCCAGGAAAAATGCCAAGGCAGTTCATGTTCAGCGGGGAAAAGCTGTTGACGAAAAAGCGAAGCTACTTGAGGCTGCGGTTCAGGGACTGATCGAGCCACACGAAACGGCCATCAAGGCAATCGAAGCACAAGAGCAAGCTCGAATCGACGAACACAAGTCGGTTCTTGTACGGATTGCAGGCCTGGCCGCCAATGTTACCTCTTCTTCTGAGGCCGAAAAACGGCTAGCAGAGCTTGCTGAGATCGACATCGACAGCCTTGAAGAATTTGCGCCAGCCGGCAAGAATCTTCAGTCTGAAATCACCGAAAAGCTGAAAGAAGCACTGGACGCTCTTCGCATTCAGGAAGCTGAGCGCGCCGAACTGCAACAACTTCGCGCCGAAAAAGCCATGACCCGAGAGCGGGAGCGCGTGTCACCGACCCGGAATCAAGCAGCGGAAAGCCCGTTAGCTGATAACGAACTGGTCGCAGAGGTGCTGGCAGGCAGTCAAGAAAAAACCGAGCAGACCCAAAAACAGCGGCTAGAGGGCGAGCTGGTCGAGCTTCTTTGTCAGCTTGGCAGCTACGAAGGAATTGCCAGTGCAATCGTCAACAACAAGCTTCATCGTGCAATTTCGGTTGACTGGAGTCTTCTCGATGATGGCTCAGAATTCGATTTCCATTTCTAAAGCAGCCACTAAAGCGCAACATCCAGCAATCTCGCCAAACATCACTACCAACAAGTAAATTGCCAATGAAAAACATTCTCAACACTGCCAACATCCTCGAAAAAACAAAAATCAAACAACTTGTCCTCGACGCATGTTCTAACAGCCATATTGACGATTGCCTAGCTGAAGCCACGATAGCATGTATTCGACTTGGCTATCCAGTGACACTTGTTCACAACGAAAAGCGCTACCACTTGCACCCTTCGGCGCTTTATGACGCCATCCAGAATGCAATCGCGATAGAAGACGTAAAGATCCCCGGAAAATCGCAAGAGTAGAGACTCCGCACCAGTCAACTCACAAAGACATAAACCTTGAAACATGAAAAACAAGCGGCCAGATTACACATCGATTCAAATTGCCAATTGGTTCATCAATCAATCGCATCAAAACAAAATGGCAATAAATTCAATAAAGCTGCAAAGACTTTTATACTTTGCGCAAGGATGGTTCCTGGCCATGTACGAAAGACCCTTGTTTGACGAAAAAATCGAGGCTTTTCGATACGGTCCAGTCTGTATAGATATAAGAGAACAATTCTTGCAATATGGAACAGGAAATATTTCATCCACCGGCGCTGCCGACCACTGCGATGACCTTTTACCCGTAGTTGCGTTTTTGTCCGTAATCTGGGAAGTGTACGGGAAAAAGTTTAACTTGGTTCAGCTTTCACGCTTAGCAAACGACGAAGAGGGGCCGTGGTATAAAACAATAGCAGAAAATCCAGGTAGAAAGCACCTGAACGTTTCCGAGGAACTCATGAAAATATATTTCAAAAGCAAAATAGCAAATTAGCAAGTACCATCAAGGCAGATGTGCTTTATGCTACAATTTGCATTTGAAGACAAATGTTGCCTTTAAGGCGCAAAATCGCTTTAATGCAACTGGAGAGTTGGTTGCCTCTGGGTGCTGGAGCCCAGAGGTTTTTTTGTGAGAACTCTCAGGCGGATTCCGAGCAACGGCTGAGCGTATCCCTGGGGGGCCTGGTCCAATGCTCGCCGCTGGGGTAGGCTGGTCCAAGCAAGGCACCCCCAAAAAGGGGTGAGGCCCGGGGAGTGGTTAACCCCCCAGGCCTCGACAGCGGATCTTCTTTTGAGAGGGGAGGGCCGCTGTGGTGAACGAGTCAAGTTCAAGTTCGCTTCCAATCATAGTGGCCCCACCCCCGAATCGACAAGCCCCTCCCCAAGAGCAGTGGCTGCGGGCGGCCTACAGCGGGGGGTGGTACGAGGTGATCGAAAAGCGAGAGGGTGGCAGCTGGCGATCACTCCCAAGGCCATACAGGATCGAAGGCCTTCTGCGACACCTTGCAGATGAAAGCAAAATCACAGGCTATCGCCCAGAAAAAAACACCAGGGTTATCGTATTTGATATTGACCAAAAGAAAAAATACCGCAGCCAATATTGGGATCGATACGGGGAAAGCAGCGAACTGCTTGAACTGCAACGCCACGTCGAGCTGATTGGAGGACGGGTCTCCCTGCTCAGGAGCAGCGCATCAGGCGGTCTGCATCCCTACGTGAGCCTGCCCAGCGCCATCCCTTGCTGGCTGGCCCACTGGGTTGGACGCGAGCTACTGGAGCGCTCTGGGATGGTGGCAGCAGCAGGCCAAGCCGAGCTGTTCCCATCTCAGATCGAGTACAGCGAAACGGAACGTGCTCGCAGCAACGGTTTTCGACTGCCAGGACAAACAGGTAGCGCCCTGATTACAGGCAAAACATTTATTGAAGATGCAGAACTGATTTACCTTCAGCTACTTGCAGATATAGGCGATACAGAAATCTGTAACGCTTGGCGTGAAATCCTGGAAACCGCAAGGGCGAAAAAGAAGGGCTGGCGCATCGAGAAGGGAAACGGGGCAGCAAGAGTAGAAAAAATTAAGCCTACTGCAAAATGGACGCAGCACGGACAAAGTCAAAGGGTTTTGGCGGGAATCACAACAGCCGTTCGACTCGCCAACCCCCACATTCTGTGCCCGTTCAGGCTGGGCGCCATCATTCGTAAAACAGCTATTGCAACAGAAGGCTTCGAGGAATACGCATCACATTCAACCAAGAAAGACTTGATGCGAAAAACTGGTGGACTTGCAGAGCGATGGGCGCGTTCGTCGTTGCGCAAGAAATTTGGAACCACCGAGGGAGTGCCTGAAGATAAAATTGGCAGTGACAAGGATCGCAACAGGCGACTTTTCAGGCAAAGTCAGGCAAGACTTACCCGTATCTGGAAAAGCATCAAAGACGCATCCTCCTGGAGCAAGCGGCAAGTTGCAAGAGCCTCCGGCCTGAGTCGTCGGACCCTTGAAAAGCATTGGGGCTACTGGGTTCAACTGGTGGCCCACACCCCCCTCAGTAACGGTGTGCGCTGCGGATCCGCTCCTGATCCGAGGCCTTGGAGCTGCGGAACCGCCAAGAAGTGCTGCATAGATACAGATAAATTTGTTTTTTGTGCTAGAAATAAAATTACTTGCTCTTTTTCTTCAGCGTAGCCTTATTGGTTCTGGAATTGTATTTGTATTCGCTTGGCTTTCTGTTGCTCGCTTTTGCTGCTCGATCTTTCGCCCTGCCGGATGCACCCATCGCCTGTCGCTTTTTGCCGTATTCGGTAAGCTCTTCGCTTCCTTTCTTTAGGATGCCAGCTTCTTGTAGTTTTTTTCTAGCAACTGCATTTGCGACGCCCTCCGCCAGTCCATTGCGACGCAGTTGTGTTACGAGTCTCTTCAGGATGCTTGCTTTGACGGCCACTTCTTGGTTTCGCGCCTAGTCAAACGGTAGCCACGGCGGCTGACTGGCTTGCCAATCGGCACCAATGGTGCTACACTCCTATCAGTTTCGATCCGCTTTTGCTGCGGAGCACAAATGAGCCGCGTTGACCAAGGGTCAGAAGGTTGGGCGAAGGAAATACCTGACAAGCCTGGGGGGCGTTTGCGAGTTTCCGATGCGAGGCGCGGCACCATTGCTGCGCCTCGCATGGAGCATGCGCTTCCGATTGCGTATCGACTGGTTCGAGACTGTGCTGACAATGGTTCAACTGATCTGCGCTTGCAGGGCTGCTTCAGGTGGCAGCAGGGATTCGAGGGAGGTGGTACGGAGTGGAGGGACATCGAAACCCTTAGCGCGCACGACCTCGCTAATGACAGGCCTTTTGGCCCACTTCTGTGAGGAGTTGACGGCACCATGGAAAGCATCACTGTCAAACTCACCTACTTTAAGCGAAGCGGCAAGTTTTATGATCAAGCCGAATTTTCTGCGTCAACGCATACGCCTCTCTATCGCATTTGGGAGCATGTGCGAGCCATGCGAACGGCAGGAAAGCTGCCTGGGTTGATTGATGGGGCCGGCAGGGAGTTCAACATTCTTGTTGATGTACCAGGCCACCCTCACGAGCATCCGCACATTGTCATGACCTGAGCGAAAAGCACGCTTGGTCGAGCGTGCTACAGCTGTCAATTCATCTTTTAAGCCCACAACCATGATCATCCAGTCAGCCCGTTACGAGTTTCGTGACTATAGGCAGGAAAAGCCCCCTTCTGAAGGTTGGTACATTTGGCGATTGCCGCACAAATTTCTTGAAGGCGTAACTCTGGTATTTCTCGCAAAGTATCGACTGCGTGGCGCGGGATTGGCAAGTGTCCTTTCTCCAAGTTTTGACTATTGGGATGGCTACCGAGTGCTACTGCCGAAGGGGGCAGTCGAATGGTCCGAGTACAACGGAGAAGAGCCAAAAGCGGGGAGAGAGCTGCTGGAGGTGATTGGAGTTGACAATGCACCCTGTCCATTCTGCAAGAGAAAACCCACGTGGAGATACCACGGGCGCTACATTGCGGCGCCCCCAACTGATACTGAATACTTTTACCTGGAATGCTGTCACTGGTTTGATGGTTTCAAGTCTCGGATGCGAAACCCTGTTGAATTAGCAGCAAAAAGAAACGAAGCCTTGTCTTGCTGCGTGCTTTTTGGTGATCACTCTTGCCCCCCGTCATGACAGTCTCCAATACTGGTAAGATTCAGATTTCGCATACAGCAGCGCCTATTGCCTATCGCCTGATTCGTCGAGGCGACGGCAATGGAAATATGGTTCCCGTGCTGCAAGCCCTGTTTCCTTGGAGCAAGGGTGCTGAGAATGGTCGCGAGTGGCGCGATCTGCAAACCCAGGACGAGCCTTACGTAGAAGATCACATTCCGTTTTCGTTTGTTTGAAGCCACCGCTACCAAGGAGATTCAATGGCATTCCCGAGAACACCGCTATGGCGAATAATGGCTAACGCCTATGCGAAGGCCACGGACCTGGGGCTTAGAGATTTAGATGTGATTGCCAAGGGCAATGCTGCCGAGATCCGGGCCTTGGCTGACCACATCGTTCCCGAGGAGGAGTTTCCCAGCGGCAACGCTGGCGACTTGGCCAAGATGAAATACCTGGCCAGGCGAGAGATCAGGGATCGGCTTTTGGACGAAGCCGACCGAGCTGAGTCGATCGACAGGTGGGTTGTTTGCACTCCTGATTCTCCCAACAAAGAGGGCTAATGGTGCGCTTTATCTTCGATGTCCGAGCTGAATCAACACACAAGTGAAGGAGACTAATGAATTGCTCTCATTGCGGCGGCACTGTGACTTGGCGTGGTCCATTTAGTGCGCTCACCCATACCGAGTGCGAATCGTGCGGTGCTATCAACAGCCAAAAGGTCGAGACGCACGAAGAGGTTGATGATGACTGCGACGAAGGGCAAGGATTTTTCTTTACGCCAGGGTGCAACCCATTGGACCCTGAAAGCTATCCGCATCAATTTCACTAGAGGAACACACTAATGGCTATGCATTACAATCGACTCCGCGATCCAAGCAGTCCGTTTTTCCCTCCAGGTCATAGGTACAGACATGAGTTTGATCTTGGGAGCTTTTATCTGTTAAGGGATAACGAAGATGGAACGGGTCAGTTCGTCCAAGAGCTGGGGCCCTTGGAGTCAGTCGGCTGCATCGACCTTCTCCCTGAGGCACGTGCTCGCCGGTATCCATGGTGTCAAGTGCGCCCTGATGCTATCTACGCAAATACCCCTTAGAGAGGAGAACTTGAAGTGATGACCGGCTATTCGACGGGCTACCTGGACACCAGTTATGAACGGTGGTATAGATACGAAATAGTCCGCTATAGCAACGGAGTTGATGAGTTTGATGATCCACTGCCGGGGCACAGCGTTGCAGTCGAGGTTCGAGACTTTATGGTTTCACGTCACACCCCCAAGGGGGCATGGATTAAAACCTACTCAGGGGATGAAAGATTTGTTCTCAAGGACGCCAGAAAGCGTTATGCGTGCCCCACTAAGGAAGAGGCACTAGATTCGTTTATTGCCAGGCAGCGAAGAAGAATCTCCATTTTAGAGGCTCAAGCCGAAGACTCAAAAATTGGAATACGAATCGCGGAAGGGCTGGTGGCCAAACTTTCCGAGCAGACACCCCTCTAGAGACCACAACTACCCCCGATGAATCATGACTACCCCAAACGACTACCGCGCCTTGTGCTCTGAGGTAATCTTCGTCTGGAGCAGATCAACAAACCCCGATGATCTGCATGAAAACATGATTCCCTTGGTAGACCGCGCCCGCGCCTTGCTAGCCCAGCCCGAGCCGGAGGGGGTGACGGATGAAGGGCGGGAATTGCAGTGGCCCCCGTCCGTTGCTGTCGGCTGCCACGAAGCAGCGGTTGAGGCTGAGCCAGGAAGCCCTCTGCAGCAACTACTGATTGCCGCTGGCGATCTGCTGGAGTCCCGCTGGTGCCGCCCCACCGTCCAGCCCGAGCCGGAGGGGGTGAGCCCGGACCATGTAAACCTGATCGCCTTCGCGTATAGCAAGGAGCCCTGGGCCACATGGTTGAAGCCCGGAGGATGCCTGGAGTCAGCCCATTGCGAGATGAGTGAGCTACTGCTGGCTGCCATCACCCGCTACGCCCGCCCCACCATCCAGCCGGTGCCGGTCGCTGAACGGCCCTGGGAGCGCGAGGGGTGGTGCGATGCGGAGGGGAGGTGTTGGCTCTACCGACCAGCGGAAATCCCGTGCCGACTTGCAAATGCGACGCTGCGCAGATGGGTCCTCGACACGCCCAACCGCGATGAGGAGCCGGTTCATGACTCCCACTCCCTTCCTCACAACGCCCTGCCGGTGCCGCAAAACAATTCTTGAGCTATCATGAACTTTTTCCGATCTCGCTCTAACCTTTTTAATTCAGTGGTTCATCAATACGTGCCCGAAGGCCGTATATTGCCATGGTGGGCAGTGAGCTTGCGTACCTTGCTGTTTCCACGGGAAATGCTTGGCCACTTTCTTTCTCGTCCTAACCACTACGACGTGTGGACCGATACTTATCTGATTCATGGAGTCAGGTATAATGGTGCCTTGTTTCGGACTTTTGCAAATCCTGACGAAAGCCAACTTTATCGGTTCAAGCGCAAGGGCGAGATGCTCACCGTTGAGCGCGTTGAGTTGCCGGCGCCTCAGGAGCCCCTTCCATGACCATCCCTACCAAGACGATCACCCTGGCCAGCGATCAGTGGCAAGTAATTCTCGAAGCCGCTGAAAGTCACTGTGACGAAGGGCCTCCCGGACAGGGATGGAAGAGTCCGCGTCTGTCATCCGCTATTGCGGCCCTTGATGTTGCTCTGTCTCAGTCCGATCCGGATATACTCACCGTGCAGCAATGTCATTCGATCATCAAGGCGAATATCACCTGATCTTAAGGCCGCCATGTAGATAACGCGGCCCGCCAAAGCCGCACCCAATTTGGCAGATCCCTATCATTCCCAACAGTCAATGATTGCCCTTAAAACCACTTTCACTGATATTGAGCTGTCAGGCGATAACAAGGCGTTGCTTCAAGAAGCGATGCTTGAGCTGGAGGCTGATGAGCAAAGCGAGGTGAAGAAAATTATCAAAAATCGCCTTCTTGAAATCAAAAGGCTTGAGCTTATGCTTGCCAAGGCGAAGGCTGATCTAGCCGAATTGCTTAAGCATGACCAGTCTGAAATCCTGATGCTGACGGAAAGCTGATGGACCTGTTCGCCAAGAGAGGCTTTGTTATTGCTGATGGCAAGCGAATGGCCATCAGCCTTCCGCAATTCGCTCACGACAAGAAAGACCGGAATCTTTGGCTTCTTTCTGATTACTACGCAACTGGAATCTCCTTTTACCAGCCGACTGCAGGGTTTGTGGGTTACGGGGGCGAGTTTGCGGAGATGGTCTCCCGTCAGCCAGAAGTGACAGTTGAGATCAAAGCCCGTAGCGTACAGTCTGTTCCGTTTGAGGAGGGCATCAAACCCTTCCGCAATGCAGATTCTCTATCTGTCAACGAACTACTGGCTATTGCTTATCAAAAAATGGAAAGTCGCCAGTCCTAGAGTCGCGGCTTGCCAAGTTCTAACAATTTTAATCTATTCTAAATCTCATGGAATTTCCACACGAATACGATTTTCGCAAGATCGCAATTGTTGTTTTGACACTTTTGCTGTGTGTCGCGGGCGTTTTTTGGCTTATCCCCCAGATAAATGTTTACTATCGCGCTACTAGCGGAAAGGCGGCTTTAATGGAGGCCGAGTCTACCAGGCAGGTAAAGGTGCTTGAGGCAAAGGCCAAGAAGGATTCAGCGAGCTTTGAGGCAGCTGCTGAGATCGCAAGAGCAAATGGCGTAGCCGAGGCGAATAAGATCATCGGCAGGAGCCTTGAAAACAATCCTCGCTACCTTCAATATCTTTATATTGTTGGCTTGCAGGAAGGTTCGGATAAAGGCAATCGGACAATTTATGTTCCGACTGAAGGCGGAATGCCGGTTCCGACCCTGCAGATTGAGAAGTAAAAGCTTGGCCCGCCGGAGCCTACCCGGCAACCCGCTTCATCCACTTACCCTCGCATCTTTCGATGACACCATCCACAGTTGATGAACTTCTTGATTACTGGCCTGGAAATATTCCTTTCAAAGGAAGTCTCGTCAGTGACGACGGCTCTTGCATGTGCGCTCAAGGTCAGGCGCTGAATTTTTTAAGCGGGATGACCGTCGATGAATTGCGCAAGATTGATCAGGCTGCCGCTGATAGGAAAGTCGCCGAACTGTTTGGCATCAGTGTCGCTCATTCGGTTTTGTTGCGCATTGTCAACGACAGACAGGAAGGTGCGCCTTCTAGCGTAATTCGCAGTCCTAAGCAAGTTTTAGGAGATCAGGCGCATCTGGTCCTTGCATTTTGGCGGCATCTTGATCGTATGACGGCAGCGGCCTGGGCAGCAGCCTGGACAGCAGCCAGTGCGACAGCCTGGGCAGCCGGGGAAGCAGCCGGGGAAGCAGCCTGGGCAGCAGCCAGGGCGGCAGCCGGGGAAGCAGCCGGGGAAGCAGCCGGGGCAGCAGCCGGGGAAGCAGCCTGGGAAGCAGCCGGGGAAGCAGCCGGGGAAGCAGCCGGGGAAGCAGCCTGGGCAGCAGCCAGGGCCTCCAATGAGATTCAAGGCGCTGCTACTATGCGTGCAAACAATCAGCCATTCTTCTTCTTGCCGCTATTTGGCTTTCCAGATCCAGAAGCGGTGATCGCCGCTTCTGCCTAATTCGTCCCGCCGGGAGACCATTGAATCCCGGCATTCACTTATACCCCAATGGACATGACAAGCGAATGGATCACAGACCGGCTGCCGACAAAGGCGGATGCAAATGGCGATGGGGAGGTGCAGGTGCCCAGGTCTGCGAGGTGGCAGCACCACACCCTGATCGTCCCTGGCCAGCCGTGGTGGACGCCCTGGGCTGCCGAGCGTGCCACTGCAGGGCCCACTGCAAAACCAGTGATTGATTTCAACATCAATAGCTATGTGTACGTTCGGCTAACTCCGGTAGGCCGCAATGTTTTGCGTTCTCAGGGTATTGATTTACCCGCAGAGCTACCAGGCGGCTGGAGCAAGTGGCAGATGTTTTACCTCATGAACGTCTTTGGTCCACACCTTTGGAATGGCTGCGATGTGCCATTTGAAACAAATATCAAAATCGGCTTCTCTTGTCCCGAGCCGCAGGGGCTGGCAGCAGAGTTGTGTATATTGTATGAGCGCTGGTGGCAAAACAAGGGAAGCGGAATATCGCCGCTTGTCGGGGAGGATCAGGAGTCGCATGTTCGCCGAGTTGCTTGTCTTGCTTGGGTGGACGGCGCTAACGCGAGGTCTGGATACGGCTCAAGAAACGCAGCAGAGCAATAGACGATGACGGAGCTGAGGGTCCTCTTGTCAAATTCACTTTGCAGTCTTCTTGATGGCATTGGCGAGGCGGGTGAATACAAAAGTATTTGCCTGTCGAAAGTTGGTCAATATCGATCTCCTGTTGGTTACTACAAATGGGACAACTACTTGAAAATGGTTTCCCTAATAGGAACCGAGTACATGTCCCAGATTTCGTTTGCGCACGGAGACTGTCAATCAGGTGTCATTGGTGAGGTGTGCCGCCAAGCCTTGCTCGCTGACGCCCCGGCACGATATATCAGCAAGGAACTTTGCGAAGCCTTCACAAAAACCCCAACACCAGTGCTAGCAAAAGATGTTCTTGACATTCTTCCGTTTGTCCATATCTTGCTACCGCGAAATTTTCTGTTTGACAAAGATGGAGAAGAGGTAATTGCTCTTGTTGTTAAGGTTGGCCAAATACATCCAAGCTTAAGTCAAGCAGAAAGAGAGCAGCAGGAAAAATACACTAAATCAACAGGGGGCAGGATAATTCCCAAGGAACTCGAAGGGGCCAAGGGGATTGAAATTGCGACGATTTCGGAAACCGGCTCTTATCTATGGGTTGACTATGTAGACGAAAAAGCAAAAAGTTGGTACGACGAAAATGTTCGATACGGAGAAGGGGAGAAAGAGGCGGAAGGGAGCCCGAAAGAGATCGACTTGCTTGCAAGGGTAGCCATCAATTCACTTCTTGTTCATCTTTACGAGCCGGAATTGATTACCACTGATAAGTCCGTTTCTATTACCAAAGGACTTGGTTTTACAAAAAGCTTGTCCAAGCAGCCACTTCCGGCTACCTGGATTGGCAAAAGTTTTCACTATCAGCGTCATCAGCCAGCCGGGAAGCGACAGGGTGAGGCTCCTGGCGGCGTCAGGGCCCACTGGCGGCGAGGGCACTGGCACACGGTCTTGCGCGGTCCCAAGCGCTCGGAGAGGTCCGTTCAGTGGTATCGCCCTGTCTATGTCAGGGGAGTGGGGCAGTGATGACTGCTGTGACACTTGTACTACGCGGCATTAGTACAGAAGCGGCGTGAAGGCCCCACCACGAAGCCAGGACCAGGGATCGAGGCGGTAACGCTGCTGTGGTCTTCGGCGGCACAAAGCCAGGGACCCATAGTGCCAAACCGTCCTTGTGGTGGTAAGATTTGGTGGTTCAATGCTTTGACTTGGCGACGTGTCTAACCTTGTTTACAGCGCAAGCATTTTTCAGTGAGCCGGCAATCCGAAAAAACCGAGCACAGGCGGCCCGAGCCTTCCACGGCTGGCGGTAATCGCAGGTTTACGGAGGAGAATATTCGATGGATTCTTACCGCAAAGGTCGGCGTCACGAAAAGGCCAGGACCCTCGGTTCCAGTCGCCAGGCGGTTCAAAATGTTTTCATCGGAAAATCTTACAAAAGTGTTCTCCCTGAGATTCCGCGACCCGCCAAGTGGGCCGTGCCTGGCTCTAGCAGCTGTTACAGGTGCCTGTATTGGGTCAAATCAGTCTCCGTCGATGGAGAACAAAAAAGAAATGTGAATTTGACTTTCCAGAGCTTCTCGAAGAAGGCCCTTCTTTTGCGAGGCATTGCAATGTTTTCAAGTTGAAATCGAAAAACGAATAGCAATGGATGAGTCTGTTTACGTGGATCTCGAAAGAGCTGTCAGATCGAGATCGACTCTAATTTCTGCAAGGGAAATTTACAAAGAAAAAGCAGATGAAATTAAAGAAAAAAGAAAGAAACTGTTGATGAAGGCAACCGAGTCTATTGAGGGCTCGCCAGCAATGGATCAATTGCATCGAGAGATCGACCTTTTGGACAAGGAGGAATTTGACCTTTATCGCAAGTTCAGAAAAATTATCGAAAGGACCGAGAGTGACATCAATCGAATCATCGCGGGAATGCTGGAGCGAAGATTCGGACCCAACTGGAGTAGCGATTTGGCTATCTGAGATTCGCCCAATCATGACCGCTGGTCAGGCCGAGAAGGAGCAGGAGATTTCGTCTCTAATAGCTTCCCTGGCGGTGCTCAAGATCTTAGCGGCCAGTAAGGGCGATAAAAATAAATTCAACTTACTCTCAAAGCAGCAGCTTGAGGCCGCAAGGCTTGGACTTAAGCTTATTCACGAGGTGGAAAATGACTGTTTTTGAAAGCCGTTATCCGTTTACGGCGATTCCGAACTGGATTATTCGGAAGCAGTTTGAGACTCCAGGTGGCTGGCTTAGTAACAACGAATTGTGCGTCTTGATCACTTTGCAATTTTTTGCAGACGGTGCTGGAAGTAGCGATTCTGTCGAACCGTGCTATGACGCTATTTGCAGTTGCGCCAATATCTCAAGAGCGACAGCCGCTGACTGCGTGTCCTCGCTTCGACAAAAAGGGCTTGTCGAAAAAACAGTAAAACTTAACCAGGGCGGGCGCCCAGAAAATATCTACAGGCTGAAGCTTTGGGAGGTCGAGAAAGCCCCGGCTCCCACGGCACCTCCTCCCTGCTCCGAGCCGGCGCCTATTCCGCCACGGCTCCCTGCCTCGACTGGATCGCCCAAAAAGTTCGCAGCCGTCAATGCGATTGTGCCAGTCAAGCTTCAGGCTGTTGATACGCAAATTTGCAGCTTTTTCAACAGCCACAAAGGCGGGTCAAAAGCAAAAGTTGCGTTTGATGGGCTGATTGACAACCTTCTTCGGATAGAGAGGGATCCAGATGGCGGAATCGATGAGGTTAAGGCTCAGCTGCGAGAAGCGATTGAGAGATCCACTGCTGGCGAAAAGAAATGGATTTCAATTACCTATTCAAACTGGAAGAAGTTTGGCAAAAAAAACAAGCCACCGACCTGGGGGCAGCAGTTTCAGGGGGGTGGGCGCCCCTCAGCCGTCGCTCTTGTAAGTAAGTTTGACGATGACCAAGCTGCTGTGCTAAATCTGTGATAGATTGTTTTTGCTGTATTGCAGTGGCGGTAGTCGCACAATACGCTTTCCTGAGCCCAGTTCGTTACGTCGCTCTGCTGCCATGACTGTTCTTGACATCGAAGCTTTTGAGTTGCAGGAAAATTCAATTGAAATCGAAAAGCACTTTTTAGCCGCTGCCTATAATCATCTATGCTTTAGTTTTGGCGACAATGAGTGGATTGATAAATTTATTGCACTGCCTGCGCGGGAGGATATTTTCTCCGACCCTTTTAACAAGTTTTTGTTTGAATGCTTGAAAGAAGAGTATTTGACTTTTCACCAGGCCCCCACCAATGACATTACCGTCTCCACTCGCCTAAGGAATGTCTCTGGGTGCGACGCGACAACAGCTCAGGACTTTATCGATCAGATCGCTGCATGTGCGATCGAAAGGGATATTCAGGTTTGGCAAGATCAGTTGTTGCCGGTCTGGTATCTACATCATTCAAGATCTCGCATTGAGGATTCCCTTAAAAAATCACTTGAAATCATTAAGTCCAAATGCAGCAAAAAGGATACCCAGGGCGCCCTCGGGCTTGTTCTCGCAGCCGCCGACTTGATTGAAGGCGCTGATTCGCACCAGAAAGAGGTTCATCCGATCCTGAAGGCCAGGGACATACTGCTTGGCCCAAAACTTGAAAATCGAGTCATCAGAACTCGTCTTTCCGGGCTGAATGCAATTCTTGGTGGGGGGCTCAACCATTATGAGAGCGGCTCTGATGGAAGACTGATCGTAACTTGTGGGCGCCCTGGTAGTGGAAAATCGACCTGGGCGATGAATCTTGCTCTTGATGCCGTCCTGAATGACTGCAAGGTTCTTTTTTATTCGCTTGAAATGTCGGGCGAGCAGGTTTCGCAGCGAATGATTTCTTGCATGGACTACTTGAAGTGCTTGCGCTCGCACGGTGAGCCACTAAGCTACGGGGCGATCATTAGACAGGAGATGAACGAACAGCAAAGGCTGAGAATTGCTTCAATGCCGATTGATAAGGTGGTAAATAATTTAATTTTTGTGGATGCCTATGAGGTAACGCCGTCGCAAGTGGTAGCACGAATCAAATCTGAAAAACGAAAGAGCAAAAATTTAACCCTAGTGATCATTGACTATCTGACGCTACTAGACCTTGACTCCGACTCGGGTAACAAGGACACAAGGGCGCTAATGATTGGTAATGCAACGCGAAAGCTTAAAACGGTTTCCAAGAAAGCTGGTGTTGATATTGTTGCTGTTTGCCAGCTGAACAGAGGCGTAGAGACAAGGATTGACAAGCGCCCTGTCATGTCGGATCTGAGAGAATCAGGGCGAATCGAGGAGGACGCAGACGTTATCATTGGCAACTATTGGCCTTATTATTATGACAAAAACCACGATCCAATGGACTACGAATATATTGCTCTTAAGAATAGGCATGGAGCAACTGGTACATCGAATATACTGTTTGCAGCAGAGAACTACGCCATGACGGAGAGGCTGGTTAACTTCTGAATCAATGCAGCACTCTTCTCGCAGAAATCCGTGCCCAGTTTGCGGTAGAAATAAAGATGATAAGTGCAGGTGGAGTAGCACAAGGATCTATTGCTTCATTGGCGACTCTTTCTCTCCCCCGCTCGATCTTCGGATTGGCGATAAAATAAAAATTGCTGGTGAATTGTGGAAGCTTTTTTCTTGTGGTTCCGGCTTTGCGCAAAACTCTTACGCTTTTGCGATTTACGATGGAGAAAGTTACAAGTTCTTGAATTACGAAGACAAGAGAGATTTTAGGAAAAATTGCATACGTCTCTCTAGGTTGTTTTTGCAGATGGAAAAATCTGTGCTTTCTGATTCGCTAAAAATTGAAGGACCAGAAGGCTACCATTTGATGGATCTTGATTCGTTTCGCAAAAACAAAAAGAAAGTTGCGAATTTGCTTGCGCGTTTTCGTGATCTTGCTGATTTCGCTTTCGCGAACAAAAGGTATCTTATTGATACCGGAATTGATATTGAACAAACAAGAGCAATGATAGAAAAAATGAATGCAACGCTGCGCTTCATTTATGACTATGAACTGCTGCACTTTGATCAACCCGACGAAGCCCCACTGGCTCCCCTGGCCTGAGCCGGGCGGCCCCCTTGGGGCGTGGTGGGGCGGAGGTCAGTCCCCTCCAGTGGGCGCACAGAGTTCGGCATCCATGTCCTGCTCAACTCTCTCCCAGGCCTTGAGGCCGTATTCGATCATCATTGCGCAGAAGCCACTGGTTGGGATGCTGTTCGGCTTGGAAGTCAACAACCGGAGCGAGGTAGCTTCATCGAGGCTGATCTTCACGATCAAGGGGGACTTCTTTTTGCCGCCTACACGCACGGGCTTCGCTTCGGTGTTCATGTTCGCTTGCGGACCAATAGGCACTATACTGCCCTGAGGCGAAGCTGTCGAGCATGGAGACCCCGAAGATGTCGCGACCCCCCAACTGGACGGCCATTTTCAGCGTCCATCACGAGCTGGATCCGCCTGGGTACGCCGAAACGTTTTTGCGCTGCCTTGAGAATCCCTATGTCAAGCCAAAGGACCGAAAGGCGCAAGAGTCGGCAGAGAAGAAGAAAAGGGCGAGACCTGGGCGCAAGTGAGAGCCCTGAAATTTTCTCGTTCATTTTGACGGCTTGACACCGTTTGTCCCGCGTGGTACGATTTGGTGACGGGGAAAGACCCCGCCCAATCAACACCTTGCAAATGCAAACAGATTTCAGACCATTCTCTGCCGCCGTCAGCAACAGGCTAAAGTGGCTGTCGGAGAACTTTACCGAGTTTTACAAAGTAGACTGCCCAAATATTTTTGATGCATATTTGAGCTTTTTCCCGGATGGAACAAATCCAATCTTTCGCGAGCGCACTGAGCACGACTGTCAGTGCTGCAAAAGTTTCATTCGCAATCTCGGGCGCATTGTTGCGATAAAAGATCAAAAAATTTACACTGTTTGGGGCGAAATTGGCGACCTGTGCCCGACCTATTCAGTTGTTGCTGCAGCGATGGATGAGCTGGTCAGCAACAGCCCAATTCAGTCTGTTTTTCGCACTCAAGAGCGAAGCTTTAGTGTTGAAAAAAACCTGGACGCCAACAGTGACATTGTTTGGCATCACTTTCACGGCAATACGCCTCGCCCCTGTGTCCATTCGTCGCCAGGCGAAGAAATCGGCAGGATTAACGGGGCCTACTCGGTTTTCAAGCGGGGCTTGGATGAATTAAGGGTTGCTGACCTCGACGAAATCGTTTCACTAATCGACGACGGGGCTATCTACAGGGGAGAGGAGCATCGAAAGTCGGTCGTTGAATTTCGCTCTCTGCTCAGGAAATACGCGCAGGCGACCGAAATCGAGCTATTCGCCTGGGAGCACATTCACTCCCCCTCTGCGCGTTTCAAGAATACTGTCATCGGAACGCTTGCTGTTGACCTCGCAAACTCTGTTGATATTGAAAGAGCCGTCAAAAGCTTCGAGGCTAAAGTTGCTCCTGGTAACTACAAGCGCCCCAAGGCGCTGATTACGCCGGGGATGATCAATTCAGCGGTTGACACCCTTAAGCGACTGGATCTTGAGGATTCCATCAACCGTCGCTTTGCCTCAGTGGAAGACATTAGCGTCAATGATATTATTTTCGTTGACAACAGTGTCATTGCCAAAACGAAAGACGGGATTGCCGATCTTTTAATGCAAGAAGTTCGTCCGTCAAGCCCGAAAGCCGCAGGCGTTGAAATCGGCATTGAAGATTTTATCGCCATGCGCAGCAAGGCCATCGATCTTGTGATTGAGCCCAGCCATCTCGGTAATTTTGTCAGCATCACGGCCCCGGCTGTTTCCAGTTCGCCCTCGTTGTTCAAGTGGGACAATGCGTTTGGCTGGGCTTACGACGGTGATGTCGCTGACTCTGTCAAAGAGCGCGTAAAAAAAGCGGGTGGCAATGTTGACGCAAAAATGCGCTGCTCTCTCGCCTGGTCGAATTATGACGATCTTGACATTCACTGCGTTGACCCCTCGGGGCAGCATATCAGCTACCGCAACAAGTTAGGAATTCTTGATGTTGATATGAACGCTGGCGGAGCCAGTTCAAGGGAGCCAGTCGAAAATCTGAGCTGGCAATCGATAGCAGACGGTGAGTATAGCATTACTGTCAACAGTTATAGACAAAGAGAAAGAAAGGATACGGGTTTCCAGCTTCAGGTTGAATTTGAAAAGCAAGTTTACAATTTCGCTTACGATCGCCCTATTCTCTTTGGCCAAAACGTTCACTGCTTGACGCTTGTCGTCAAAGACGGCGCCTTGGTTGACGTAAAAACGTTTAATGGAGTCTCCGGCGAAAGTAGTATCTCTGTTGACAAGTGGGGCATCAGGACAGGCAGGCCAGCAAGGGTAAACATGATGATGCTTTCGCCAAACCATTGGGACAACTCAAGCAAAACAGGCAACAAGCATTATTTCTTCATTCTTGACGGGTGCTTGAACCCAGAACCTGCCAGGGGAATTTTCAACGAGTTCCTGATCAGCTCTCTTGAGCCGCATCGAAAAGTGTTTGAAATTCTTGCCAGCAAAACCAAGTGTCAGCCAACCAACAATCAACTTTCCGGTGTCGGATTTTCCTCGACAAAATCTGACTCCGTGAAGGTGATTGCAGACGGAAGGCCGTTTACAATCAAATTCTGATCATCACCTCTGAACACACTTTTATTTACCGCCATGTCTGAAGTCAACCTGTTTCTTGTCGCTACTCGCAAAAAATTTCGCTTCCCCTCTGATCGCGGCGACCTTGTTGTTGAGCAGCTCTGGGAGATTCCCCTGGTTTCTCGCTCGGGCTTTAGCGTTAACAACATTGCTATTTCCGTAAACAACGAACTAAAATCGCTGGAAGAGGAGAGCTTTGTTGAAACGTCAAAAAATCCCCGTCGGGACGACCTTAAGGCTATGCTAGAAATTCTTAAAATCGTAATCGCTACTCGTCAAGAGGAGGCCAGCGAAAAGGTCAAAGCAGCTGAGCGCTCGGCGGAGCGCGAGCAACTTCGCGAAGCCATCGAGAACAAGAAGCGCGATGGCCTCGCCTCCGCTTCCCTGGAAGAGCTGGAGGCCCAGTTAAAAGCTCTCGAAAGCGCCTAGTTTCATGCGGTCGAAATTCAGCACAAATCAATCATGACACTTCCATCCGATACTATTCACAAAACAGAAATCATTGATCAGTTGATCGTTCGAGGCATCTCAGAGGGTCTGGGCGACATGGATGACATTTTCTTGTACGTCTCCACTAGGTACTCGCGCAGCAACAGTGTTGGTTTTTTCTTTGTTGTCGAAAATCAGCTCAAAAGCCTTAAGCGCAAAAAAGCAATCGTCTACGATCGCGCATCAAAGCGCTGGTCCGTGGTCGCAGAAAGCAACCTTGCAGATGCCTGACATGAACGAAGAAATTGCCAAGGGTGAATTCATTCACTGGTGGATGGACAGCTATGGTCGCTTGCCTGGCGACCATGCAATCATGACCCATGTTGCCTTTGCTATGCACTTATTCAAGACGTTGGGCAAAGGCGAACAAGAAAGCGGGGGCAAAGAAAAGTGAGCGACCGCAGGCCTCCAGTCGGATGCCAGGTTAACGTTGTCTACATTAACGAAGCATTCGCAAGCGAAAAAAGTAGAGTCGTCAATTACATTGGAAACTACGTCGTCCTCGAAAACGATCTTAGGTTTCACGTTCTTGATGACGCAGTTGGCGACAGCATTTGGATGCTGCATGATCAATCGATTAACATCAGTTTAATACAGTAGCAGAATTATCTGTTTTGGCGTGGTGATTCGCTGTATTCGTGGTATTGGCGGATCGGCCACGCCTCCCTCCATCTCTCATCAGTTCCTTTTGAGCCATGTCCGAATCCACTTCCATTGCTGCCGCCTCCTCTTTTCAGGAGCGCATGTATGAACGCGTCAAGGAATCTCTTGGAGAGCTGCTGACCGCAGAAGAAGCCAGGCAGCTGGTTGACAAGGTGATTCAGGAATCCCTGCTGAGTCCTGAAATCAAGTACAACTCTTACGGCTCCAAAGTTAGCGAAGGCCCCGCTCCATTCGTCACCCTGGTCAGGGCTGCCGTTGATCCGATGGTCAAAGAGGCCATTAACGAATGGATCGCGGCCAACCCGGATGAAGTCAGGTTATTGATTGAGGGCGCCTTGAAAGACGGCCTGCTGAGCGCCATGGCTGGCGCAATCAAGTTACACCTGAGTGCGCCACTGTCGCAGTTGCAGGCAAGCCTGTATCAAGTGATCAACAAGATCGGTGGTGTTTGATGGGCGATCAGCACAGTATCATTCCATCCACTGAGCTGCGCGCTCAATGGAGAAAAGAAGCCCCGCAATGTCGCGACAGTGGCATTAGCCGCGAAGACTTTTTGATAGACCGCACCGCCCGATGGAGCGCCGATCAGGAGCGCGACGCAATAGAGCACTGGTTGATCACAGGGTCGCATGGGGTATTCCTCGCCTGCGCAACACCGAATCTCATTGCTGACCTCCGCGCCGCCCGCCGCTCGCAATTGCCACCTGAAACGGTGGAGATTGATGGGCATACTTATCGGTTGGTTGAATGACTGATAGCGCCTCCGCTTTTTATCACTTCGCCAATCGCGTCGGCACGGCGCCCTGCAATAACTAGCTTTGTCCACACATTTTGCGACCAATCACCATGCCTTGCAATTCTGATTACTTGGAAGCAACGTCTCTAGAGCGCGAGCTGTCAAAGGTTGCGTGCTTGCTGGACGAAATTGCTGGCAAGCCGTGTGAGCGTCGCTACGCCTTTGGCTACCATCCTCGCGTTTACGGCAAGGCAACCCGCGAACTTGGCGACCAGCTGGTTGGCGAGCTTTGCAATGCACTTCAGGGCGCAGACGTTTCACAATTCAGCCTGGACATGCAGATCTGGTGGCGTGATCACCAGGCCGCAGACGAAGAGCGCATCCAGAAGGAGACGGCAATTGCCACGCTGACATTTCAGCGAGAGACGGCCCTGTCCAAGCTGACCGCGCATGAGCAGTGGCTTTTGGGTTTGCGACCATCACCTTCCGCTGTCAACAGGCAAGCCAATAGTTGATTCTCGACTTGATGCTGCTGCTTGAGTGCAGCACTGGCAGTCATCGACCCACTCAAAACCGTATCTTATTTCTCGCCCCAATCCAAAGCCATGAAACTCGAAGAAGCTCAAAATGCCAAAAAATGTTTGGAACAGGAAATTGAAGGGGCTATTTTTCGTTTTCAAGAGCAAACCGGGTTGACCGTAGAGCGAGTTGAGTGCGGTCAGCGCTTCACCATGGGAGGCTCCTCTGTTCCGTTGGTCGCAGCGGAAGTTCGCCTGTGATCACCACCGCACATCGTCCACCCGCACAACGGCACCATGAATGAACAGCACAAGGCCACGCCGGAGCAGTGGGAAGTCGTTGAGCTTTGCCAGGAAAAAGGCAAGATTCCGTGGCTGACTGCTACCTGCCTCCTCGAACTCCGCGCCCGGGTCGAAGCGCTGGAGGCTGCCAGTAGGCGCGATGGTGCCCCCGTGTACGGCGCTTACAACGAAGCGGGAGAGCTGCAGGGAGTTGTTCCCGCGAGTGCGTTCCCATCCCCCGCCAGCTCGCTGGTGGAGCGCAATCCTGAGTGCGTTGCCAACTGGCCCGACTGCTACGAAGGCGGTTACAACCCACACTGCTGCCGCTTCCCTAAGTCGTGCAGTTGCGAAGTGCGTCACGAGGTACCCGAGTCCGCTACGCCAACCGTCAAGGATTCCCCACCCGCCCCCGCCGGCTCACCACTCGATCAGGTCGCCGTGTTTGGCGCCTACAACGCGACGAACGACCGCGAGGCGTTTGTTCCACTGCCAGAAGATGAGCGGCTCTGCATCAGCACAACAGCCCCCGCCGGCTCGCTGGTGGAGCGGGTGGGATCTACCGCGCTCATCGAGGTGGCGGCGTGGTTGCAGATCGAATCGGAAGGCGATTATAGCTCCGGCCTGTACTGGGCTCAGCGACTGCGCCAGGAGGCCGACCGATGAGCGCGCTATCGCCAGCCGCGTAGGCGGTTTTGGATGCAGTCCTGCAAAAGCTGGACATTGAGCAGTGTCATGCACCTTCGGCTGCCGCCGCCGCCCTCTGCGCTGCTGCTGATCGAGTGGCACCAGAAACGCTGCCCGTAGGTCTTTGCGACCCAGAGCTTCAAGGTTTTGTTGAAGTGATCAATCGCACATTTCGGAGCAAACTTTTCGCCATCGCCGCCGAGCTGGATGGTGGCACAACTGCAAACCAGGAGACTTAAACAAATGAAAGCAACTATTAGTGCAGATGGAGTGCTCAGCATTGCTCCAGAAAATTCAATCGAGCATTACGCGCTGTCTCAGTGGTGGCGCAACTATAACAGTGGCGACCTCAAAAGCGTGCTCACCGCCAAGCTGGATGGTGGCAGCAGCACAACTCAGGAGGACTAGAGGATGCCAAACAAGTTCAGCATCAGCGACTGCATGGAAGCAGCCGAGGCAAAGGTCGGCATTGAAGGATGGAAGGCTTACAGCTGGGAGGATTGCGGTGGGGATTCAATCGTCACAGGTGATGTTCCTGATGGCGTTTATCGCTCAGGAAAGCGCAAGGGCCAGCCTCGATTCAAGGGGCTTGGGCGCAAGCTGATTGTCACCAAGGCTGAGCTTCAGGCCAGGGCCACCGCTTACGAAGCAGAAACCGGCAAATGCTGGGACTGCAAAGGAACCGGACAGGTCTGGGCCGGATGGAGCAAGGCTGACGGCACTCGCTATCGAGACTGTCAGCGGTGCAACGCAACCGGCAACGCCGCACCTCAATCCACAAGTGAAGGAGACTAATTAATCCATGTTTAATCCTAAGCGCTTTTACTTCTACTGTGCCTTTATGCAGAAGGCCCCTGGCGAACTTCGCTATCTGAGTGGGATTACTGAAATGGAAACATCTCACGCATCTCCCAATTTCCTTCATGAACTTTGCGAAAAGATTGCGGAGAAGCATTTCGATTCAAGTATTGCCAGTCAACTCGTGATTCAATCCCTGACTCCACTTGACTAGAGGAACACACTAATGACCGAAACTAACTTCCGCGCCCTGTGCGCCATTGCTGTTGAACTCTGGGATGCTGATTGCGACATGGAGAGCGTCATCAGCCAGATGCGCATCCTCCTATCCCAGCCCGAGCCGGTGCCGCTAACCCGCCCCGAGTGCTTTGACTTCGCCATGGACTTCGTTGGTGATCCCGAGGAAACGGAGGTGCGTCGCTATGTCGAGGCGCTAGAGGCGCGAGTCACCCAGGCCCAGCCCGAGCCAGGGGCGAAAGAGTTAATAGCCGAACTTGTCCGCCTAGCTAGGCGCCAGCACTATTCATGCGAGGACCCTTGGTATTCCTGCCCGAAATCGCCAGACGGCTGCGCCAACGACAGCGAAGGTGATGAATGTAACTGCGGAGCTGACAAACATAATGATGCGATTGAGCAAATTGCTGCTAAGCTAGAGAGCGTCAACCTTGTCAGCAAGGAAGCCCGATGAACTTGAATAATAGAGTTAGCGGTGGGCGGAATCCTAACTGGGAGCCCACATGCGGAAGTTGCATTCGCCTCCTGCGTCCAACTGATGGACGTGGCGATGGCGGCTGGTGCCAGCATCCCGAAAACCGCACGCCTCCTCAGTCGGGGTGGCCTCGTGGTTTTGCCCCCAGCGTATCGAGCACGGGCGGATGCGACCTACATACCTCGCCCGTGTTCGCTCTTGACAACTATCGTTAATCACATCGCTATGACCATTTCAACAGGCTCAGCCATTCGCTGTAAATATTGTGGACGACCCATTGCCGGCCATGGATTGTCCGATCGACTGACCTGGGTTGGAGGGGAACCGTTCCATTATGAATGCACGTTGCCTCCCGCGTCCCAGCAGCCATCAAGCCCCTGTTTCGAGCATCCTTATGACACCCGCAAAAGGCCAATCAATCCATACCCTGGCAGTGGGCTTTAATCAATTGGCTGATCCCGATTCCGGCCTTGAAGAAATGTTGAAGTCACTTCAGCAGCGCACCCCGATTCAGCCGCGCCCCCTTCGCGGCAAGGCCTGTGACGATTGTGCTGTGGTTTGTGGATTTTACCTGGATTACAGCGAAGCCCTTCGGACTGCCGGCCCCGAAGAACAGGTGCATCTTTCCAAGCAGTGGTTTTGCCATCAAACGCCAGGCCTTGCGTGCAGGGGCAATGCGGATAATTTGCAAATTAGCTGGTAGACTAATGGCTCGCCACATGCGTTTCCGCATTGCTCGTCTTGATCACTCAACCAATCCCCCTCCAAACGTGACCGATTTCATCCCGCCTCAGTCAAATAATTTCATCATTTTTAGGGATTCACCCATCTCGGAGGTCATTCGCATTGACGACCAAGGGTTTTACTACCGAGGCGAGTTAATTGAAGATGCCGGAATGGCTCATCGCCTAATGATTACCTATCTCCAGCGCCATACCTCCATGCACCCTGAGGTGGTGGAGCGGCTTGAGTCGCAGGCTGAAGCGAAGGGAGCTGCGGCTGATGAGACGGATGAGCACTACGAATGGGAGCTGCAAGATTCCAGCGGCGAATGGGTTGCCGGTGGATCGGCTAACGACCAAAGCGCAGTGCGCCAGGAAGGTATGCACTACCTGACTGTTTACTCAAGAGATGGGCCGCACAAGCTGATTATCCGCAGGCATCAAGTCCGCACTGTTACGGAAATGGAAATGGGAGAAGTTATTCCTGCAAGTGAAGGAGGCTAAAAGATGATTCCAAACCACTCTGACAGGCAAACGGGCCGCACAACACGCCAAATGCTTGCGGCTCCACAGGGCGCGACGTTTGTGTGGCGCAACAGTTGCCTGTCTTACCCGCGACGGCTCGCAAGTGACCTTGGCCGTAACGATCTGATCATTCGCCCACCTTCGTGGCTGTCTTTCCGAAATGTTCGCGGTCGGCCTTTCGCATACGTGGACATGGATCACTCTATTACGGAGGCAATGCTCAACTCAGAGCAGTTAGAAGTGCTGAACTGTCTATCTCGATCTCTTAGGAGAACACACTAATGGGCGACGTTTCAAACCGTAACCTGGCCACGTCAATTCGGATGATGGCTTGGGAGCGAGCAAAGGGAGAGCTTCGCGGCATTCTCCACACATATTGGCCAAGCTACTACCCAGACGGAACAAAAGTAGACGAAGGATTTGCCCCTATTGACAAAAAAGTCCAGCAATTTATTAAAGACCTTGACGATTTACTTCTTTAACCGACCTACTAGAGGAACACACTAATCACCATGGCCCAACCAATCGCCTGCCCATGCTGTTTGCACGAAGAAACTATGCGAGCCCGCGCTTCAGAACGCGAGCCATGCCACGACGATCCTGCACTGATGCTTTGGAACCAACCACTTCAGCGAGCAGGGGCCCAGGTCTGCACGCAATGGGACCAAGGCTGGTGGGAGTGCGTGATCTGCGATCTGCGATTGCCGCCGCACAAGGCCGGCGTCTTGCTAGATGCTGCACTGATGCACGCTTTTTCGGATTGCGATTCGATCGACGTTGAAGGTATTCACGCCGATACCCGCAGGGCTTGGGCTGGTAGATGCACACCTGATGGCGAGCAAGGCTAAGGCCATGGCCGTCGTCTATTCCACCAGTTATTGGCGCAAGATCGCCGCACCAATTATCGCCAAGGTGATTGCCCGCGTCGGCACCGATGACCCCAAAGCACTGCGTCGAGCACTGCTTGAGGCGTACCCATTTGGGGAGCGTCGTTATCACCCCTACCGCATCTGGCGGGATGAGATTCGCAGACAACTGAATCCATCCGGCAACGCCTGCATTGCGCGTCGTGGCGCGATCTCTCCACCAAACCCAGACCAATGTACCCTGTTCTAGAGGAACACGCTAATGACTGAACTGTTCATGGTTTTCGATGTGGAGAGCATTGGCCTCCACGGTGAAGGATTTGCAGCCGCCTGGGTTGTCGTGAGTCGCCAAGGTGAACGGCTTGACGAAGGGCTGCTGTCCTGCGACCCGGCACTCTGCAAGGGATCCGAGGACAGCCGCGCCTGGGTTGCTGCAAACGTGCCAGAGCTGGCCCGGACCAGCCCTACTCCACAGCACGTCCGCAACGCCTTCTGGCATGTGTGGCGGCACTGGGCCGATCAGGGAGCCGTTCTGGTGGCTGACTGTGCATGGCCCGTAGAGACCGGATTCCTCAGTGCCTGCATTCGGATGAACCCTCACGAGCGCGAATGGCAAGGGCCGTATCCGCTGCACGATCTCGCCAGCGTTGCGTTGGCGCTGGGGACTGACCCGCTGGCTACCACAGAGCGACTGTCCGACGAGCTGCCAGCTCATCACCCCCTAATGGATGCCAGGCAGTCAGCCAGGCAACTGGTGGCCATGCTTTCAGCTTATACCCCCGCTAGTGAGGAGATCTAAACAATGCCTTTTTTTACCAAGAAGCCCGTCAGGATCGAAGCCCGTCAGTTTGAAGGATCGCCCTTCTCTGTTGATCGCATTTCATTCTGGATGTCTGAGTGTGGTTCGGATCGCAAACCCATTTACGCAGCGGACAACTCTTTGATTATCCCAACACTGGAAGGAGACCACCGCGCCAGCCCTGGCGACTGGATCATCAAAGACGTAAAAGGTGAGTTCTACCCGTGCAAGCCCGACATCTTCGAGAAGACCTACAACCCATCGACTATCCATGAGTGATCCTGCCGCCCTCAACCTGATCCAGCGACTAGCCGTTTCACTGCCTGGCGATCATCCCCTGGCTGACGAAATTTGGTATTACCTGCGCCAGTTCCCGCCGTGTCAGGAATGCGGCGCCATGACCCCGCAGGAAGCGGAAACTCGTTGCCTTTGCGCAGGCGACAAGGACGACTGTCATGGTTGCGACCTTTGGCCTGACGAAGATGCCGATCCGTCATGGGCAGAGTGGCGAGCGTTGCAATCTCCCGTTAACAAAGGAGGCTAATCAACTCATGTTCAATCCCAAGCGCTCTTACTTCTACTGTGCTTTCATGCAGAAAGCCCCTGGCGAGCTGCGCTATTTCAGTGGAATCTTTGAAATGGAGACATCTTATTCGTCTCGGAACTTCCTTATTGAGCTTTGCCAAAAGATTGCAGATAACGATGGCAGCCCCGCCATTGCTAGCCAACTGGTGATTCAATCCCTGACTCCACTTGATTAGAGGAACACACTAATGAACTGGCAACCGATTGAAACAGCGCCGAAGGATAAAATCATCCTGCTGTATCGGCCTGGCCATCGCCTTCACTCGTACGCTATTGCCCCTGGCAGGTACGACGACTGCAGATTTGCGCCGAAGCCACGCCCATACTGGGCTTCTTGGTTACTTAGTCCCAGCAAGACCGACGACAGGGCCTATCCGCCGACGCATTGGATGCCAATGGAACTTTCACTGACCGCTGAGGAAGTCCTGGAGGCCCACGACATTGGGTTTTCGACGCCCAAAGTCAAACTCGCCGCCGCCTTCAAAGCTGCTGCAGATCTAGGCAAGCTCCGTCTAGAGCATTGGGAAGGATCAAGCCCCGATGATCGAGAGCAAGGCTGGAACGATTCTGTGGTGCTGGCGAAGATAGGCAAGGAAGTCAGGCTCAATCATTGCTGTTCTTTTTTCTTAAGCACTTATACACCGGCTCCTGGGAAGTATATGGTATAATCACTGGCCCGATAGCTATAACTGAGGCAGTTGAGCGAGTGGCTCCAGTTCGTTTGCAGCCTTCTGGCTCTGGCGCGGTAATAGCCAGGACAGCCAGCACTAAGGCAAGTATCATTCCAAACCCAAGAAGGGCTTCGGGATCAAAGAGTCTCATTCAGGTTCTCCGAATGCTTTATTTAGAGTTTTTACGATATACGCGCCTTGGTGATCCTCGTTGTAAGCGGCTTCCCGTCCGCAATTGGTTGCTTCAACAATTGAACCCAGGTATTCCCTGTTCGCGTCGGCAATTGTTCGGCATTTGTCAATCAGCAAGCAGTCACCAGGCTCAGTCTCGACTGCAATAACAATAAAGCGCTGGGAAACGCAAAAGTCTTTGCGATGATCACTTCGTATTAAGCCAAAAGCAAGAGATCTGTTGCAGTCGCATGACCAGTTCCCCTCCGTAATGTCCCATTTTGTGAGTCCTTCTTCCTGAGCTGTTTTGCCAGTCTTTAGGTCAAGGTAAGTTGCTTTCGTAATTTGTGCTCAATAATTAGAACGGCCAGCGCCAGGGTAAGGACCGTCTCACTCGCCATCGTTTTCCTCGGTGTAAGTAAATTCAACAACGCCGTGAACAGCGCCAAATTGCTTGAACTTTTCAATTTCTCCGCCAAGCGCTTCGCATTGCTCTTTGGTCGGATAGATTACAGCGACAACACTAATTACTTCGTCGGCGGCAATTTTTATGTTGACTGACTTGACAAAAAGCCCCTCAAAGCCTAGCGCATTTGCGATGCGTGTAGCGATTTCCGACGAGCCTGTAACAAGTTTTTTGCTAGACATTTTGGAATGGTAAAGATGAAAAACAAGAATTGCGCTAGCTAAGCCTTAGGGAACCTGTGCTTTGCTTTCTTGCATTGCAAGGTCGTAAATTTGGCTAGTAAGCGCGATGGCAACCATCGTACAAGCCCCCACGGCTGCTGTAGCGGAAACGTTGGCGGACTCGATCACCCCATTGATGTCTATTACTAATTGCTGGTCCTCGTCAACTTTGCCGGCCTTAGGCTTTTTTTTGCCTTCCAAGTCGGCTCGCTCGGCAAAGTTCGCCCCTATTTCATATTCGCCAGCCTTGCGGGCTGCCGCATCATCGCGAAGGACTCGCAAGCCAAATGCCGGCAGATACAGGTTTATTATCTCGTTACGGCCAATAGCGGCTGACGCCTCGCAGCAGTCATTTATATAGCCCTTAGAGTGCTTGCCTTCAAAACGTAAGGTTTCGGGGGTTGACCACTCTTGGCTTAGTAGCCAGTCGCAAACTTCGGGCGATGGTAGGTGCGGGTCGCGTTTCATGCGTTTCATGGGTTGAGAGCGAAAATCTTCGGCATTGTCGGAATGGAGCCGTCTGGACACATTCCCAACTCATCCACGATACCACGCTCTGTCTCAAATTGCAAGGCAACTGAGCAGGCCAGGTCGTGGTTAGTCGATGCGTAGACCGCCCAGCGCTTGGAGTAAGTCCGCTGCCTTGCCTGTGCCGGTGAAAATGATTCATCACCAATAAGCTGGCAAGCAAGTTCCAGCAGCAAGAAGCGCTCAAGCTCTGAGTGCTTGTAGTTAGAGGTCGATGGCTTTGGGAGAGGCGTCGCTTGCTTTACGGTGGGCTGGAATGGTAGGCTGTAGTAGTAGCCCTCAATCCTTTGAATTGCTTCCCTGAAGCTCCAGCCACGCAAGCGCATCAAAAGGTCGATACCGCTGCCTCCGCCGCCTTGCTGGTTCTTGCCGCCGCCTGCCATGCTCTTAATATTGCGGCGGGCGCCTGTCGTGCTGCCGGCCTTGCAACATTCCGCGATTGTTCAATTGCCCCGCTAAATCATGGGTAACTCATCAGTTGACGACTTCGAGGCTATGGAGCTATTTGCCGCAATGATCGGCAGGCCCGAAACCGAAGCCGATCCCGGATCCTCTAGCGACCACCACTAATCCCACCCTCATGATTGCCAGCATGGACATCACCCCCGAGCACACAGCAAGGATCATGGACAACGACCTCCATCCAGAGGTGAGGGCCTCCTACGCCTACGTCGATTGGGTATCGCACACAGCCGACATTCAAGCCGCTCCTGGCATTCCCGCCTGGCATGGCTGGGCAATACGCGAGGCGTTCCTTGCTGGCTGCTCACACGCTGCAGCTGAATCCCAGCCCGAGCCGGAGGAGGTGAAGGCATGGATGTACCGGGGCGAGGCAGACTTTGACGGAGAAAATTGGCGCGAGAACTGGGAAGTAACGCTTGACGAAAAGTTGGCCCGCTTCAAATCGGGGAATAAAGAACCTGTCCCTCTGTGGACCCGCCCCACCATTCAGCCCGAGCCGGAATTCACCGCCGACGAGATGGAGATGATTCAAGCTCCGTGGTCGTATCTGGCCTCTGCCAATTCTTTGCCTGCGGGGCACCCTCACCACCAGCCGGCGCCAGCGAGGTTGATGCGGTCAGAAGAGCGCGAGCCCTACGAAGAATGGTGACTTTCGATGGCTTCCAGTTTGGCCTGATCTTGAGAAAGTCAAAGCCAAGTGCGAGGCCGAATACAGTCGTCGCACGGGCCCTGCGATGATCTATCGTTGCGTTCCGATGTCTGGTCAATGCTAAAGTGGTTTTACCTGCTTCCAGGATCATGTCAGAGGGAAAAGCGTTTCTAACCGGAGACAGCGAGCTTGCATCTCGAATCGCAAACAGCCTCGGACTCGAAGGGATAAGCGTCAACGCCCTGTCTCTTCATATCGAAGCAGGGGAGGTGATTACTGCAGATTGTAGGTTTTTCCCGACAGAAGACCAGCTCAAGAGCGCTGCAAAAGAGGTAGCAGCCCTGGAGGGCGGCGGGATTGTCATGGGGAAGATTGAATTGTTCTACTCCAGTGAACTTGACAAGGATGGCGAGGGGGATGGCGAGGGGGATGGCGAGGAGGATGGCGAGGAGGATGGCGAAGGGTGATTGATCCCGAATATCTCGCTTTTCTTAGAACCAAAAACAACGCTCAAGACGTTCTTTTGCTTGTTCAGCTTGAGCAAGTTGTTCCCAATTGGTGGCCGAGTCAGCCAGAGCTTGCCAGGCAGCTTGGGCTTGAGCCTCATTCGACTTCGCAAACTTTGAGGCGACTGCAGAAAAAGAAGCTAATAGAGATGACGACTTACGGCAAGGGTGGCAGTTTTATTTGGTGGGTCAAAAAAACTGCAAAAGATCGCCCAGATCGACTACAGGCCCCCTCCTGGACAATTAAGAACATAGAGACGGGCGAGCGAGAAATCGTACTAATTAACCAGCGGAAGTCCTGGGCAGAGCGCAATAAATTGAACTACGGCTCTTTCAGGCTTTTTCTTTATGGCTACAGAAAGGTAATGGCTGGCAAATTTCAGGTTATCTCAACGCCAATAGATAAATACAACAAAGCGACTTGAGGCTTGGGCGCCAGGTTATTTTTTTACCTTTTTTCCGCCTGCTCCGTTTCTTGCTCGATTTGTGCTGGGATCTTCAAGCACCATGCGACCATCACTGGTGTGACTTAAGTCTTTTCCACCTTTCCCGTCGATTCCGCGCCTTCTTCGTTCCTTCCATCGCTCTTGCGATGCTTTTTTGACAGAAGGTTTTTTGTTGTACTTTCGTTGATACGCAGCTTTCTTCTTGGCCGCCTCTGGGTTTTCTGCGTAATACCTGGCAGATTTTCTTTTGACGGCCATTTCAGTGCCTCAAATTTGAGATTGCCACAGCTGGCGAACGTGAACTTCTGCCTCGATTAACGAAGGGGCGATCAAGGGAAGCGATTGCGGTGACTTGAGTAAGATCGCCGTCCGAATATTGCTTAAATCTTGCAGTAAATTTTTGATCATGGGTGGAATGTTTTCCGATCCAGCGCCTCCCGCGCTTTCGCCGTTCCGCTCAACTTCCTGTTTGGCGGCAAGCGTGACTGCCATGGCTGGCGCTCTCTGAGGGGTGCTAAGGCACCGTAGCCACGCGGGGCAGCACTCAGAACCAGTCCTGGGCGGACTGCGTTCGAGCGTTGAGTTGGTCCACCGTCACAGCGTCCCAGTCGATTGGCGGCATCGGCAAACGGTGGCGACCCTCCCCGGCGTCGCTCACATTGCCGTGCAAGGCGCAGTATGCACGAAACCATCGTTCCAGCATTGCACGATCAACAAATCCCTGCATCAGCCCAAAAACATCTGACACGCTTTGCCCTTTCTCGAAAAGCAAGTGAGCGGTTATTTTTAGGATTCGATTGAGATTTGCACCTCCTTTGGCTGCCATTTGCTGGGGGCTCTTGACAAATTGTTTTGGATACTGTATTGTACCAACGGCCCAGGAGCAAAATCGCTACACTCGCTGGGTAACGGTAAAACCAATGTCAAACGTCTACACCAAGCTCAATGCCGCCCGCACAGAGCTTCAGCGTCGAGAGCTTAAAAAGTCAGGAAGAAACAAATTTGCTGGTTACAATTATTTCGAGCTTGGCGACTTCCTTCCTGTTGTTCAGGAGATTTTTGCACAAATTGGTCTTTGCGGCGTAGTTTCGTACGGCTCAGAAGAGGCTGCTCTTGTAATTACTGATACCGAAAAGCCTGAAAGCTCTATTGCAATTAAAACTCCGATGTCGAGCGCAGCACTTAGAGGTGCTCACGACATTCAGAATCTGGGCGCAGTGCAAACCTATCTTCGGCGTTATCTATGGGTGACGGCAATGGAGATCGTTGAGCACGACGAGCTGGATGCGACACTGGGGGCTCCGAAAGACTCCGCGAAGGCTCCCGCTGGGCCAGAGAAGGTGTCCCAGGGGCGGCGGTCATTCAGGCCTGGTGACTCGGTAGCCCCGGCCGTCGAAGAGTCGGTGCAGCGCCTCCTGGAGATCAAGGCGCACGACATGGGGATCACGCCATTTGGCGTCAAGACCATTCTCACGATCTGCAAGGCTGAATCAATCGAGTCGATCGAGGATGGAAAAGCAAAGCAGATCTATGATGCCATCACCCCCGAGCTTGTCAAAAAGTTCAATGCAGGCAAGAATAGCAAAAATCAGGTGATCATTTCTGCGCCTGTCACTCTCGCTGAAGCAGGCGCGGGAAGCATCGAGGACCTTGAGCGCTCTGCTGCTTCACTGTTTGGCGACGACGAATAGCTAATACGGGGCCGTTAAGGCCCCATTTTTACATCCTTTGTTTGTTTTGTGCTATGTCACTTTATAGCGTTACTGTTCCTTGCACAATGACTTTCTGTGTTCAGATTGAAGCCACTTCCGAAGAGGAGGCGAAAGAAAAGGCGTTTGAGCCTGCTAATTTTTTGGTAAAAGTAGAAGGGAAAAGCGTGGAGTTGTGTGAATTTGAGATGCACGAGAAAATCGTAAAAGGTAATGTTTTTTATGGTGTGCAAAACCAAGTAGAGGTTGTTGAAATAATTTAGAAATTCAAAGCCTGTCTCAACCAAGAACATCATTCCAACAGTCAAATGCCCTGCTACGAACCGGAGCCGTACCTGAGTCGCGAGCGCAATGAGGACGCGAAGAAAGGCGCCCGCCTGCTCTGCCATCTGATTAGTGCTCAACTTCAAATCATCGAGGGCCCTTCCCCTAAGCAACTATTGGCCTGGTTTCTGGAGCACCGAAAACTTGACTTGCAGATCGAGCAAAACTTGGACATACGGCATCGTGCATTGGATCGTATCCTGGAAATAGAGAATGACATTCGACGAGCGGAGGTAACGTTGATTCGGATTGAAACAGCAGAGAGGCAATTTATTCGAGCCAAGAAGACTGAGCCCATGAGCGATTCCGCGATTCAATAGATGGCTCACCCAACCTCAGGATTTTACGTCAAGGATGATCACGAGTACGTTTCCGTAAGCTCCGTTCTTGGCGCGACAAATGAACTATTCAATCCTGGAAAAATTAAAGGATTGGAGTTTTGGCGAAGAAACGAACCAGACTGGGAGGATATTGTTGCAAGGGCCCAAAGGCGTGGAAAGATTATTCACGCAGAAGTTGAGACAACGCTGCTAAATACGACAACGCAGGGGCACGAGGACGAGGCTTCGTATGAAGAAATTCTGCAACACAATATTCATGAATACATCACTCACTTGGCGCCCCTGCTAGAGCTGATTAAAAACGAAAATTATGACAATGGCAATATAAGAAAAGACTTCTCCCTGGAGGGCGTCTTGTTTTGCCCTCATGGTTACGCGGGAACAGCCGATGGAAGATTCCTTTGGGAAGGTAAGTACACTATTTGGGACTGGAAAACCGTCAGATCTTACAAGGAGTACGACGACGAAAAAAGAGGAAAGAAAACCAAGCCGAAGTCAAAGTACGATGAAGCTTTTCTTCAGATTGGAGCATACGCTCTTGCGAATAACATTTTGCATAAAAACGGACAAGCCCCTGCTTTGATCAAGCAAGGTGTGATCTGCGTATGTTACGATTGGCGCGAGCCTCAGCTGCACATTCTCGATGCTGAGCAGCTCAGGGGTGCGGCACTTGATTTTGTGAAGCGCTTTGCGGCATACTGTGAGCTGATGGAGGTCGCCTTCCCTCGCCCCATCGGGTCGATTCAGGCGACTCGCCAGCAACAACTGGTCGATTTGGCCCTTTAGGTCAAGTCGGTCACAACAAAATCGAACAAATGCTTAATCTCACCGCAACAGGCTACGTCACTGGCAAGCCGACAATTCAGTCAAGCGACTATGGCGATAGCTGCACCATTGGCCTTCGCTGCAAAGGGCAGGGTGGCAAGCACGTTTTTTACGTGAACGCCAAGTTCTTCGGAAAGCAAATGGCTGTAATCGAAAAGTTTATCGAAGACGGCGATCAGGTTACTATTGCCTGCTCTCTTGCCCTTGCGGTTGAGAAAACCAAAAAAGACGGCACCAAGTATAGCGCATTTTACGGAACTGGCAGCAATTTTTCGCTTCCAAATCGAGGGCAGCCCCAACTGGCCGGGGCCGCAAAACCGGCGAGCCCCGCTCCGCCCAGCGAAGAGGAGGTTCCCTTCTGAGGGGTGAGACTCTGGCGTAGCGACCCCAGCTCATGGGGTGGGGCAGCGCTCTTCTCCGAATGTCGAGGCCTAGCACTGCTCGGGCCAAGCGGTGCGTCGAACAGATCGAGACATGCTTGTCGGTCCAGTCATGGAATGCCGTGGTTCCCAGTCTTTTAAGGCTTCTGGGCGGCATCAAGAAGAGACTCGCTAGTAAGTCCAGGCTGGCCCTCCGTAAAAAGAGGGCATTCAACTTTTTTGACCTATGAACGACTTCGACGCCCCTAGCACTCGCAGCAGAAGAGATGGAGTATTGCGCCAAGCTTGAAGCAAAGCCGATCGAGTGGGTTTTTGGCGTAAGAGCCTACCAGCATTTACTGCAAAGGTTTAACGTAGCATCGCCCCAGTCACGATTTCTTGGCCTGCCTTACAGGGTTCAAGATAGTGTAAATCCATGGACCATTAAACTTGTAGTCGAAGCTTGAGCCTCATGAAGCCAAAGTTGATTGCGCTTTATTCGCCAGTCCCGCAATCCGGCAAGACAACTGTTGCGGAGATCCTTGAGGGGAATGGTTACAAGACAGTGAGCTTTGCGAAGCCACTCAAGGACATGGTTGTTCGTTTTTTGATGGGATTTGGGTATAGCAAGGGCGACGCAGAGAGGGTCATCAAAGACAAGGATTTTGTCATTGGCGAGATCGATCTGCGCGTCAGGGATGTTATGCAGCTCCTTGGGACCGACTGGGGGCGCAAGACGATCCACAAAGATGTTTGGATCAAGATGTGGGAGGCCAGGCAGCGGCTCTTCTCGCACGTCGTTGCTGATGATCTGCGATTTCCCAACGAATACGAGGCCATTCGTCGGCGCGGTGGGATAATTGTAAAAATTGAAAGCAGGCGGGCACTGAGGAGCAAAAAGGAAAGCCATGAATCAGAGGGCTTGCTAGATAATTTTGATTTTAATTGTGTAATTACCAACAACGGCAGTCTTGACGAATTGCGCAAGAAAGCCCTGCTTTTAATTGAGTAGCGATGAAAGGAGGAAGATCAGAAGAGCACGATGCAGTCCTGGTCGCCAACGCCAGGCTGCATCTCTCTAACGTAGTTAACGGAAATATGTCAGAGCTTTTTTTTGAAGCGATGGAGGAGATAATTAAAAGAAAGGTCTACCTTGGATATACGACAATCAACGGAAGACAAGCAAGGCTGGGGGGCGTCAAGGATTTTTTTTACAACTTTCATTATGGCCTTGGGATCAAGAACTTGCCTGACTTTTTGGCAACGTGCGCAAGGCTGGATGCCGATGGCAAATCAAGAGACGGTCAGATCAGGCGATTTATTCAATGGCTGCACGAAGAGGACCCGGACTCCTTTGAGTTTCCAGATTCATATTGGGAGTTTCGCCGTCTCAGGATAGCAATTTCAAAAATGAGCGGACCAACGGAAAAAAAATATCACTACCTTAACTTGCTTAAACTCATCTACCTCAACTCTCCTGATGAGTTAAAGTATATTGGTCCAAACAGAAAATATAACAGCTTACCCAAGGCCTACAAAGAAATAATAAAGCCGCACGTCAGAAAAGTATTGACGCCAATTAAGCTTTTTCAGTATCCAACCGTTAGCGAAATCGAAAAGCTGGCCAGAGAGCTTTACTCTCGCCTTGACAAGTACAAGACTCGTATCTTAATAGCTAGGCTAATAGAAGTCTACAAGCTGAACGATGCCATCGAAAGCCACCCTGAGCGAAGCGCTGCGGCAGGCAACGATAAAAAAGCATGAATTCTTTGTTGCCGGTACCCCAGCTTGTCAAGGCAGCAAGACGGCATTTGGGCGGGCTGTCAAAGATAAAAACACTGGCAAGCTCAAAGTTGTCGTCAACATGGTTGAACAGGACAAAAATCTCAGCTCTTGGCGGGCAAGTGTTGGGAACGTCGCACGCTTAATGCTTCCGAGCGACTGGGAGATGGAAGGACTTTTTGTCTTAAGGGTTCTGTTTTACCTTCCTCGGCCAAAGCTTCACTACACGAGTCTTGGCCGCGTCAAGCCAAGTTCACCCGTCTTCCATTCACAAAAAAAAGATTACGACAAACTGCTCAGGGCGATTGGCGACTCGCTCACTGGCGTCTGTTACCAAGACGACGCAATGATCGTTTCCGGCAGTGCCATGAAGGTTTTCACGCCGGAGGGGCGCCAGGCGGGGGCCTGGATCTCTGTTGCAAGGCTTGACGAAGAGCACGCATCGCAACTGGCCATTGAGCTTCTGCCATGAGCCGGTACATAAGAGGGGGGCTTGCAAAAACCGCCTCGTGCGCCTACTATTAAGGAGTTCCACCCATTCTCGCCGTGCCTCGCCGCAAGCAAGCAGAAGCCACCGCTATTCTCGAACCTGAATCCGCAACCGAAATGTCTACCGAAACCGTCGAAGCCGCTGAAACCGTCGAAGCTTCTGCCGAAGCCCAAAAGCCCAAGCTCATCGTTGTCAAGGGCGAGCGCAAAGTAGGCCAGGAGCTGCTGGACTTCGCCAAGGCGAACAAGGCTCAGCCTCTGGACGACGTGATCTACAACGCCGGCTACTACACCAAGAAGACCGACCCCGTCACGGAGGAGGTCAAGGTGACGCTGCACAAGCCGCAGTTCTGGGCAGCCATCAGCGCCGCTTCCAACCCTGAACTGGAGTTTGCTCCGACCAAGCGTGCTTACAGCGCTCGTGCCGGTCGCAAGCCTGTCGTGACCGTGGTGAAAAACGGCAACATCGTCGTGGGCGTTCGCCACAGCACCATTGCTGGCTTCGAGCCTGGCGCTCAAGTGCATGTGCAGTCCAAGGCCGGGCGAATCGTGCTGACCCCCTACGCTGGCGAAGCTGACGCTACTGATTCTGGCGACGACCTCGACCTGTGATTGGTCGATTCGATTAACCACTGCGCCCCGCCGAAAGACGGGGCTTTTATTTTGCACGAACAACTGCACTCAATGTCTCACTATCAAGACGCGATCGAATTCAGGGAAGCATTTGAATTCAGCCCCTGGAGTTGCCACCGCCCTGGTGCTTTCGAGCTTCAGCAACGACTGATCACTGAAGAATTCATTGAAACCATCGAGGCTTGCGCGCTTTATTCTTCTGCGCCTGAATCTACCAGCGACGCCCTGGCGCAAAATCTCCTGAAAGAGCTTGCCGACCTTGTTTTTGTTTGCTTTCAAATGGCGGCGTTCATGGGCTGGGATCTTGACGAGGCGATGAAAAGAGTTTTTGAAAGCAACATGAGCAAGCTCGGCGAAGACGGAAGGCCCGTCAGGAGAGAGGATGGTAAAATCTTGAAAGGGGCGCTCTACAAGCCCCCTACCCTTTCTGATCTAGTCAACAAGAGCGATGCTTGATTGTCATCCCACGACCGAAAATCAAAAGATTGAACTCATGGAACGTCTTTACTTTGAGCAGGGGCGCGACAAACGAGATCATCCGATGCACGGCTCCTACACTGGGCTCTACCGGCAACATGTTCAATCGCAGGACGCAGGACAGTGAGGGGAATCACGCGAAGACCGTCAAAGACTTCAGTGACTGGCTTGCCGACAACAGCTTCTTGCTTGTCGGCAACATTGGTTCAAGTTCTCTTGGTAGTCTTAAAGCTTGATGGATACATCGATTGGCGATGGTGGCAAGTTGCGCTTCCGACACTTGTTCCTCTCGTCCTGTGTCTTGGTGGCCTATTTTTGATCAGGCTAGACTCACTAATGAGCGACAAATAGCAATGTATCTTCCCGACCACGAAATTCGCAAATTATGCCTGGATGGAGCGATCCAAAATTATGACGACAGTCTTATTGGTCCGGCATCCATCGATGTCCGTCTTGGCAAAACAATTATGGTGGAAACATCAGATTCGCCAGATCTTAAGTGCCTCTCTATTGAGCACACAAGCAGAGAGAGCCCTTACCAGTTAGCCCCCCAAGAATTCATTCTTGCGCACACGGTTGAGAAGTTCTTCATTCCGCCCGTACTTGCTGCCTGGTTTTGCTTGAAATCAAGCAGGGGTCGTGAGGGAATTTCTCATGCGCTGGCAGGATTTGGTGATCCAGGCTTCTCGAATAGCAGCATGACGCTTGAGCTTCACTCTATTCGCAGATTTCACTCTGTGCCAATTTGGAGCGGAATGCCAATTGGGCAAATGGTATTTGGCGAAATGAAGTCAGCCCCGTCGAAGGACTACTCGCTTGTTGGCAGATACAACAACTGCGGTAGCGTGCAGGCAAGCATGGGCTGATCGGGGTTGTCGGTGGTCACTGGAGGCCTTGCTGGACCTAGTGACCATTTTTTTGCGCTTTTTCAGGTGTCCACGCCGATTGCGACGATGCCTCGTGCATGAAATATATCATTCTGCTGTGATTGTAGGCCGCTTCGTGGTTAAGCATTAAGGCCAGCTCAAGAAGCCCGTTGTAATCCTTTTCTTTGTGCAGCTGTTTTAGCCTCATGGCATTGGAGGCTTCCATGAATTCGTCTTCGGGGCGATAGCTTGGTTGGTTCACCAGAAAGAGGCATGTGCCCAACTCTAACAGGGTTTGCTGAATATATCTACCTTGGTCCAATAGTGGCCAATCGGCACTTTTCCGCCCGAAATGGGTTGCCCGCTGGGATCCGTGAGGCGCGTGACGCGGAAAACGCACCGTCCGCAGGTAGTATCTGGCGGTGGCCAAGACCGACCCCTCAATCAAGCGCTATCTCAACGAGATCGGCAGATACCCCCTCCTTCGCCCCGAGGAGGAGATTGAGCTGGGGCGCCGTGTCGCAAGGCTTAACGAACTGGAGGCAAAAGAATCACTGGACACGAGCGAGCAGATCGAAATTGTCGTCTGCAAAAAAGCAAAGCAAAAGTTTATAAATTGCAATTTGCGATTGGTGGTAAATATCGCAACAAAGTATCATCACATGTGCAAGACACTTGAGCTGATTGATTTAATCCAGGACGGCAATGTTGCCCTTATCAGGGCCGTAGAAAAGTTTGACTTTAGCAGGGGCTACAAATTTTCAACCTATTGCTACTGGTGGATCAGGCAGGCAATGCAAAGGTCGATCAAGCTGTCGGATTCATCGATTCGCCTTCCGACCAGTTTCCACGATCTGCTCGGAAAGATCAATAAAGCGGCTGAGGAGCTTACTCGAAATTTTAATCGCCGTCCGACATTTAAGGAGATTTCGGAATTAGTTGGAATTTCGGTTGACGAATTGATTGCAGCGCTTCAGAGAGCGCAACCCCCTTCCAGCCTCGACATTAAAATGGAGGGCGATGAAGGGCAGTTCTCCATGGGCGACAAAATAGAAGATTGTACTAATATCAATACGGTGGAAAGCCTTGAGTTCGACACGATGCTGGAAGAGCTGTTTTTTGCCCTTGAGAATTATCTTGACGACTTGACAAGGTATGTTGTCATCGAGAGATCAAGAGAAGTTCCTACCACCTGGAAGGATTTGCAAGACGCAACAGGCCTTTCCAGGCATCAACTGCAAGACGCCGAGAGAAAGGGTGTCACACTGTGCAAGGCAACAATAGAAGCCCAAAGAAGCATTGGCTTGTCCTTTGGCCGCTAGGGCTTAAAGCGATGCACCCACATGCCGCCACGCTTCCTGTTTAGCGCTTTCGACCTGTAAACAGACGCTGCATTGATCGCACTTGTTCCGGCGACACAGGCGGCGTAAATAATGTTTTCACTGTAGAATCCGTCAAAAAACTTACTTGTTTTGTTGTAGCTCCAGCTTGGGCCGTCAAATTCCGACCAGGGATCTTTTACATCCAAGGAGTAATTTTTGCTGGCAGGATTTTGGACGAGGCCGTCAAGAATGATGACATGCCCGGACACCGTAAACCAGCCGTGGGTGATGAGGAGTTCGCCTTCCTTAAGCCATCCATAAACTTTTTCCAGTGATGCGTCACCGTCGTAAACGTAATTGACGTTTTTGTACGTTCTGATCACCTGAGCCATCGCGGATGGATCACCGGCTGATCGCCCAGTCGCAATCAGCTTGTTTCTGATGCCAATGATGTTTTTGTCGCTTACCGCCATTGCAATGCAAGCCGCTTGGCACGTGGAAGCATTGGGCTGGGAGAGATTCAGCGCACTGACTCTCGCCTTCCACTGCGACGCATCGGCCTTAACAGCGCTTGCGGGAGACACAGAAGGCTGTTGTGTTACCAGCTTTTTGACGGGTGAGTGCTTGTTCATTCGTTTTACAAGTTTGTCGCTGTATTCAGGGTCGGTCGCATATCCTTCCGCCTGGAGCATTTTTGCTGCCTCGTCCCGACTAGGCGCTCTGTTCACGCCTTTGTAATTTTTGAAATCTTTGTACCAGCGATCGACAAGGTAGGCAACACACTCCTGAAGCGAGGCGAAATTCAAGAACTCATCGGTGATAGTCACCGGCTTGCCGTTCACGTACTCGGTTGTTTTCTTTGCGCTTCCACCACCCTTGAGGCCGAAATAGTTGTGGCGCCCGCTGGTGTGCTTCCCCCAGCCCGATTCCAGCGCCCATTGGGCCGCCACCAGCTCGGGATACTTGGCGCCAGCCGCCTTGGCCATTCTCTCGACGCTCGCCCAGGTCCCGCCAGCCTGTCCCTGCTGCCCCGCTGGGCCCTCTGATTCCGCTCCAGGCGTTGATGGAGCCCTGGTTCCTACAGCCGCCGTCCAGATCCCTCTGAGATCGCCCCCCTCTTGCAGCGCTTTCGGGTCGAGTTCGCTGACTCGATCAAGAAGAGCCTGAAAAAAAGCCAGATGATTGGCCTTGCTCGGGTCGAAATGCTTGGCGTAATTACTGGCGGTAATTTCTTCGCTCATGCCGCAAAGCCCTGTCTGTTGCAATACGCATATCGTAGAGCCGAGCAGCAGGGCTACGCCAATGCTTAGCGGCCTCTGCCTCTGACTTCTGCGTATCGCAACAACTTGCGCACTTCGTACACGGTTGTGCCCAATGCTTCGGCAATTTCTTTTTGAGTCTTACCCTCTTCTTTTAACTGCATGACACGATTAACATTCGACCTGTTGATTCGCGCAGCTGGCCTCGCGGAAGCAACAAGCCCCCTTGTCGCGACCTCGCCTACCTGCTCATCCTTGCGCAATCCTGGGTTGTAGGTGTTGAAAGCGCCCCAGCAACCGGCAAGCACTCCTCCGCCAGCGATCACACCAGGCAGATTGTTTTCGATAATTATATCGCACTGCCCCTGTCTTGTTTGGTAGCGAATGCAGTCAACAATTTTGTAGCCGCTGACGATCATCGACGCAATGCCAGCAACCATGGATCCGCCGAAAGCGACGGATGGCATGGCTTTTGATAAGCCGGCGTGGCTGCCTCTGATCACTGATCCAGTTGTGCTGGACTTAAGAACGGAGTTGACAAGCTGAATCACTTACTTGGCTCCAGGTAAAAACGTGGCGATCTTGGTCTTTGATCGCCTAGGTTAGTCTAGCGAGCTGGTGACAGACTCCTCTTAAGCTTTAAGTTATCAACTGTGTCACTGATTGTGTTGCTGGCCACTGCGATAAAAACAGCGGCCAGCTTTGGCGATCACCAGGGCAGCGGCGTTGCTACCACCGTTGGCGCCCGCCTGGCGGCCAGAATGCCAGCCAGGCCGCTGCGCATTTGGGCCACGGACGGTTCCTCCTCGCCGGCACGGGCGTCGATCGCGGCCTCCAGCCAGGCGACTACCTCAACTTCGGTCAGTGATTCGTAGGCCGTGAAATCCTCCGGGTCGGCGTCACCAAGAAGAATGTCGCCGTACAAGTCGCTAGTGTTGATCCCGTCACTGGCGAACAGTCTCCAGTGAATCTTGCGAACTACATTGCTGAGTTCATTTACGGAGGGGGCGCAGTCAAGGCGCTCGATTTTCCAGTTGTACGTGATTGTCGGTTGTGACATGAGAGTTTACGCGGCAATTGGTGCAGTTTAGCGGTTTTTCGACTAAGCGCCGATAAGGCCGTGAGAGGTCAGGTCGTCGATGAGGGCCTTGAGGCGTTCAGCCAGTTGCTGAAGGGTGACAGAGGATGTGTCAAACGCGGTTCGAGTAGCAGTGCCGGTTGGCACGGCCCATCCAGTTTTGCGAGATCCGACAACGTTATTGCTGCCAATCATGTAGGAATTAGCCGACTCCGTAAGCTGAGCGTTTCCGGTAACAGATAAACGCTCGGTACCGGTGGTATTTCCGAGAAGTAGATTGCCTGACGAATTGAGCCTGAGCCGCAGGGTTTCTGCACCTCCTGCGGGGCGAGTGAAAAAATCAAGCCTGCCGGGAACGTTGTCGATTATCGGAGCCCCGTCTACATGTGCTCGAATCCAGGCAGCAGATATAAAAGCTACCCCGTCTGCCCCTTGAAATAGAAGAGTGCCCAGGCGGTCATCCGCCTGGCAGATAGCTCTAGAACCAACGGCAGAGCCGCGTGATCTGCAAAATGCAAGATTTGGAGAGCCAACGGTGGCTCCAAGATTTGAGTGACGAATTAGTGCTGCGCTGATACTAAATGCCGCCGGCTGTGTCTCAACGAACGTCTCAAGCTGAAACCTTGCTGTTTGGTTTCTGCTAATATCAGCGGCTGGATTTCCCTCGCCAAGATAAAAAACTCCCCCAGTTTCCCCAGTCATTTTCGACCAGCGATACGGGGAGTCCTGGAA